CGATTTACCACGAATCCGAGGAACTACGTCACGCCGTCTCACCGCCCGTATCCGGGGGCGGAGGATGCGCCGCCTCGAAGGCCGCCGCAGCATCCCGCCGGAGCGTGCTCAGGAGCTCGTCCGCCTTCGGGGCACCGAGGAACAGCGCGAGCACGCTCTCCGCGTCCTCGTAGGGTACCCGAAGGGCCATGGAGCCTTGCGCGATCCGCAGGTGGCTCACCTCGAAGATCGCAGGCTCCCCCGGATCGCAGTCCTCCGCCGAGCCGGAGAAGCGCCCAGAACTGCCGGGCGTATACGCCCCCTCGCAGACAACGTTCGTCGTGCCCGAGGGGGTAGAGATCGGGACCGTGGCGAGATGGTACCTACTCATGGCCATAAGCGTAGCAGTGCGTTTGCTGTGCGCAAGCCATCGGCTGCGCAATTCGGACCGTACGGTCCGAGGTCAGGCGACCTTCTTACCCGCGACGAACTTCGGGGCTCCGGCCTTCTTGGCGAACTTCTTGGACTTCCCGGCCTTCTTGGAAGCCGCGGCCTTCGCTGCCTTCTTGGCCAGCCACGCGCGGTAGATCTTGTTGTACCACTTCTTGTAGCTCAGGGGGATCTTGACGATCTTCCCCTTGGTCGCGCCTGTGAGGTCGTCACACTTGCAGACGGTGAAGCCCCCCTTCTTCGAGCAGTCGCAGTCCCAGTGGTCGGTCTGCTTGTTCTTGCCCTTCAGAGGGCCCGGACCGAGGTTGGACTTGCGCTTGAAGGGGTAGTGGGCCTTGGCCTCGGAGAGGAGACCGCCCAGGTCGGAGAGAGGGAGGGGCACGCCGTGTTCCAGGTGCTCCACAACGCTACGGAGGGGATGCCACCCTCCGTGGAGCTGCATCTCAAGCTGGAGCTTCGGCCACGAGGCCGCGCTGTAGGTCTGGGTGTTCGCCCCCTGGAGCGTCACCCGGTGTCTGCACAGGGCCGTGAGCGTGGCTGTCCCGAACGTTCCGCGTACCGCTTGTCCCTCGAACATCACGCGCCTCCTGGTGCGGCGTTGTCAAAGTCCCACTGAAGCACTCGGTAGAGTACCTCAACACTGGCCTCGTAGGTGGGATCCTTGCGACAAAGCTGCTGAAAGGTCTGCGCCGCCGTCCGACCCTGCACCACAAAAGGTACCCGCACGCCCTCGGACAGCCGGACACCTACAAGCATCCCCGGGCGAATCGACGCCAGAACCTTCCCAGCCCCGAAAAGAGCCTGAGCCCTAGCCCAGGATAGCTCCTCCGCGGGCCCCGTCGGATTACCGAGGCGCCCGCGGCGGAGGGCTGTGGTTTGGAGGACGAGGCGAGACACCTTCGGACCGTACGGTCCTAGAAGGTGCCCATGAGGCTGTCGGAGACGTCGGCCTGCGCCGCACCCGCGAAGGCCACGGTGACCTTCTTGGCCTGGATCATCTGCTGCCACTGGATCCTGACCGGCAGGGGGCTGTAGGGCGTCTTCGAGCGCAGGAGGTCGCCCGCGTGGATGGGCAGGGCCGCGCTCACCGCCGCCGCGGCCATCTCCGCGACGTGCTCGAAGGGGAAGGGCAGGGGGTTGTTCCTGGAGCCGCCCGTCGCCGTGATGCCCGCGATGGAGTCCACCACCGAGCTCGGCATCGTGGTGAGCTTCTGAACGTCGTTGAGCTTGCCGCCCGAGGTGTTCGTGATCTGCATGGTGGACATGGAGAGCCTCCGTGAGAGTCCAGTCTACCCACGCAACGCCCGCGGGGTCAAGAGGAAGGAACCCCACACGCCGCGGTTGTGCCACCCTCGGAACTGCGGTACGCATGAGGAATGACACCCCAGACCTCTCCCGCGCGCGAGTCCGTCTTCCGGCAGGTGCTCCCGGTGCTCCTGGTTCTCCTCTTCGGCGTCCTCGCCATCCTTCTCGGGAGGCTCCTGGTGAAGCCTCCGAGTCAGCACGACCCCGCGCGATACGGCACGGTGGTGGTGACCTTCCGCGGGTGGAGCCCTGCGGAGGTCCAGGCGCTCCTTCCGGAATTGGAGCGCTTGGAGGCGCTGGGACCGGCCTTCGTGCTCGACACCGCGGGAGGATCTCGCACAACGGGCGAGGCCATCGTGGTGCGCCGGGGTACGGGAGACTGTGCGGGAGGGGCTGGGTTTCACGACGTGGGCTCTCGCAGCGTCACCCTGAAGCCGCACTGTGTCTCCGCGCGGGAGCTCCAGAGCATTCTCGGACACGAGCTGGGGCACGCGCTGGGGATGGGGCATGTGTGCCGGAGCGCCGGAGAGAGCGCCCGCTTCGAGTGCTCCCCCGTGGGCTTCGAGCGCCGGGCCTTGATGAACCCCACGGTCTACACAGACCGCAACATGGGAGCGGGAAGCGCCCTCACCCCGAGCGATCCGGTGCTCACCCCCGGAGAAAAGGATCTGGCGGAGTTCCGCCGCGCGCATCCGTAGTACGCGATAGCGCGTGCGATCTGCGTCCCTACCCTACGCCCATGCTCCTCAAGGTCACCAACAGGTGCGGCGCGGGGTGCTCGCACTGCATGGAGGACTCCACGCCTGCTGGCGCCCACATGAGCCTGGACACCTTCGAGGCTGCGCTGGACTTCACAGCCAGGACGGAGGGGATCGCGTGGCGCACGGGCATCCCACCCCGCATCCTCTTGTCCGGCGGAGAGTGCACCGAGCACCCCGAGATCGTCGCCTTCGTGGAGCGTGTACGCGCCCGAGGGTTCCTCCCCATGCTCCTGTCCAACGGGCACTTCCTCGCAGACAACGCGCTACGCGATGCGCTCCTGCGCCCCGAGTGGCCCGAGATCCTCGTACAGGTGACCTACGACCCGCGCTTCTACCCGAAGCGTCCGACACAGCGCGTCAACGACCCGCGCATCGTGTACGTGGACGCGCTCACCGTCCTTCTCCCCCTGGGACGACAGGCCCGGAAGACAGGGAGGCCCCCGCTCCCCTTTCGGAAAGGCCCGTCCAGTTTCAACCTGCGCTCCTTAGCCCAGCACACCCGGAGCTTTTCCCTCGCCGTGTGCGCGCTGCGCCTGCGCGCCGCCACGGGTTCGGGTGGGAGCTGTACGCCCTCCGTATCCCAGGACGGCTCCGTGGTCGCGGGAGAGTCCAACCTCTGCTTCCGCCTCGGCACCGTGTGGGACTCCGAGGAAACCCTCACCGCCGCCATCCTGACCATGGGAAGCTGCAACCGCTGCGGCCTGGAAACGAACCTCTCCCCAGAACAACGGCGAGCCCTTGACAATCCCAAACACGCTGCTATGATAGGGGCATGAGCACAGCCACAGCTCTTCAGGAAGAGGTCTTCTGCACGGCCTGCCTGGGATCCCACGACCCCACGGTCTGCGCGCAGTGCAAGGGCCGCAGAATCGTGCGGGTCCCGGTCCCGGTGGGGGAGGTGACCCGCCACTGCATCCTGCGGGACGAGGATGATGTCCGGGTGGAATGCCACACGGGCACGTTCACCCCGGCGTTCCTGGTAGGAGGGCGTGTCGTGGGGGTGGAGTTCTCCTACAGGAGGGATCCGGGCTACACAGTCACGGTGTCCCCGATGGACACCTTCGAGCGCCGAGAGGACGCGGTGAAGGTGGCGGTACTCGGCTGCCGTCACAAGATCGACGCGCTCCTGGCTACCGTCGCCCAGCTCGAAGCGGGACAGTAGCCCCACAGGAGGTTCACATGGACGCCTTTCGTGTGCTTCTCGATAACTGCGGCGTGGGCGGGATCCACTGCACCTGTTGCAGCCCCGCACGTCCCGGCTGCAACGGTGCTGGAGGCCGCGCCCGCCGTGCCCGCGCATCCCGCCGTTGGACCCGCCTCGCCCGCCGCCGTCTCGCCGCAGCGCTTCGCCGCGACCTCGCCCGCGACGCCTTCGCGGTGTGATCGGACCGTACGGTCCGACTCACGTCCCGGCGAAGTACACCTGCACATACATCTCCACCGTCGCGCTCGGGTTCGAGACGTACACCGCGGTGATGGGGGAGGTGACGAGGAGGACAGCCTCGGACTGACTGCCGATGGGGCGTACGTCGATGGCGGTGTTCCCGGTGGCGTTGAGCTTCACGTTGAGGGGGGTGGGTGCGAGGGTGGGATCCACCGAGTAGACGCGCATGAACATGAAGCGCGCGTTGCCTACCTGGGAAGGCTGAATGGCCACATCCGTCGCCAGCGGCGCGATCTTGATCTTGACGCTCCCGGCCTCGATGAGGCTGTCGTCCAGGATCGCCGTACTGGCGTTGGCGATGTCCTTCTCCTCGTTGGTGCTGGACGAGATGGACACCTGCGTCGCGTACCTGACTCGAATGCCCATGGCGTGCTCCCGTCAGCTCTGCTTCCCGAAGACCACGAAGAAGAAACTCTCCGCCACGGTAGCGAGGTCAACCTGCACCCCTGCCGCGTCCCACACCTTCACGGAGAACCCCGTACCCGCGGAAATCGTCGCCGTCGCCATGCGCGCCGCAAGGTTGAGCGGGGTGATGAGCGGCGCGAAGTTGGCGTCCGCCATTCCGTTCACGAAGGTCACGCTCACCGTACCTCCCCCCGCAACCGTGGCTGACGCGATGTTGAAGCCGTCTACGATGGTCACCGCGCCAGGGCCCGCGCCAGTAGACGCCAAACGCCCCCACGCCTTCGGTACGTTGGATGCGTAGAGCGTGTTGCCGAGCTGTCCCCCATCGACGGGCGTGGGATTGCTCACCGCCGTAACCGCGTTGAAGGAGAGCGGAGCGTCCCGGGACTGAAGCGCGGAGTTCGCGCCGCGCAGGACGGTGAACATATCCACCCAGGCGGCCTCCGCCCAGGAAGCCCCTCCGGGCCCGTACTGCACCTTCATCCGGTCCAGGAGGAGAACGAACCGGAACGCCGCGACGCCCGCATTGTCCGGCACCCAGTTGGTCCCGTCCCAGCGTGCGTTGATAGTCGTCTCCGAGCCTCGGGCGCTCCCGGCCTCGGGCGCGACGTAGGACCGTACGGTCCCGTCCCCGGAGGCATCCACAGCGTGCGTGTGCCCCGTGCGCATCGCCGCCACGGCATCGAAGAGGAATCGAGGCGTAGCCGCGAGCGCGGCGCTGGCGGCGAGTGCGGGGTTGTACCCCACGGTGAGCGCCCCGGACACCGCCGCGGCCAGCTCCCCAACCTGAAGATCGAGCACGGACCACAGATTGTCCGCCCAGGTCCCGTTGGCCGCAGCATCGCGGCTGCGATACTGAAGGTACCCCGGAGTGCCCGCCCCGAGCGCGAGCATGTACGCCGCCTCGCCGTTCACATCCTTGGTCCACTGCACCGAGGCGTCCGAGAAGGCGTTGAGCGTGACGCGCAGCTCTGCGTGCGCTGGGGAGTTGTCCGCGATGTAGTACACCCGGAGGTGCTGACGCCCGACGCCCACCGTCTCCAAGAGGAGCGTGGGGGTACCTACGGTGGTGCGGACGGAGGGAGCAAGTCGCGCGAAGTTCACCGCGTCGGCGGCGGAGGTCATCCCGCTTCCGGAGAGAAGTCGCCCCGTAGAACGGAGCGATGCGAAGACGGTGCCCAGTCTGTCCAGAAGCTCCAGGACCGTCTCCCCGGCCTGGGTGGTAACCTGCGCCCTGGGGGAGGAGACCGCATCCGCCCCCGTCGCGTCCACGAAGTCGAGCTGGTGCGTGGCCAGAGGAGCGTCCCCCGAGGTCCCCAGGGGCTCGTCCACCTGGAAGCGCCGCAGTTGCAGAAGACGAAGGGAGTTCACCACCAAGGCCAGCCCCGCCGCGCCGAAATCGAGGCCGGTGTACACCAGCGCGACCTTCCAGAGCCGCGCGGCTGTCGCGGGAGGCGCGAAGGCTCCCGTGAGGGTGCGCGTGGACGCATCGGGGGCAGTGAGGTCCACGGTGAGGGTGGAGGTAGCGCCCACGTCTACCCCCGCAGCGTCCTTCCAGTGCAGCCGCAGGATGAAGGTACCCGCGGTGGCAGCCTGGATCGCCTTGAGCTTGAGCTCGTAGACGATCTGGAGCGCCTGCGAGATCGGCGCCCCCACGCGCTGCTCGACCAGTCCGGTGCTCGCCGCCGCGGCGCGGGTGAAGCCGAGGTACTGGGCCTGCCCGGTGAGGAGGTGCGCCCCTGTGGTCCCCGGCGCCACCGCCATGTCCCCCGCGGACTGAGAGCGCGCCCAGAAACGGGAGGACTGCTCGAAGGTCGGGTTCTTCGTGAGGAGCCGGAGACCCTGGAGTCCTTCAGGGGCTCGTTCGGCGGGGTAGGTGCGCTGCGCGTAGGAGAGCTGCGCGCTCGTAATCACGCCGCCCACAGGCACCGTGATCGTCCCGAGGACCACCAAGTAGGGCTTGTCCGCCGAGGCGTCGTACTGCGCCTGGGTGTAGACCCGCAGCTCCGCCGTGGTCACCGCACCGACGGAGTAGGTGGCGTACAAACAGAGCACCACCGTCGTCCCGTCGTAGGAGACGGGAATCACCAGGGTGGAGGTGGCGAGGCGCCGGATGGTGATGAGGTACCCGTTGGAGGTCTGGTAGAGCGCTGTGGATGCCCCCTCGGACCCTACGGTCACGTCCACCGTGTAGGGCGCCGCGTTCGCCGCGAGGAGGAGCCCCTGGTAGACCCCCGGAGCGAGGATCCCCACGTCCCGGCGGTTCAGGGCCTCGGTGACGAAGGTCTCCTGGAAGTTGATCGCACGCTCGGCAGTGCCGTAGGTAGAGAGCGTGGTCGGTGTGGCGGGCGGGGGCATCGGATCTCCTAGAACACCAAGAGCATGTTGAACTCACGCGCCGAGGCGGCGGTTTTTGGAACGGCCTCCGTGAGCGTACCATAGGCCCAGAGGAGCGCCTCGCCCGCGACCGTGGGGTGATCCCCGAAGACCCCGACCTCCCAGATTTCAGGACTCCGCCCGCTCCCCGCCGAGTCCTCGTTGAACTCCGCAGCCTCCAGACGGCACCGGATGTTCAGTCTGGAGGGCGCGACGAAGGAGAAGTCCCCGGAGGTGAGCGCCTTCTGGAAGTTCCCACGGGAGTAGGCCGCGTTCAGCGGGTTGCCCTCGTAGCGCTCAGGCTGTCCGGCGGCGAGGCGTGTCGTGTCCACCCGGGCGTCGATGTCCTGCACGCTGTTGTCGAAGCGCCGGAGGTTGGAGACGGGGAGGCGCTGCACCTTGGAGATCCCCGAGAGCTGCCAACCCCCCTCACCCACACGGAAAAACTTGATCCGCGGATCCCACGTCGAGGACCCGAGAACCGTCGGGGTGCCCGGAACGTACGGAATCCCCCCGAGGAGCCGCGGAAGATAGATCCGCGCATCGTCCGTGATCTTGGCGAGGAGAAATGCCATGTCGTCAGCTCACCACCTCTAGCAGAGCTTCCCACGCGGTGTCCGCGGGGAGAAGGTCACCGGGAACGTCATCATAGTAGGCCGTGAAGGGCGCGTACAGCACAGGGATCGCCGGACCCTCCAGATACGCCTCCAACCCCGCGGAATCCCCGAAAAATGCCTCGAAGGTAGCCTCCAGAAGCACCAGGAGCCGCACGTGGATCGGGATGACCTCCTGGATCCGACGCAGAAGCCGCGGGACACGCTCGCCGCTCCCCACGGCAAGCTCCCCCAGATGCAGCGTCAGAAGCACGACGGCTACGGGCGCGAAGTACGAGACGGGGTTCAGGGGCGCGGTGTAGGTCAGGGTGCCCATACCCGCCGCAGGAGCAGTTGCAGCCCAGACCTCGACGGTCCACTCCCGGGGAGGCACCGAGATCACCAGGAGCGGTACCGTCTCCAGCCAGTAGGTCACGCCCCCCTTCACGAAAGCCCACCCCCCAACACCGCCGACCATCGCGGGTGCGTTACCACGCAGGCGAAGCCGGTACCTTGAACCAGACAAAAGCGTGCTGGAAAGAAGCTCGGTCGCCACGGAGGCGACGTACGCCGTCTCCCAGGAATAGGTGTCGAGCGGGGTGCCTGTCTGCAAGAACCACTCGTCCGGCACCACGTCATCGAAACGAGGCGCTGTGGGCTGAAGATCCGTGAACACCTCGGTGACAGCCCAGTCCCCCGTGAAGGGCACCGTAGGGAGAGCCGCGCGCGTCAGCGCCAGAGATGTCCCGGAGAGAACCTGAAGCTCGTAGAGCCCGTTGGCTTCCGGAATCGTAGCATTGGACACCCGCAGGAGCTTCGTGCTGTCCGCCCCCTTGAACACCCCCGTGCTCGCCGTGAGGATGAGTCTCCCCGCGCCTGGAGAGAAGCTCCCCGTCCCCGTGCGACCTGTAGTCACCTCGCGGAACTCGTACCGCCGTGCACTCGGAATCTTCGGGTAGAAATCCGCGCCCACCCGGCACAGCCCGAGAACGGTGACAGGAAGCCCCGTGAGTGCCCCGATGGTGGCGTACGCCTCCGAGGTGCCCTTCCGGGCCCGCCAGCGACGCAGCCCGTCCGCCCAGCCCCGCTGATAGGACTCCGCCTCCGTCGGGTCGAAAGGAAGCGCCATGTCTTCCGTGAGGTGCTGGAGCATCGCAGGGGGTCGCACCCGGACACGCGCGTCCGCGCGCCCGAGAGATGGCGCAGTGCGCAGCTCCCAGAGACACCCCGCTTGGAGCGCCAGCGGGGGCTCCGAGGCGAACACCGTCACCTCCGCCGTGTTCAACCCGAACACCCGCGTCACCGTGACACTACGCCGCTCCGGTCCGCCCAGTACGGGATAGATCTCCAGGAGACGCCCCACGTCGGCGCTCGTAAGCTGCGCACCGGGGAGCGTCACCGTCGCCGTCGCCCCGCCGCTCACCGAGGCACCCGTACCCCGCGCCAGAACAACCCCCCGAGGCGAAAGACTCCCCTTCACGCGCACCCGCGCCCGAGGGCGCTTGGCCCAGTAGACCCCCGTGGCGTTCGCGGGCACGAAGGCCGTAAGCGTCGCGGGGTCCAGGAGCTCTGCCGTGGTCGCCGTGAGCGCCCCCAGGAGGTACACCCCCTGGACCGTACGGTCCGAAGTACGTACGAAGATGCCTCGCCCGCGGTCCTCCGGCGCGAAGCTCCCGGTGATGTTCAGGAGCCCCGCGGCAAACGAACCCGTCCCGTCCGCGGGCACAATTCCGTCCTGCTCCCCTGGGTAGAACAGGTCGTACCCGAGGACCTCGTACCCGTTCTCTCCGTCCTCCAGGAGCCATCCGGGCCGAAGCGCAGACACGTCCCCCTCGGCATCAATGAGGACGCCTTCCCCCTCGCGGCTCGCATAGAGTCCCCACGCCACAGGTCCGGCTTCGGGCTGGAGAATCGGATCCGTCACCAGGGTGGTGCCCGACAACACCGCTACCACCCGAAGAAACCCGTGATTTCCTGGCAGAGCCGACGTCAACCGCAGGAGACTCCCACGGTCCTTCGCATCGAAGCGTCCCGAGGGCGCTTGGAACGTCCCGAGAGCGATCACCGCCCCATCCGCACCTCTCTGCTTGAGCTCCCCCGCCTCTGGGGTCGGCTCCCCGAGGAGGAGATACCTGTTCTCCGCGTGGTTGCTTCGCGCCGTGAAGGGATCTCGGAGTGACTCGAAGGCGTCGATGCGCAGCCGCGTGTCTCGAAGCTCCTCCGCCGTCGCCGTGAGATAGCCGCGAAGTAGCCCGTCCGCGTCGGTGTCCAGGTAGGTCTGCGGGATGGTGTTGTGGAGAAGATCCACCTCCGCGGGCCACTCCCCGAAGTGCCCGTCCCCGAAGCTGTAGTCCCCAAACCCAGGCATCGTCAGCTCGTGAGAACCGCGCGGAGCTGCACCGTCCCCGCGACAAGAGGTCCAGGAGCCCCCGCGCCCGCGAGGTCAATGGTCTGCGCCGCCCAGGTCACCCACGCGCTACCTGCGACGAGCTGCCCGCCCATGATGTAGGTGGTGGCCACCGCCGCGGCGCCTGCCACTCGCCCGACAGCCCGCGGACCTCGGGCGAGGGACAGCGCCGGAAGCGGGTCGAGAAGCGGAAGTGCAGAAGCGTCCGCCACTTAGATCACCGCCGCCACGCCCGAGGGCCAGGGGAATGTAGAGTGCGTGACGCACACCCTGTCATCCGTCACCCCGTCCACGTTGAAGGTGAACCCCGTGGTGCGGTTGCCCCCGCTCCACGCCACCATGGTCGAGCCCCCCTTCGGATAGCGCGTGGAGGCCACATTCTGCCCGTAGAGGGAGAGCAGCAGCGTGTCCTTGCTTTCCACCGGCTCCACGGGAAGAAAACCGGGTGCCCACTGCCCCCCTGTGTCCGCGTAGGCAAACAACACGGTGCGCGCAAAAGCCGCACCCCCAAGCCCGCGCTTGTACCAGGAGAAGGGCCCGAGACTTCCGCTGGCCAGAATGTCGTATGCCCCCGCCCACGGAGCACTCGCCTTGTACGAGGCGTGCATGACGTAGGGCTCAGGATCGACGGAGGAGCCGTTGGCCTTGTCGAAGAAAAGGAGCGTGCGCGCATCCCCCGTCCCCTTGTTCCAGCACGCCATGTACCAGGTGTACGGACTCGCGCCGTCCGCGCCGACGTTGCACCGAAAGGCCCCGAGGGCATCGTCCGCGGGGAAGAGCTGCGCGGGCTCCGCCTCGGTCCCCCACACGTCCTTGGTGTCGAGGGCCACTGTTGGAGGATCTGCGAGGGTAGCGGTGCCCCCGGTGGTGAGACCGCCCTCGCAGTACCCCACCCACCAATCGGTGTTGGTCCCCGGAGGCGTGTCGGTGTTGTCGTCCCTCTGGAAGACGAAGGTTCGTGTGCCCCGCTTCACGGCCACCCACGCCTGGGACTTGTCCCGGAGAGAGGTGACCGCGAAGCCCGCGCCGCTCCCTGTGCGTGTGCCCCCGGCCCCCGTCCCGTAGGCATGGATGGTCCATCCGGCGGTCTGGAGGGCCATGACGAGCTGGAAGATCGCCGCGGCCCCGTCTATCGGGGTCTGGTTCACATCGAACGTGTAGGCCATGTCAGACCCTCCTTACGGTGATGCTCGCGCGGGTGAGCTCGAAGGTGTCCGTGATGAGTCCGGTGTTGGTCGAGGACACCTCCACCTCGTACCACGCGGCGGTCTGTATCGGAAGCGCGAGGGACACCCGCGCGAGCGCCGCCGTGTTGATCGTCACCGTACCCTCTACCACAGGGGCGCCCGCAGGAAGGCGCTTGACCCGCACGGACCCCACATACCCATCCGCGCCGCTGCGCCCCTCGGCCTTGAACAGGAGCGACTGGAGCGAGAGCCCGTAGACGGCGGGGTCCAGATAGATCGTTCCGTGGGAGCGCCACGCCCCGAGCATCGCCCCGGTGACGACCTGGGTACCCCCGACCTGAAGCTCCGCCACGAAGGTCGAGGTCGGCGGGGTCAGGAGCCCCGGGGTATACGTCCCGGTCTGGAGCACCCACCCGTTGCGGAACCACAGCCGAGAGCCGGAGCGCAGCGCCAGGATGAGGTCCGTGTTGATTCCGGAGGCGCCTGAGATGGAAGACACCGCCGTAAGCGACGCCGTGACCGTCCCGAGGGGACCGGGGGTGAGTGTGACCGCTAGGAGCTGCCCGTCCCCTACAGCCAGCGACCCCGCGGGGACGGACCACAGGCCCGCCGTGATGGCGCTGCGAAGGATGAGCGCAGAAGCCCAGGTGAGGGTGTTGGTGCTGGCGTCCCAGGTCACCGTGCCCTCCGTCGTCAGAATGTCGTTGCGGCTCTCCAACGCCGAATAAACAGACGCATCCATCGCCCCGAGCATGGAAACGAAGGTGTCGAACCAGGAGGACTGCTTGGCGTCCGGGTAGGGCCACTTGAGCCGCGACGTGTCAGGCACGGGGGACCTCCGATGTTCGGTCGATCCGCACCCGCGCAAGGCGATGCGTGTGCAGGAAATCGTAGACGATGCGGTAGGGCAGTCCTTCAGCCCCCTGGAAAAAAGCCTGTGTCGGAAGATTTCGCAGGAGAAGAACCCACCACTCCGCGTGGCGTCGCGCGCTCCAGGTCATGCGGTAGTAGGGCCACCCGAGGAACTGCGCCCGAAAGAACTCCCTGGAGCTCGCCACGGGTTCCAGAGAGCCGGACAGCCAGTAGAGCATCGCCGCACTCATGGCGTACCCCCGGCGCTCCCAGCGCGCCCGAAACGGCGCGGGGAGGGGGAGAAGGAACAGGAGCGCGAGGAGGGACAGGAGAAACTCCAGCCGCCAGAAGGCCAGGACCGCGAGGAGCGCCCCCAGCGCGAGCACCTGCGGAAACACATACCCAAGGGAGAAGAGGACCCCCACGCGCTTTCGGTCCGCGATGTGAACCGCCTCGTGCGCGAGGATCTCCAGCAGCGTCTGCGCCGGAGTCTGCGCCCGCCATGCCGGGGAGGGAAGATAGACCCGCGACCCGAGCGTGGTGATGTAGCTGTCCATGAAGCCCCTGTTGAAGAACAGGAACGTGCCCAGCACACGCATCCCCCAGGACTCGGACTTGTACCGGAGCTCCATCGGGATGCCGTGAGCGCGCAGATACGCCACGAAGGCGTTGATCGTGGTGGTGGTGATGGGGGCCTGGAGCGACATTACGGAAACACCGTAACACGCGGAAGGACCCGTAGCAGCGAAGGACGCACCAGGACGTACCGCTCCCCCGTCGGAAGCTGCGCCCAGAAGTCGTAGACGTAATCCCCCTCTGGGAGCTTCTCCGTGTCCGCGGGCAAGAGCGTCACCTTCGCCACCCCCAGCCTCGGATTCGAGGAAGGATAGGTGATGCCCGGAGAAACCCCGTCGGTGGTCTTCAGCACCAGGACCGTACGGTCCGACACGTCCCCCTTGACGCTGAACACCAGCCTGGAGCCCGTAAGATCGAAGATCTTCCCAGCCTCGTCCGTCACGGTGACGGTGTAGGTCTGTGTAGCCCCGCGTACTACCTCGATCCCATTGCGCGCTTGTAGCAGGTTGGTGGTGCTCATGGGCCCCTCGATGCGCGCCAGGAGATGAAACGCGGGCTGGACTGCCCCCTGAAGCCCCTCACCGGCCTGCGCCACCACGATGAGGTCCGCGGAGGATACGACGGCATCAAGCAACATCCTCGGACACCGCCTCCACGACCACAGCCCCCTTGGTGATGGTTTCCGACGCCTTCACGAGGAGATTCCCGAAGGTGTCCAGCCTGGAGGCATTGAGGACGTCCCCGAGAGGCGTCGCCCGCAGGTCCCCGTTGATCCGAACATCCGCGGAGACCACACCGACCACGCTCCCTGCGCGCTCGTACACCTCCTTGGCGTACAAGGACGCGCCGAAAGCCCTGCGTCGCAGAAGGGCATCGACGCTGGCGGTGACCGCCGCAACGGTACCGGACAGCGACACACCCGCGCGGACACGTACCCGGAGATAGAGCGACGCCCGAACCAAAGCACCGGCTCCGGAAACCACCACCACCGTCTGCGTGACCTCCTTGATACCCGTCAAGTAGCTTTTCAGGGCTTGCTGGAGCGCGACGGGGGGCGCGACATAGAACCCCCCAGCATCCACGGACAGGATGGACACGTTGACCACGTTGGCGCTGGAGGCGTCCGCGAGGAAGGAGTCCACGTAGCTCTTGATGGTGTTGAGCTGGGTCGCCAGCTCCGTCCGACGGGGCCCGCTGTCCGAGATGACCGTGGTGTTGATCGTCTGGAGCGCGAGCTCCAAACCCGTATACGTCGGGGTGTAGGTGCCTACCGCAATCGCAATGAGATCCCGGTGATAGGCGGCCTGCGCCAGAGGAGCGCCCGCGATGGAAGGAACGGCGGTGAGCCCTAGTTGGGCCGTGATGGCGTCGCGGATGGCGCCTAGCGATGTGATGGAGGCGTCGGACGCCCCCACAACGGCGGAGGCGGAGCTGGAGAGCGTAGCCGCCACCGCGAGGAGATTGTTCAACGACAGGAGGAGGGCGTCCTTGGTCGCCGTGGTGAGGGTGTTGGTCCCTCCCGTGGCGATGCCCTGGATGGTGGTGCGCACCGCCGTGGCCTGGGTCACGGCGTCCGTCGCGCTCGTAGCGATGCCCTGTGCCTGCCCGCGAATGCCCCGCTCCGCGGTGAGGACGGCTTCCACCGCAGGAACCTGCACCGAGGTCACCCCGGCCATGGCGTCGAGGAGGGTCTGAATGGAGGCGGCTGCACTCCTGAGCTGGTTGGCGTACCCACGCGCGAGGCCGAGTTGCGTGTTGGTGTCTGCGATCACCGCGTCGAACACGGCCAGAACAGCCTGCACATACGCGGTCATGGCCGCGTCGTCCTCTACCGAACGCACGACCGAGGCCGTAGACACGGCAACGCGGCCCGCCGCCGGATCCGAAAACGCATCTGAGAGCGCCGCATAGTCCGGGGCGGTGACCGCCGAGACGTGCGCCTTGAACACCCTGGAGGCGTTCGCCACCACCGAAGCCAGCGCCTCGGTGTCATCCCCGGGGGTACTACCCTTCGGGTTCGTGATCGTAGGGATGACCTGGACCCCAGCGACCGTCACCGGGCTCACAAGATCCTGCAAGGTGTTGGCGGGCACCTGCCCCGCGCGTCCTCGGGTCTGGACGTAGGTAACCTCAATCGTGGCGTTGACCCCGGGGATCGCGCCGATGGCCCCGTTGCCGAACCGCACCATCGGGGGATCCCCCGCAGCGTCGCACTCGAAGGCCGTGGTATCCCCGAAGCGCAGGTAATCGGTCTCCGTGTAGGGCGTGCCGTTCACCTTCACCCCCACCGAGCCCTGCACCAGCAAAGCCGTGTCCGTCAGCCTGCGAAGCGCATACTGCTGCCACGCCTCCCCGTCCCCCGTGAAGGTCTCGGAGAACGTCTCCCCCTGGTAGACAGGCACGGTCTTGGTCGCCGCACTCCCAGTCTCCGCCGCGAGGAAGGTCACGGCCTGCGCCGTCTCGAAAATGATCCCCGCGCTCCCTCGTAGCTGCGTACCTTTCGGAAAGGTCACCGCGAAGGCGAGCACCGCGGGGATGGAGACAGTGACCTCTGCCGTGGAGGGTAATGCAGCCTTGGGCTTGTACCCTAGCTGCCGCGCGAGGAGAGTGATGGCCCGCCGTGTGCGCGCAGTAGACAGGTAGTTGTTGGTGGCGCGCGTGTCGAGGTAGTACGAGAGTTGGTCGAGCCCCGCGGCCACGAGGTCCATGAGGACGACACCGAGCCCCGTGACCGAGAAGTCATCGAAATCCGCGGCGTACTCAGCCTGCACGCGCTCCATGATGCGCGCCAGATGCGTGTGGAAGTCCGCCCCGGTGTACTTCGCAGTGGTGAGCTCCCTCGGTGTCACGGCGTGGCTCCGAGGGTGAGAGAGGCCGAGCTGGAGGTGCCCGTGGCCCGCACCACGTACTCAACGTCCACCGTGACTGTCGCCGCGTCACGATCCCGAGACACCTGAACATCCGTTAGCTGCACGCGGGGCTCGTAGCGCCCGACCACAGAGAGAAGCTCCGTGCGCACGAGCTCCCCCAGGAGCGCGTCGTTGTTCTCGTGCACCAGGGCGAACAGCCGCGTGCCTAGCTCCGGGCGCATCGTGCGCTCCCCCACCGCCGTGAGCATGAGCTGAACGAGGGCGTCGTGGATGAGCGCGTCGTCCGATGCCCCCTCGGGGAACCCAGAGGTCCCCCTACGGAAGGGAAAGGCAAAGCCTCGGACGTGGCGCGTTACGGCCATGACGCCAGCCTACCATGGAGCCCCCGGAACGGAAGCCTCACGGGACCTTGACCCCCGGAGAGAGGAGCGAAGGGGTGGGTGGTATCGTCGGAGGCCCTGTGTTCGGCGTCCCCGTCGGGTGGGTATGCGTGGCGAGCCACTGCACGAGGGAATCCCCCCGCGGGACGGGGTGGTTACCCCCGTTCCCGAGGATTACGGAGGAAGCCGCCACCTCCACCGTGGGCGCGGTGAGCTTCACGGCCTGCGGGGAGGTGACCTCCACCTTTCCCCTGGAAAGCGAGACCTTGGTACCCCCAGGGTGCTCGATGAGCACCGTCTCCGCCGTCACGTCCACCCGGACCTTGTAGCCGCCGAACACCGATAGCTGGAAGCTGCCGTCGGGATCGAAGGCGATTTTGGAGGTCTTCCCTGTGGCGCGGTCGGCGGACTTCTTCGGGTCCGTACGGTAAGCATCTCCTGGATCCGAGGCGTGCCATGTGAGCGACACCCGCTCGCCCCCCACCGTATCGTCGAAGAGGAGCGCGTGCCCCCCGCGGGTCACAAAGCCCCGCCGCCTCGGGACGGGGCTACCGCGCTGCGTGGTGTCGTAGGCGAACTCCGCGGGGAGTGCGTTCCGGGTGTGCCAGCCCCCCAGCCAGATCGAAGGGTTGTCCACGTCCCCGTTCTCGAAGCCCACCCGTACAAGATCCCCCATCTCGGGCGGCCAGAACAGGCCGCGGCCCTGGGAAGCCCCGAGGAAGGCCGGATCCACCCAGACCGTGAGGGGACGCTGCTGTCCAGCGCCAGGGATGAGCACCTGCACCCTCCCGCGCATTTCCGGATCCGCCGTGGAGGTCACCTCCCCCCGGTAGACCGCGTAGTACCGGGAGGCCGTGGTCTCCAGCCCGAAGATGCGCGTCCGACGGACGAACTCCGCGACCACTAGAGTCCCCCGAAAAGCCCGCCCGCGGAGGGCGAAACGTCCACAAGGTCATCTCCCAGAAGCGCCGTAACCCGAGGGGACGCCGCCCCGATGTTGGCAAGGCCGAGCGCCTGGACAGCGCGCTCCAGTACCCTGTCCACCTGACTGACCATGGTTAGTCGTGTTGTAGCCCCGCCCCCAACGGTGTGCGTCACATCGAAGATGAGGTACTCCCCCGTCAGCTTCGCGCCCAGCCCTTGTACGGTCACGACCTCCCCGGGCATGATGTCGGGGATACCGATGGATTCGATCTCCAGCTTGATCCCCTCGATGGACTGCCGCGCCTCCCACTCTGCGTGGGCCTGAGCCTCCGAACGCGCGTTGGCCGCATCTCCCGGTAGGAACTGGGGCCCTTGGGTATTGTCCGCACTGGGACCGGGCGCGGTGTTCGAGGGCGCCTGCGCCAAAGTGGTCCTCCCCGTCCGCGAAGGTCGGACCGTACGGTCCGATACCTCGGCGGGCGTAACCGCCCCCGTTCCGCTGTCAATGCTTCTCCGCTGCGTGCCCAGCGTCGGCGGCGTCGACAGGTAGACTCCCAGGGTGGGACTGGAGGCGGACAGGATCGGATAGACGTTCCGGCTCCCGCCCATACGCCCCTCGGGAAAGTACCCCAGCGCGAAGGTGCGTCTGGGGCGGACCGTAGCGCTGATACTCATGGGGAGCACCTTGAGCGCGGCCCCCACGATCACGAAGTAACACCGGGCCTCCCAGAGGAGCTGCGTGATAATCTGCCAGTCCGTCCGCGGCCCTTGTGAGAAGCCCAACACGTCGTGAAAAAGAGCACGGTACGCCACGGAGCCGGGTCCCTCCAGGCGCACATCCCGGTCGTCTAGCTTGAGAGGGGATGGATGCGCGGGATCGGGACCACGAAGAAGCTCCGCGACAATCTCCGCGCGGGAGCCCGCCAGCGTACGAAGGCCCCCGGTGGTGTTGTAACTGAAGCGCGGAATCCCCTGCGCGTTCAAGGTCACGGACACCTCCTCCCCGAGCTGCACCTCCGGCTTCAGGATGAGGCCCTGAAACGGCTGGGAGAGGATGGCTTGTGCGGGAGAAGAATTCTTGTACCCGAACTGCACCTCCAGCATGGATTGACTCGCCCAGTCCATGATGGGGCTGTCCAGGAGCGCCAACGCATCCCCGTAGGGAGGCGTGATCTGCGCCGTGATGATCGGGACGTTGCCCAGGTTGAGCTTGACCGTGACCTCTGAAAGGAAGGGCCTGTCTTGGTGACGCCCACCCGGAGACGCCTGCGCATCCAGCCAGAAGGGGAAGCGGTCCCCGTCGCGCGTACGAATGACCGCGGACAGGAACACTCCGGAGGCGTCGTAGTTCACAGGCACTCTACGCCCTCCGTGCGAGCAGCGTGGTGAAAAGCTCCTGCGTCACGTACTGCGGGGAGGGGATGCGTAGCGTTCTGCCGGAGAACATCTCCGAGACAGGAAGCTGAAACTCGTTGGCGGCGGCGATCACCCACCAGAGCACCGCGTCCCCGTAGAATCGGTACGCTAGTACGTCCAGGCGGTCCCCGTCCGAGACGACGTAGGACAGGTCGTCCGCCCGGTTGGGGAACACAGGCACGTCCCCAAGCTCAAACACCTCCGTACCCTGGAGGTCCAGGAGAGACGTGAGACGCAGCCGACTCCAGCGGTGAACGCTTGTCATGGGGAGCGTCCCATCCTCACAACGGCGTTCTGCGTAGCCGCCTCCATATTGGCCCTGGAGACTGTAGTTCCTCCCGCAACAGGAGCCCCTCGCGGGCCTGGGCCTCTCGAAGCCAGAATGGCGTCTCTGAGCGAGCCCATGTTGCGCTCGAAGCGGTCCTTGTAGTCTCGGTTGTACCAGTCTGGCTGGTGCACGGCATCGTAGAGATCCGTGTCCGTCGCCGCGTGCTGAAGACGCACCGAGGCCCGAGGGGCATCCCCCGCCACGCCCTGCATCGCCTCCGCGCGGGAGGCGATGCCCTGCAACCGGAGGAGCGAACTCATGGCGCGGTTGAGCTCCTGCTCGATGGCCGGGACCGCCATTCCGGACAGCTCAATGATTCCGCCCCACATGCGCCCGAAGCGCAGCACGAGGTTGGCCGTGAACTGGTTGTACGCCCGGTTCATCAACTCCAGGAATTTCCCGTTCTCTCGGAGCACCCGGGCATAGCTGGTGATGAACGCCTGCGTCAGGTTGTTCGTGATGGACGCGGAGAGCTGCGTCTGGAACTCCGTGCTCTGCCGCTGCATCTCCGTGTGAACCCCGTCCATCTGCCGCTGCGCCTGGGGAGGAGGCGCTGTAGGAGCCGCCGCAGCGGGGGGCTGAAACTGCTCTGTACGGATCAACCGGAGTGACTCCCGAAAACGCTCCCGAGCTTGCTGCGCGGTAATATCCCCCCGACGGATAGATTCCTGGAGAGAGCTCATCGTGGCTTCCGCGAGGCGTTGCTGGTAGGTGGTCAGCCCGTCCATGCCGGACTGAACAACCCTGCGACGCTCCTGAAAGGCCGTCTCGAAGGCTTGGGTGGAGTCCAGGAGGGACGTGGACACCTGTCCGCTCACCCTGTTGGCCTCCTGGGGGGTCATCCCGCGCATGGACTCCCGAACCGCCGCGGCACTGCGCTGCGCGGCGGTCATGGCCGTCACCATGCCCTGCGCGAGCTGCGCACTCGCCGCTGTGGCGCCGTTCAGGGGGGCGGTGACCGCCCCGTGAAACCCGTTCTGGAAACGGCGAAGGTGCGGCGTAACCTGCGCGAGATCCTCCGCGACCACCGTGTGCACAGAGTGCCCGAACACCGACATGACCCGCCCCCAAATGGTATCCAGGCCCCCGACGAACCCCCCTACGAAGTCGTTCACCGCCTGGATCGCCAGATCCAGGTCTGCGCGGACCGTCAAAGGGAGCGCATCCATCGCCGTGCCCACCGCCCCGAAGGCGTTGGTGAGGGCCATGCGGATCCCCTCGAACCACCCCGAGAAGAACTCCCAGGTCCCTTGCAGAATCCCACGGAAGACCCCGAAGAGGCTCTGCGCGAGGGATCCGATGAACTCCAGGGCGTGCACGAACACCCCGATAACCATGGTGAGCGCCCCGGCGATCATGGTCCCCACACCTGTAGCAATCCCGCTGAGTAGCGTTCCGACGGAGGACGCCGTGCTCGACACGAGCTGTACGAGGGCGTTCCACATCATACGGAGCCCCGCGAGCGGGTCCGTGAACAGAAGCACGAACCCCCGTCCGAACCCCTGGAGGAAGGTCCAGAGGTTGCTAAACGACCGCACCACGAAGCTAGCGACAGCCCCGATCACCGTAAACCACCCCGAACCGAAGGTCCAGAGTGCGTGCCCCAGGTCCGCGAGGATGTTGCCTACCAAGCGGAACGCCGCGGTGACGATCCCCACCACCCCGGTGATGATCGCACTGACGACCGTAAACATGGCACGGAAGGGCCCGACGATGATCGGACCGATCCCCGTAGCCAGCCCTCGAAAGGCCGCGAAGAACACCTGAGTGTAGGCGATGGCCGAGGTCATAAACTCGCGGATCCGGTCTGCGTCCTCGGGGAAGGCACGCTCTAGCGCCCGACCGATCCCCTCCATCGCCCCGATCACCGCGTCTTGAAGGAGCCGGATGAGCGCGTCCCCCGCGCGGGAGAGCGCCGCAGACCACCCAGGGAGCGCGTCGTCAATGTACTTCGGAAGATCCACCGTGAGCATCCGCCCGAACTCGGAAATTGTCGTGCTCACCTCCCCCGGCGTGCCTGAGACGAGGGAGACGAGCTCCCGGACCACCCGGGCGATGCCGAAGACCGTGTACTCGAAAAGATCCGCCATGAACGTACGCAGCGCTTGCCCCATGCGCTCTACAAGGCGCTCCGTCTGCTCCGGCCACTCGTGAAACCCCACCGCGAGCGCCCCGAGGCCCACGATCACCGCTACGACCGCACCCTCGACAGAGAATAGTGCCTCTCCAATGGTGGTGAAGACCCGCCCCAGCGTGCTGAAGATTCTCACGGCGCCTTGGATCTCGCGCGTCTGCGTGAGCATCCTCCACAGCATACTGGCGCCCCCACGCGCACGAAGAACATTCAGGAGCTCCGAGACCCACTGAATCCCCCGCCCAAGACTTCCCAGCCCCCGCACGACCAAGCCAATCCCGCCCCAGGCGAGACGGAGCCCCTGCCAGAGGACGTTCAACCCGCGCGCGGCGAACACCAGGGCGGGTCCAAGAATACCTAGCTGGTTGGCGGCGAGTCCTGCGCCCAGTCCGAGAGCGCCCAGTCCCTCACTCCGACCGGCGATAGCACGCATCCTCTCGGACAGGGGCCTGGACTCGTCTGCCCAGATGTCCCCCACATCCTGCCACCACGAACGGAAGTAGTTCTGCGTGCCCTCCTTGGCGAACTCGAAGGCATTCCGGAGCGCCAACCCGAGCTGCTGTCCCAGGCGGGCGGACACCGACTGCGTGCCCGTGTCCTGCCGAAGAAGCCCATCCCACAGACCGTGGAGAAGCTCCCGCGCGGCGGGAAGCACCGTCTGGGTGAGGTACCCCCAGGCGGCGAGAACCCCACTACGAAGCATCCGTCCGATGGCGGAGCCCACGAAGGCCGCGGAGTCCCCCGAGGCCGCGGTGTTATCCAGCGCTCCGGTGATGGCCCGGTAGAAACTCTGCGCGAAGGCCCGGAGCTGCGGTCGAATCTGCGCCCACGCCTTGCGTCCGGCCTGAAGGAGGTCCGCCCAGAGCTTCCCCCACTTGATACTCGACAGCGCGCTCCCGGTGCTCTGAAGCGCGTGGGCAAGGGACTCGAAACCGTGGGTGACGAGGGACGGAAGCCGCTGAAGGAAGGTCACCAGGGAGTGCGCGATCTCCTCCACCGCCTGCTTGGTGTTCCGCCCGTGCATCCGAAGATCCACGAAGCGCATGGTCAGAAGGCCCAGCCCCGTGAGGATGGGCGCAAGGGGGTGCGCGAGGGAGGAGAAGGAGAACCCAAGCTGCCGGAGCCCTACGAGGGCCGGACCGATCTCCTCCCCCAAGGTACCAATGAGCATGGAGATGGGACGGAGGGACCGAGGGATGAAGGCCAGGGCGCCCACGGAATTTGCCGCGCTCATGCGCTCTGCGAAGGCCCCGAGGAGGCCACCCTGCCCGGCGACCTCGCGCAGGTGGGCGTTGAACACCCTAAACTCCGCGCTCATGTCGTGCACGATGTTGATGGCGTCGCGGCGCCCGATGGCCCGGAAGGCCGCGATGGCCGACTGACGCGCCATGTCGAAGGCGTCCTGAAGCGTCCGCCCCGTAGAGAACCCTTGCTGCCCCACCCGACGAAGATCCTCCACTGTCCCCCGGAAGTTCCGCATGTTCTCCAGCGCCGCCGGGTTCATACTCCGCATGGCGTTGATGAGTGTGCCCGTCTGCTCAGGCCCCAACGTCTCCGACAACCGGGCCTGGAGCGTCTGAAGCGCCGCGCTCATATCCGCCTGGGAGGCCCCCGCAGAGCGCATCACCTGCATCATGCGCGCGAGGCCCGCCACGAAGTGCTCCGGGCCCTGGTTGAGAAGCTCGAAGGCGTCCGGGGCGTTCCCGAGGGCAATGGCGATGGACTGTGGAAGCTGTGGAAGATCCTCCTGGATCCCGTGGACGAGGCCCGAGAGCTGCTCCCTCGACTCCAGAAGCGTCTCGCTGAACTGCTGTACGAACTGCTGCGCGCGAGCCCCCTGAATCCCCGCGCCGTGGAGGGCGGGAATGAGCGATGCCATCTGCCGCCCAAACTCCGCGAGCTGCGCATGGTCCACCTCGATCCCCATGAGACTCGCATGGCGACTCAGGTTGTCCATGAGAGGGGTGAGCATGTTGACGACGCCGCCCACGTCCCCGATGGCCTGACCGGCGCGGGTGAAGGACCCGATGAGGAGCCCCGTCTCCTCTGTGGTCAGGTGAAGGGAAAGATGCGCCGTGCGCGCGAAGTCCCCGATGGTGGCGGCGGTCACCCCCGTGACAGCTTGGATACGCACGAGGTCCCGAGGCCCCTGGATCCCAAGAGCATGAAGCTCCTCCCGCGCCCATCGCCAGTTGGCGACGGCCCCCGCCGTGGTATCCGCCGACTGATTCATCCCGTAGGCCATCCCCGCGGCTTCGCTGGCCACCTGCCGCGCCTCCCGGCCTACGAACCCGAGGTTGGCCGCCGTCCTACGGGCCTCCTGTCCGAGCTGCGCCTGTTGAGCCTCAAAGCCGGTGGTGAGGTTCATGTTCGCGCCGGTGAGGGCGCTCATGGCCGTCCGCGCCCGCTCGATGGGCTCCGCGGAGAAGGACTGGAGCCACGAGGTCACCCTTCGGGGGTCCATGGCAGACAGGAGAGATGTCTGCCCGACACGGAGGGTGTCGAGGGCGCGGGCGGCGCTCTGGGCCCCGGCCACGAGGCCGGAGTCCTTGCCCACGAACGCTAGTCCCAGCCCGCCGAAGTTGAGCCCCATCTCTCCTCTTGGACCGTACGGTCCTGTCTAGCGCCGTCCCCTCGATCTATACCGTGCCTGCGCCTCGGCGTCCCGCTTCCTCCTCTCGATCTGCTCTTTCCCCTGGAGGAGCCGATATCTGCGGGTGGTGGGGATGGACAGGATGGCGTCGTGCGTGAGCCCGGGGTAGAGCTCCATCATCAAGAGGATTTCGTTTTCGAGGGCCTCCGTGTCCCCGAACGGGAGAAAAAACCCCGTTGAATGTCCATCTCCTGCCGGAACGTGTAGCCGCACGCCGCGCACTTGAGCTCCACCTCGGTGTCCACGCCCCCCTCGGCCAGCTCGTAGGCGCTGGAGAGGAAATCCCTGTCCGCGAAGGCGAGCCCCTGAATAAGCGCGACCACCTGGGGGTCTACCCGGTTGGGGTCCGTGGGAAACTTGCGCCCCTCCAGAGAGTCCAACCGCGCGGCGTGCTTCATGGTCACGCGGTCCTCGACGTAGCGCGCCACGCGCTCCTCATCGTTCCCCGTCATCATGTGGAACACCGCCTCCTTCCCCGAGGGGAGGGTCACGGTGTGTACCCGCTGCCTGGGATCGAAGGCCGGTCGGATCTCCGCAGAAGACAAGTCCACGGAGTGCACGCCCACCGTGGGGCGCCCCTTCTCGTCCCTGCAAGCGTCGTTCGGACACGTCGCCTCGAAGGGGTAGGTGTCTCCGAGGGTGGTGCGCCGCAGGAGGAACAGCGTGAAGAGGCGGTCGGTCACGGTGAGTTTCCCCACCACCCGCGCCAGCACCGCAGGATCGCGCTCAGGACCCAGAGCTACGAGGCACCGCCGAAGAAGCTCCCCCAGCTTCTTGTGCGCCGCGATGTTCCCCGCCCCCAGCATATCCTCGTCCCGCCCGTCCATCTCCCGGACCTCCACGTCGGTCCAGAGCTCCGAGGTGTCGGGGCTGTCCGGGTCCGCGAGGTACCCCACCGGAAGGGTTCCGATTCCGGAGGTACCCTTCGGAATGCTCACCGCCGAGGCGAGGAGCGTCTCCATCAAACTCTTGGACATGATGCCTCCACGATGCCGCCTTCCTCGAACATCAACAGCAGCGCGCGGAGCACGTTCGTGACCCGCACGGACTCCCCGCGGACGTGCCCGCGAAACCGCTGGTAGGTGTCAGGGGGCACCCAGGCGGCGATCTTCACGGAGTCCCCCCGGACCCCCACGTCCCTGTACTTGTCCAGGTCCGCGAGGTACGCCTGAGGATCCCGGAGGTAGGCGTCCATGAGATGCCGCAGAAGCGCCCCCCTCGACGGGAACCCCCGTAGAAACCCGGGGGCATCCATGCGCCCGTAGAGCGCCCTGGAGACGTAGAAGGAGATGGTGAGCTCCGCCTTGCCGTGCTGGGGCGTCGCGGCGGCCTGCGCGCACCGGCGACAGAGCACGGTGCCGTTCCGCGGAGTGAGCCCTCCGCCCGCCTGGAAGGGCACGAGAGGCTGCACCACGAGAGCTTCCGCGCTGTCGCAGACCGCGCAGAGAAACTCGTGGCGGGTGAGCACCGCATCGCGCCACTGCGCGTATTCCGTGAGGGTGTGCGAAGGCTGCGGGGGTTCTGGCTCCACGGGAGAACCCTACCGCGAAGGCGAGGCACACTCAAGGGCCCCCCGCGCCCTGGCATCTAGGAAAATGTCACGCAATACGTCGTGCTGTGTGACAGCGCGTCGCGCAGCAACCGCTGGGGAATGGGAGAGGGCCGGGGAAAATGCCGAAAAGGGGAGCCCCGCACAGGGCCCCCCTTCGGGAGGACTTTAGAAGTCCAGGACAGAGTGCGCTCCGAGCGAGACGGCGCGCTCGTCCAGCGCCTCCAGCTGCGTCCACTCCCCCACGGTCCAGGTCGCGCGGGGCTTCGCCCGGAGGCCCTGGAGGTAGCCGCGGACCGCGGACTGCGCCTTCACGCACGCCTCCGCCGCGGCGAAGGTGCACCCGGAAACCTGCTGCTCCCGGAGAACGACCTCGTTGACCACGGCCTGCACCGCAGCCAACCACTTGTCCCCGTCTCCCACGGTGACGACGGGGAGCTCATCCGCGTCCTCCGGGAGGGTAGGGTGCACCTCCAGGGTGCCCCCCACGGACGCCACGATGGCCTGGGCCTTCTCCAGGAAGGCCGCAGAGACGGCGGCGACGGAGACGACCACAGTACGGGCGAAGAGGATCGAGATGATGGCGTTCATGGACAGACCTTTCCGGGAGGCCATGTTGCCTCCGTGAGGAAGAACATAGCAACGCTATTCGCATTGGCAAGAGGCCGCTGTACGATTCCTGAAAAGCCCTGTACTTACAGGCGTTTAGGCCCGTTTACGGAAGCGTTTGCGCTTCCGGCGGGGGCGCTCGATGTGGACCGTACGGTCCGAAGGGTCCTCGGAGCCCTCGGGCGGGAGGGGGAGGGTGGGCAGGGGACCTCCGAGGGGTTGGACGTAGGGGCCCACCATGGCTGCGAGGACCTCCTCGGTGAGGCGCTGGAGTTTTCGCCACGGGGACGGCGGAGTCACAACGACACCTCCTCGAAGGACTCCACGGCCACGTCCAGCTCCATGATGCTGACCTCCGCGCTGGCGCCGTCAAAGTCGCTCCCGGCCTTGTACCGGATGGGGATGCAGCCCTTGAGGATCCACGCCCGCGCGGGGAGGCGTACGGCGAGGGCATTGGAAGACGCGCCGAGGGCCGCACCGAAAAGGGTGAAGCCCAGGAGCGTTTCGCCCTCGGCCCGCGCCAGAAGCCCCACGGCTGCCGCAACGGAGGCGCCTGCGGTCAGGGACGGATCGAAGGGCGTGCGCGGGAAGAACTGAATGAGTACGAGGGTGCGCCGAGGGGAAACGGGAACACCTCCGAGCTGGGTCGCGCCCCTGAGAATCCTACCTCCAAGTTGCCCCGTCTGCGCCGCAGAGACCCAGTTGTAGAAGTCCGAGTCCCCGAGGGAGGCGCCCCGCTGGAGGGTGATGTTCTGCGCGTGGCCCGCCTTGACCACCGTGATCTGGTGCCCCGTCCCCTCCTGAATGGGCTGGGAGTCCAGCTCAAGCTCCGGTGCTGTGATGGACGAGAACCCCGCGAAGGGGGAGAGGACGGGTGTGCCGAAGGTGTCCAGGGGTCCGGCGTCGAAGAGCCAGAAGGCGTGCGACTGGAGATGGTCGGTGAGGACGGTGCTGCCGGTGATGGCGCCCATACCGGGAGCCTACCACAGAGAGGAAGAGCGCCGACTAGGTGGAGCCCGCGGGGCTCTCGTTCACGTCGAGATCCTCGATGGCGATGTCCAGCTCCATGATCGAGACCTCGGAGGAGGTGGCGTCCATGTCCCCCGCGATCTTGTGCCGCGTCGGAAAGCCGTTCTTCCCGTAGTATTCCCTGGAGGGAACCGCAGTGCGAGGATCAATGGCGCCCCCGCGCATCGCCTCCCGCCCGTAGTGCTTGATCGTGATGGTCTGCGCCCGGTACTCCGACCCCCCGTAGATCACGGACTTGATCCACGTCCAGAAGGTCGCGTCCCTCCTGGCGACCCCGCGGGAGAGCGAGATGTCGCCCACGGTGGGAGCCCCGGGGTACTTCCTGGGGAAGGTGAACAGCCCCTCCTTGTACTCCACGGGCTCGGCGTTCACTTCCGGAACCGTCACGGAGGTGAAGCCCGCCTGAGCCCGCTCCGAGAGCGCCCCGGAGTCAGTCACGAGGAGGGGATCCGTAGGCGCCGCGCCCACCAGCGACGCCGTGACGTGGAACCGCATCGAGGCGATCAAATCGGTGTTGGCAGTGCGCATCGCTTCTCCTTCTCACTCCTCCGGGTCACTGAGACTGGGTGCGGCTCAGGACTCCCGGCGCCAGAGCACGTTGACCTCGCCCGCCACCCCGCGGTCGGAGCGCCGGACGAAGAGGCCCACCGCCGCCCCGGGCGTGAGCACCACGGAGGCCAGCGGCGCCGTCTGGGTCTTGAACCCGGTGGTGGCGCTGTCCAGTGCCGCCACCTCGGTCCCGCCACCGCCCGCCGCGCTGCGCACGGAGAGGGTGGAGGCCCCGATGGCCGTGGACACCAGCGCCGTTGCCCCGAAGACGCGGATCTTGAACGGGAGGGTGTTCACCGCGAAGATCGTCACGTCGTCCGGGGCCCCCGCAGCCGCCGCGGCGAACGCCTTGAAGAAGCTCCCCATGGGCGCATCCGCCGCAGAGGACGCCACGGGCGCGAGATCCGCAGCCTGCACGGCCTGTGGAGGCGCGAGGAGCCCGGAGGCCAGCTCCTCCGCCGTGGGGGTGAGCGCCACGCTCACCTCCGCGAGCTGGATGGCCTTCATCAAGCCCTGCATCCCCGAGATCTCATTCGCCCGGCGCTTGACGGTGACCGTCGCCCCGGCGTCGATGCCGACGCCGATGTCCGAGTACATCTTCCGGGAGCTAGTCAGGTTCGTGATTGCGATGTCCATGTTGCCTCTTGAGTACCAGAATTCGTAGCCGCCGTCACACCGTCACATCACGCCGCGGGACGCCGCGGGGCAAACCGGAACCGGAGAAACTCAGCGGGCTTCTGGGGCGCGAAGCCCACGTCCACGATGAGCTGCCCGGCATCCCTGACGGCGACCGGGTTGTTGCTCCCGTCCACCACCACGGAGAAGGCTTCCGCCTCGGTGTTCCCCGCGAAGTAGCCCTCGCGGAAAAGACCCCCCATGAACGCCTGGAGCTGGAGCTTCACCCGCGTCCACAGCGCCGGGCCGTTGTCCTCGAAGACCGCCCACCACGTCGAGTTGTAGACGCTCCGCTCCACGAACATGAACAGGCGCGTCACCTGGATGTAGCGAAAGTCCGCATCCGTCGAGAGCGTCCGGGCCCCCCAGACCGCCCGCCCCACCTGCCGGGACTGCCGGATCGGGTTGATCCGCCCCTCCGCGCAGATGACGAGATCCGTGTCCGTCGGGACCGTCTCCAGCCCGAGGGAGTAGAGGAGCGCCCCCTTCTCCGTGCCCGCCGGGGCGCTGGCGACGTTGCGCCGCGCGTCCGTCCGCGCGTAGATCCCCGCGATGTGACCCAGGGGAGGAACCAGGAGAGGACGGCCCTCTGCCAGAGGATCCGCAACCTTGACCCAGGGCCAGTAGACCGCGGCGTACTTCGAGAAGGACGACACGGTGGACTGCACCCAGTCCCGCACCCTGGCCGAGGTGTACCCCTGCGGAGGCGAGAGGAGGATCATCCGGTCCCCGCCCGAAGCCGTCGCCGCGCGGGCCTCGGCGTAGGCGATGAGATCCGCCGTCACCGTGGCGTCCCCGGCGAAGTCCGGGACGGCGATCTGAAGCACGTCGTCCACCGTGTTCAGGGCGTAGATCCCCGAGGTGGTGGCCGCCAACGCCGGGTCCGTGAACTGCGCCCGCGAGTAGGAGCTTCCGAAGGTACCATCGGAGCCCGCCACGTACGGAGAGTACGCCTTGGCCGTGTCCCCCAGGTTCTCCGTGTGCGTCGTGGCGCTGGCCACGAGGTAGTAGGAGATCTGGATGAGCGTGCCGCCCCGCGGGAGGAAGCCCGTGCGGAAGTTCAGCACACCCGTCGTGTAGTTGATCGAGTTGGCCGCCAACCCGAGGTAGGCCGTGGTGTACGTCCCGTCCAGGACGCCCGCAGCCCCCGTGAGACCCCCCACCCCGTTGTCGGTGATGGTGCGCACGACCCCGGCGGTGTCGGTGTAGGTGATGGACACCGTACGCGCCTGAATGGGGATGCCCGCCAGCGTGAGCGTCACGGTCCCGCTGCCTGCGGTCCCCGCGCCTCCCGCGAGCTGCACGATCTGCTGCCGCGCCTGGAGCTGCCTGGGCGCCTCGACCCCGGAAGGCTCCGTGATGGTGATGTAGTCCGACAGCTCGTTGAGCACGTCCACCCACCACTGCGGCGAGGTGGAATCGTTCATCACGAGATCGTCGTACGTCTCCACCACGTCGGAGCGCAGCGTTGCGGGGTTGTAGAGGTACACCGCCGCCTTGAACTTGGTGTACTGCCCCGTGGCGGGGGTGAACCCCAGGGGGTCCCCGCTCACTCGGAGGGAGAGCCCCTGAAGGACACCTCCCACAAGGGCCCCACCCCAGGCACCAGGAGACGCCGCGCGCAGCGCGTAGGTCGCCGTCTGGTAGGTGGCCAGGATGCGCGCGTTGAGGTAGGGCGTGCCCCCCGCCGTGGTCGTGAAGGTGTACGCGCCTGTCGCCGGAGTGAGGGTGCTCCCCCCCGCGAGACCCGAACCCGTGAGCGCACTCACGCCCGCGACGGGCGCCGCCGCCGTCGCCGTGAAGGTGGTGGTCGCGCGGTTGTAGCTCACCGTGAGGGAGGTGGCGATCACCGCGCCGTTGGGGATGTCCGTCCCCGCGAAAAGGATGCTCCAGCTCCGCGTGCGATGATCGAAGGTCATCACCGAGCCCTGCGCCGTGGTCGCAGAGAGCACCCCGTTGGTAGGCGTGCCCGTGATCGCCTGCGTGCGTGCGCCCGCACCGTCGGGGTTCCATGACACCACGATGGTGCCGGGAACCACCACGTCCAGTTCCGCGTCATAGGCAGGAGCCCCCGTGGGGTTGATGACCCCCTCGTAGGCCGCCGTGCCGTTCACCAGGGTGTGCAGCGTCACTCCGTCCCGCTGGTAGAGGCGCTCGCCCGCCACCGCCGCCCCGGTCCCGCGCCAGCGCAGGGAGAAGGACGTGGCCAGAACAGGAGCCGCTCCCGCGTAGACCGCCAGAGGCGTCGTTGCGCTCGTCTTGGCGTAGGGCCCGATGCCCCCGGAACCCAGCTCGATCTGCTGGTCCGTGACCTGACTACGAAGCTCCCCCGTCGCCGTCACCGCATCCGAAGGCGTCACGCGGACGACGTGCGCCTGCGACCCCCCGTTGGCGAAGAAGGCCGCGAGGGTCTGCGCCAGGAGCGAACTGCGCGTGAAACCCCCGAAGATCCGCTGGAACTCCGCGAAGGAGGTGACGAGCGTGGCCTTGTTCGCCTTGCCCTGCGGGGTGAACCCCAGCACACCACACGCCGAGGAGGACACAGGGGATGTGATCTGCACCCCACCCGGAACTTCCTCGATGTAGACGCCAGGAACGACGAGCTCTGCCATGTGTACGTCTCCTTACCGCCGCCGCTTGAACCCCGAGGAAGGTGCGTCCGTCACTTCCGGAGAAGGGACCTCCCCGCCCTCCGTAGGTACCTCTTCACTTCGAGGCGCTTCCTCGAAGGACAACGCCGCCCCCGAAACGACAGCGATCTCTACCACCGCGGGAGTGGAGATCACCACCACATCGGGCTCCTCGGGGAGACGCACCAGCACACCCGTGTACAGCGCATCCCGAACCGCGGGGGACGTGTCCTCCCCTTGGGAGAACTCCACGACGGCCTTCGGCCCGATGGTGAAGGTCTTGTCCCCTGCGGTGATCGGCACCGGGCGTCGTGTGGTGTTGAAGTACCTGCCCACGTCTGGACCTTACCTTGTGACGATGCGGCGGGTCAACCCCGCGTGCACCGTCGGCGCGGAAACTTCCTCCCCTACATCCAATTCACCCTCGACTCTGATAGACAGATTGAAGGCGACTGTGCGGTCCGACACATCGAAGATGTCGTCCGCGGCATCCATGGACTCCAGGTAGGCATCGTAGGTGCGCGCATCCCCTACGGAGTCCGTGACGGTGATGAAGCCGTGCGGGTGGAACCGTCGTAGCGCATGACGAAACATAGCCTGCGCCCCTGTCCTCCGCACCTCGGACACCAGGAGCGTGTAGGACAGATCCATCGGGAGCGCCTGTCCCTTGCCCACCCGGCGACGGAACCCCGCGCGAACAGCACCGTTCTTGAGCACGGCAGATGCCGCGGCGGAGGTGCTGTCGAAGATGTTGTACTGCTGCGCGCCGGGGTGCCAGCGGTTCATCGCCGGAGCGTGGCTGTCCCGCCGGAACAGGAAGAAGGGCTGGACGTAGCGCTGGAAGGCATCCTCCGGGTTGGCGGCGTAGACGGGGATGCCTGCAAACCCAGGCGGAGGAGCTACCCCCTCCACCGTCACGAGGTAGGCCGGATCCGCGGAGGAGCTCTCACCTAGCACCGCCCCCAGTTGCGTGACCATCCCGAGGTCAAAGTCCCGGAGGAAGACCTCGCCGTTGCGTGCGCGGCCTTGCCTCCGATCCTCGGCTGTCCCCTCGGGGGGCGACACGGGTCACTACTCGGAGTTGGCCTCCAGCTCCGCCAGGACGCGACCCTTCAGGTCTGCCGTGCGAAGCTGGGCCAGAAGCTCCCCAACCTCCTCCTCGGAGGGCTCGGCGTCGTCCTCCCCAGGGAGGGCTGTGACCGCGCCCTCCCCGGAGAGCGTGTCCATCACCTCGTAGAGGATGCCGTCCACGTCCTCCTCGTCCACCTCGAAGGCGTCCATCGCCGCCTCGTAGATGTCCGCGAGGTATGCCTCCAGCGCCTGCTCCTCGTCCCCGAGAAGCGGCTCGGCGTCGGGACCGGGCACCTCCCGCGACTTGGAGGCCGGAGAGGATGCAGGAACGGGGGCTGTGGCCCCTTCGACCAGAAGACGCAGACGTTGGAGAAGCGACATGGGTTCCTCATGGGCGCCGAAGAAGGCGCCGTTGAAACAGACGATACCTCTGAACTGACCGCAAGGGTACCAGAACCATTTTTCCTGGCCACCGCTGCCACTTGTAGAAGGTGGAATCCGTCAAGGCCCTGTGGAACTCCCGCCGCCGCCAGAGCTGTCGCACCCTGGACCGTACGGTCCGAAGGGTGGGGAGCCACAGAGGCCGCGCCTGCGTCGCCTTGGATCCGAACTCCATACGAAGCACCTGGAACGCCAAGTCCTCTACAACCCGGAGCCCCTCGGAGGGCCTGGGCATCGGCAATCGCACCCCAGCCTGAGACAACGCCGTGCGCCACGCCGTCGCGTCTGCCGCCCGGAGACGCCGTACCCCCGCCACCTCATCCCGCGTCACCGTCCGATACACCACCCGCGCCGCCCCCCTCGGGGGCTGAACAGGAAGCACATCGGTGGGCCAGGGAGAATACTGACGGAGAATGTCAATCACCTTCGATGGAGGCTGCCCCTTACGAGGCCGGACGTAGACGACCTGACTGGCCGTGTCGAGTTCCAGGAGCCGTTTTCGGAGAGGTTCCCCCCTGAGAACGATGGCGAAAGCCTCTCCGGGGCGGAACTTCGTACGCGCAAGAGACAGCCTGGAGGCGTAGGAGGCGTCCATAGCGTCCGCCCCCTCTTGGAGGCGCTGGAGCGCGTCCCGCGCGAGGATCTCCAGGGCGCGAGCCTGAAGATGCTGCACCCGGAGGGTGAGCTCCTTGGCGACCTTGAAGACCCGCTGGTTATTCTTGAGGGGCTGGATCTCCCACACGCTCTGCGTCCTTTCGTGCGTAGTAGGTCTCGACCTCCTCTACCAACCGGGCAAACCGCGAGGGGCCCGGGTACTGAACAAGACGTACCCGCCCGTGATGCAGGAGCACGAAGCGGCGCTTGGACGTTTGCAGCATAGGTAGGTGAGCCTCGCACAGCCCCAGCTCCGCCAGGGAGTCCAGATCCCGAACGAGTTGCTGCACCTCCGCCCCACAGACGAAGCACAGCGCGTCCTTCCGCAGCGGACCCTTGTACTCCGGGAACGCCATGCCCCGAAGGACGGAACCGCAGTGCGGGCGCCCGCAGGTAAGGTTACCGAGGGCCCTGGACGTGTGATGGTGCTCGCAGGACGCACAGAACACCGAGAACCCGTCTGCCACCGCGCGCTCGAAGGGCGTCATCGGCGCACGTCAATGCGCCGCTCCGGCGCGAAGTTGGTGACCCTGGTGAGGTTCAAGGCGATCCCTACGAAGGCCACGTCGGTGAACAGATGCCCCGCATCCGAGACATTCGTGATGGAGAAGTAGAAGCGTTCCCCCGGAAGGTTGTCCCCCTGCTGCGCCTCGTTGTGGTCGAAGAACGCGCTCCGCCAGAACCCGAGCACGTCCCCTTCGGAGGGCGCGTAGCCCCCCTCCGCCGCCCCGGAGTCCTCCCACGCCTTGCGCGCGATCCACGCAGCTGCCGTCCAGGCTGCACGGTACCCCTCCTCACGGACCTCCGGGATGGCGTCCGGTGCGTCCACATGCGCAAACAGCTTGTAGGGCCCCGCAAACTCGCGCTTGAGGGACTCGCCGTAGAGCGGATCTCGTTGAGCCGCGGTGTGCTCCCGAAGCGCCCAGTATTCCACCTCCACCCCGGAGATGGCCGTAGACTCCTTCGCCCAGACATCCTGAATCTCCAGGTCCCGCCCATCCAGACGCAGGGGCCCGGAAGGGTAGGGCTTCACGAGGCGCTGGAACCGCATGGGACGCACCGGCATGGGTCACCCGATGAGGATGGGGAGTGGGAGGCCCGCCTGCATGATCTCTTCATTTAGAGCCTCGATGGCGTCGCTGGCCTCCTGGAGGAGCGTAGCCCCGTCGAGCCCCGTGGAACCCGCGGCGGTCTGCGCGCTGTCGTACTTGGAGCGCACGCGCCCCAGCTTCTCCTTGCTCCTGGCGAGGGTCATACGCCGCACGAGGTCATAGGCCCGGTTGTCCAGCTCGCTCAGGACTACGAGGTTCGCCTTGAACTGCACCCGGAGCCTGGAGGCGCTGGGCGCCGCGAAGATGTAGAGCGTCCGCCCCTCCTGCCGCCAGTCGGGCTCTGCGGAGGTCACCCTGCGCGCCATGTCGAGGTACTGCATGGTCTGCACGAGGTTCGAGAAACGCCCTCCGTCGTTGGCACCGTAGAACAGGGACGCCGGGACGGCCTGCCCAGGGAGGAGCCACGCACCCGGGACGATGAAGGAGAGGTCCGTGGCCCGGAGCGGCCAGTCGATGTTGAGCACCGTGTCCACGTCCGCGGGGATCGTGTACCGCGAGTCCCCCTGCGCCACGTCCAGGAAGTAGTACCGGGTGACCCCCAGCCGCACGGAGAACCAGAGCTTCGCGTCGTTCACCGCGTCCTCCAGGTCCTCCCGGGTGAGCTCCACCTCCAGCTGCGGAGCTCCTAGCCGCCGCAGAATCCACTGCTGGATGTCTTCCTCGGACTGACGGACAGGTTCGACCACAGATCACCCCGTCAGTTTCGGACGCTCGGTGTTCTGCGTCCCGGTGAGGTAGGACTTCCCCTCCTTATCACGGACCTCCGTGAAGCCGCAGGTGGTGCATCGAACCCGCGTGGTGTTCGCCCCCGCCGCTTCGAGAATGAGCGTGGTGTGGCCCTTCGGGCACTTCGAGGGAATCATGGTTGCCTCCTCCGCCGTCTTGAGAACTCAGGCACGACAGGGGCCTCCCCGCCGCTGGCTCCCTCTACGTCGTACCCACGGACCCCCGAAGGCACCTTTGGAGGCCCCGGGATCTCAATGACGTCCGCCGCGCCCGCTAGCTCCGCAGGGAACTGCACGAAAAAGGGCGTCATCGCCTTCGCAAGAGGCTGCGGCACCTGTGCGGGCGTTTCCGGAGCGCGCTCGAAGATCTCCGGGTACCTCTCCGCCAGCGGCTCGGAGGACCACCGCCTGTCTCCCGGACGAAGCCATCCCCACCCGGAGAGGAACCGCAACGCCACCCCAGGTAGAGTCTTGACCACGAACTCCATGGAAACAGCCTACGCCAGCGATTCTCCCGTGTCATCCCCCGAGGGGTCGGAACCTACCGTGGGAGTCGCTTCGGAGGCGGGCGGGGGTACCGGAGCCCCGAGAGCTCCGGCCCGCTGACGCAGCTCGGCGGCCTGAGCCTCCAGCGCCGCGGCCTGCCGATACAAAAAACCTCGCAGATCCTCGCCCTGCTCGCTGAGTACCCCCTGCGCCCGATGCGTCGCCTGTGGGGCCCCGCGGACAGCTTCGGACCGTACGGTCCGAGGTCGCGGGGGAGGAGAGAATACAGGCTCGTCCTCCGCATCCTCATCTTCGGCGGACGACGAGGACGAGGGTGCGGTGTTCGTCCGCAGTGTCGCGGCGAAATTGAATCCCCCCTTCGGAATAGAAGCGCGCACCCCCGGAGCACGGGCTTCTGGAGCCTGGGCCCCCGACGCGCGACCCTCCGTCACAGGCCGGGAGGGTGTCTCCGCGAACCCTCCCCCGAAATCGTCCTGCCCGTAGGGGTCCCTCTCCAGGGGCTCTACCTTGGAGAGGATGGCGTCCAGATCCATCCCCCGCGAAGACGATGCGCGCCGTACGGGCTGCCTGGACTCCTGGGTAGGAGAGGACTCCGCGCGGCGGTGAGGCCAGTCCTGCGTCCCGCCCCGCTTCAGAAGTGCTCGAAGCTCATCCGTTTTTCCCATGAGAGATACCATACCACACTTCGAGGAGCGCGGTCAGAAGTAGGTGGTCGAGAGATACCACTGACACGGAAAACCAGCGCCTCTGACGCGCACCACGACCTTCCACTGCCCGGACACCAACGCCACGTCCAGCACCGCCGTCCACGGAAGCGTACCGTGGAGCACAGACACCATAATATCCCCCGAAACAGAGGGATTAGACGCGCCGTTACGGGCGACGATGGCGGACAGCTCCCACGCCTGCGCCTGGGAGAGGTCTGTTCTACGGGCCTTCACGCGCACGCGCATGAGGAGGGTGGCGTCCGGCGTGACCTCGATGCCTGTGTCTGCGACCACCTCTTCAGAAGCCAGGGTAGTCGCATAGGCGAGCTGGATCGGCTCGGGCTGCGCGTACTCCCTTGGAGAGCCGGAGGCGATGGGAAGCTCCAGGAGGGAGTCCGGGCTGTCCCCTGGCTGCGCCTTGAACAAAAGGCGCGAAAACGCGGTGCCCTGCTGCTCCAGAATGAAGAGCCCCAGCGGCAAACCACCCACCCCGCCCACCTGGGAGGTGAGGGTCACCACCTGCCCGCGCGTCATCACCGCGATCTTGTGTTCCCGCGAGGCGACCATCCGTGCGCAACCCTAACGAAAGCTAACGAGATTGACAATCCGCAGGAACATGAAACCGGCCAGACAATTCGTAAAGGAAGGGAGCTAGAGCGGTTGACGCCCCCCAGATTTTCGGAAAACTGCATGGGGACGGAACCAACCCCGACCGGAGATAGACCCCCATGGCTCTTCAGTACGCACTCTACACGTCCACCTACGACACGGTGGCCAGTGGGCAGATCGCCAACGATGCGGTCACCACCAACAAGATCCTCGACGCCAGCGTCACGGCGGCGAAGATCGGCACGGACGCCGTGACCACGGCGAAGATCCTCGACGCCAACATCACGGCGGCGAAGCTGGCCACGGACTCCGTGACCCAGCTCAAGATCGCGGACGGCGCCGTGGTCGCCGCCAAGCTGGCCACGGACTCCGTGACCACGGCGAAGATCGCCGCCCTCGCGGTCACGGCGGCGAAGGCCGACCTCACGGGGCTCTGGAGCTTCTCCGCGAACATGCTGCGCGTCGCGGGCACCCCCAGCGCGAGCACCGACGTGGCGAACAAGGACTACGTGGACTCGGTGTCCCAGGGCCTCGACGCCAAGCCCTCGGTCCGTGCCCTGAGCGACGCCAACATCAACACCTCGTCCCCTGGCGCCTCCCTGGACGGCGTGACCCTGGCGGCCTCGGACAGGATCCTCCTGACGGGACAGACCACCGCGTCGCAGAACGGCATCTGGGTGTGGAACGGCGCCGCCTCGGCGCTGACCCGCCCCTCGGACTTCAACACCGGCGCCGTGGTCGCCGGGGCCTTCACCTTCGTGGAGGAGGGCACCACATACGCGGACACCGGCTGGACCTGTTCGTCCAACGCCAGCGCGGCCACCGTCGGCACCAACAACCTGACCTTCGTGCAGTTCTCTGCCGCGGGGCAGATCTCGGCGGGCGACGGTCTGTCCAAGACCGGCAACACCCTCGCCGTCAACGTGGACAACTCCTCCCTCCAGATCACCTCGGACACCCTCTCGGTGAAGGCGGCGGGGATCGCGGAGTCGCACCTCAACACCAGCGTCGCCGGAAGCGGCCTCGCGGGAGGTGGCGGTACGGCCCTGTCCGTCAACGTGGACAGCGTGGGCATCGAGATCAACACCGACACGCTGCGCCTGAAGGACCTCGGCGTCACCACGGCCAAGCTCGCGGCCACCTCGGTCACCGCGGCCAAGCTCGGGAGCGACGTGGCCGGGAACGGCCTGACGGGCGGCAACGGCAGCGCCCTCGCGGTCAACGCCGCCAACTCCACCATCTCCGTGACGCCCACCGGCATCTCCGTCCCCGCGAGCTCCGCCAGCCAGAACGGCTACATGAGCTCCTCGGACTTCTCCAAGCTCACCAACTACGGGCCGAGCTACCTCGCCACGGGGCAGACCACCAACGCCACCGCGACGGACATCGACCTCGGTCTCACCGTGAGCGCCTCCAGCGTCCAGGGCTTCATCGCGGAGGTGAGCGCGCTCAAGAACGACGGGAGCGTCGGGGCGAGCTACCTCCTGCACGGGGTCTTCCGGCGCGGCTCCACGGGCAACGCCTCCATCGTCTCGGGGAACATCGCCCTCATCTCCGGGATGAGCGACAACCCCAGCCTCGCCGCGACGCTGGCGCTCTCCACCAACAACATCGTGGCCCAGGTCACCGGCCTCGCCGCGACCACGATGGACTGGCGCATCCGGGCCCACGCCTGCGAGCGATGACCTAGCGGGGTAGGGCTACCCTCTTCCGGAGGGTAGCCCTTGACCCCTCCCCAGAGTTTCCCCCATAGTGCGGGGAAATGTCCCAACCCAAGACCCTCCACCACATCCTCGGTACCGTCTCCAACGCCCTGAGCGACGGCTTGGAGTTCGACGCCACAGCCCTCACCACCTGGGGTCACGACCTCGGGGTCATGGTGGGCGCGCTGGAAGCGCAACAGCTCGAAGGCGTGACGAAGCTCCGCGCGGAGAACGAACAGCTCCGGGCGCAGATCGAGAGCATCCGCACGCAGATCGCGCGCAACGACGCGCAGATCGCCGTGTGCGAAGGCGCGAAGCTCGCGTGTGGGGAGGTGTATCGCTTCATGCGCGAGAGCCTGGACGCCACGGTGTTCAAGGTCCGCACCCTGCGCCCCGCACAGCAGCCCGCGACGGTCATCGCCCCGCCCCCCGTGCCCGTCCATCCCGGCGCCCTGCGCGTACTGGACATCGGCGCCACGGAGGACGCCAACGGCGCTGCTTCCGAGAGCCCCCCCGAACCCGAACCCGCTGAATCCACGGACTCCCCCAGGAAGAGGGCGAAGAGGCCGTCCTAGCGCGGAGGCGTCTGCTTGACTCCCTCGGGATGCTCCGCACACCAGTGCTCCCCGAGGAAGGTCACGCCCCCCGGCAGGAAGGACAGCGTGGCCACGGCCTGCGCGACCTTCACGAAGGCGGCGGCACTCTCCCCGCGCTTCCCGCGGTAGAGGAACACGTCCCCCTTGGAGGCGATGTAGGACGCCAGCTCCGGGGCCGACTCCTGGAGAGCGCTCCAGGGAAGACTACGTAGACGCCCCTGCTCGATGAGCACGGCGGTGTACAGGAGGCCACGCGCCAGCTCCAGCGTGAGCGCCATGGCCCCTTCCGCGGTAAACGGAGGACCACCCCCGCCGCACCGAGGACACCGGACCGTACGGTCCGAGGACACGGACTCCGATGCGGAGGGGGTGTCAGCCATGGACGATCTCTACCAGAGCCCGGGTGCGGATGGGATCCAGGACCCCCCACCGCCGCTCGATCCCCGTCGCCACCAAGTAGAGGCTCACGAAGGGGAGGGTTGCGGGCGCGTTCTCCGGGGTGACCCCGGAGGCCAAACCCAGCGGGACCAACCCCTCCAGCGCGCCGTGGATGCGCTTGATCTTCTCCACCGACGCCGCCCGCCCCGTCCCGGGCCCGGAGGTGGTCACCACGTCCATGTACTGCGCAGCGATCTTCGTCGCCATCACCTCCCCCTCTGGAGGTAGCGTACGGTGCGTCTTGAAGGCACACCCGCCCGCCCAGGGCTTCGTGCGCCCCCGGAGGTACGCCGGAAGCTCCATCCGCCCAGACCCGGGGTTCTGAAGCGACACGATGGACTCGTCCGTCCACACGAGGTCCACGTCCGCGTGGGCGAACGCCACGTCGTTGCCCCCGAGCGGGTTCACCCCGACCACGAAGGGCCCGGGGAAGGTCTTGCGCACCCACCCCGCGAGCACGAGAACATCGTGGAGAGAGGCCCCCTGGGTGATGAGGCACACCCCGTCGGCGCCGCTCTCCGCGGCGACTCCGATAGAGTCCCTAGCACTGCCAGGGGATGCGTGGTGAATGACAGGCAGGATCGCCCGTCCACCTGGGAACTTGCTGGGATCGAAGAGCATGATGGACATCTCAGGTGTGGTCGGTGAAGGCGCCGCGCTTCTGCGCGTCATTGCGCACGCGGTCGGCGGCGTCGTAGAGCTCGAAGGCGAGCGAGGAGAGGGGCGTGAGCGCGACGGGCGTGACCGTCACCACCGTGTGGAGCGTAGCGGGCACAGCCGCCTGCACTTCCGCCGCGTCGGACGCGACCACCACGAACGTAGAACCCCCCTGGAGAGACACAGAGAACAACATCGGAACCTCCTCGCGCATCCTGGCGATGTCACACAACTGCGCGGGATTGTGGGACAGCGGGCGCCGCCCGCAAACGAAACCGAACCCCATCACAGATAGCTGACGAAGGTCAGGATCTCCTCCTTGAGGCCGCTAAGGGCCCCATGGATCTCCCCCGGAGTCCACCCCTCCCCGCAGAGAACCTCCGCGTACTCCGCCTCGTCCCACACACACTTCCCCGAGGCGATCTCCAGTCCCTCGATCTCCTGCGTGGCGCGAGAGACCCACGCCGCCATCCGAACGTAGCCCCCGAAGGGCATGTGACGGGCGGAGGCGATGAGAACCCGGGTGTGCGTGGCCTTGCTGGGCGTGGTCATGGGGAGAGTCCTTCCGCGGAGGCTTCGTTGCCTCCGTGAACAACAACATAGCAACGCTTTTGCGATTGGCAAGGGGGGTTCTGTACGAATTCGAGGATTGTGCTTGGAATCCGGGGAATGGGTGAAATCGTACGGGAGGGGGTTGCCAATGCCTAAAGCGTTGCTATGTTGTTGCTCACGGGGGCAACGAAGCCTCCGCGGAAGGATCCTCACCATGAGCACCACCCATACGGTTCCCCAGGATACGGACGAGGGCGTGGAGGTTTCGATGCGCCAGTACGATCCGTACTGCGTGCACAAGGTCGCCGTGGGCCTGACGGCGAAGGGGAAGACCCGGTTCGTGTACCGGATGAGCGTGGCCCCCGCGCGGTGGGAAAAGCGCGTGCACGTCGTGACAGCGCTCTCCGCGAAGGCCGCGCGGGAGATTGCGGCGCAGACGCGCGCCGATGCCGCGGCCCTCCGCACAGCCAGGGTCAAGGCGGCCTATCAGGCTGCGCAGTCCGGGAACACCGCGGGCTTCACGGACGTGGAAGTCCTCACGGGCATCCTCGCCCACGAGAACTTCGAGCAATGAGCATCGACACCCGTGCCCCCACCACCCGCCCATACTGGCTCGCAGACCAGCCCGATGAAGTACCCGCCGACCTCTTCTTCGCGCGGTTTCTGGTGAGCCTCTACCGCCCCGTGTTGAGCGGGGAGACAAACCCCTACGGGCGCACACCGTGGGACATCAACCCCACGGACGACAGATACCCCCAGGAGATCATCAAGGGGATGGGGCTGCACGACCGCAGCATCCCGTGGCTAGGGCATGTGCGTGAGTACCCGAACGCCCCCGCGACCCCCGCGCTCTGTGTGTCGCGGGGCACGCACAGGATACTGCCCGACGCACCGAGCGAGCTTTTCCCAGACTCGGCCCCCATGCCCTACATGGTGCGACGCCTGCGCTACATCCCCAGAATCAAACGCCGCGACAACCGCAGGTGGGCGCCCGATGCGTGGAGCCTGTGTTTCGCCGTCTCGCTGGAGGAGCTATACAGCCGGGCAACGGGAATCTCAGGAGCCTACGAAATCAAGCCCGTGTTCGCAGGAGGAGAGTACGGTCTCCTACGCAAGGAGGGGGATGGCACGCAGAAGTTCACCCCCATGCCCCAGGTGCGCGCCCTCGACTACATGAACGCCATGAGCGAGTTCCCCTCGATGGAGGCGCCTATGTATGATCGAAGTACCCTCCGGGGCGTCTGAGGGGAGCGCAGCGCCCCCGATGAGAAAACCGGACCATACGGTCCGTCCCTCCCAGCTACCCGAGGACCCCAGAAACCCAACACTCCCTCCATGAATCCCGAAGACCTGGAGAAGCTCAAGCAAACCGTCGATGTGCTGGCGCGCGTCTTCACGGCCATGGCGAACTCCCGGGCTCACCAGCTCGCCGCGGCCTCCCTCCATCTCCAGCACCACGCCCGAACCCTCCTGACCCCCGGAACGCCGCGCGCCGTCGTCACCCGCGCCACGGTCGCCAACCTCTTCGGCGCCGCGGCCTTCCTCCTCGAACTCCCCGACGAAGACGCTACCTGGGAGGCCGTTTCCGGAGAAGCCGCGGCGCTCCAGGAAACCCTGAAGTCCTCCGTCGAGGAAGCCGCGGCGCTGGGCCTGGAAGACTTCCCCTTCCACGCCGCCCTCAGTCGCACGACCGCACACCTTGCCCTGGCGGGCTTCCTCCCCCCGCACCTCCCCGAGGATATGTCCATGGAGGCGCGACACCGAGAGCTCCGAGCTGCCCTCCCGCCCCTCGCGCTCCTGTTCACCCTCGCCCAGGAACCCCCGTGATCTCCAGCGCCCTCGGGTGCCTCAAGGCGTGACTGGACCGTACGGTCCAGTGACCGCTACAGGGTGCCCTTGAGCCACGCCTGGAGCCCGTCCCGGACAGCCTTGTAGGCTTCCTCGGGCGTCTTCCCCTCGGTGCCCACCTTGAAGTCCCGGAGCTGCGTCGCATTGGTGACCCCAGTGGGGCTGCGCTCCATGGTGCTTCCGTCCACGCGGCCATCGATGAGCCACAGCTCCGCGTACCCGAAACCCTCCGGGTCCGGCTTCGAGCCCGAGTAGTCCGCAGGCCGCTCCCCCCACCGGATGTAAAACTGCCGCCGGAAGGACTGCTTCCCGGTCCCCCTGGAGGTCATCTTCACCGCCGTGGGCTTCGGGTTCAGCTCCTTCTTGAGGCGCGGAAGGAGTTTGGCCAGTGCGCCGTTGAACTCGTCCGCAGAGCCGGGGGCCGCTTCCTCCCACAGATGACGCCCGGAACACGCCCCGGCACAGTCAGAGTTCCAACACGCACGCAACCCCACCCGACGAACGCCTAGTCCGCGCGTAGCAGGCGTCACACTGTCCCTTCCGGAACGCGGGCCTGCCGCAAGCGCAGACCCCCGAAGAGTGCCGCTGATACTTGGGGTCCGCCCGCCGCTCCGCGGAGAGACATGTGCCGCACTTCCCCCGCGCCTGCACGGGATTCCCCCGCCCGCAGGGACAGACCGTACCTTCCCCGGTCCTCCGCGGCCTGGAAGCGTAGAAGCACGCCACGCAGAATCCCTTCTTCTTCGCCTCCGCCCCGCACGGACAACGCGCAGGAGCGACAGAGGGCGCGAGCACAACAGGCGCTACAGGCTCCTGCCCCCGCAGAGGCCTCCCGCGCCGCTGGCGCTCGTAGCACGCATCACAGAGGCCCTTGCGGTAGGCTGTGGCCCCGCACTGACACGCCCCCTGCACAGGCCGCCGATACCCCGGCTGGTGAATGCGCTCGGCGGAGAGGCAGGACCCACACAGCCCCTTCGCCCACACCTCCCGTGTGCAGCCCTCCGTCCCGCACACCGTCCCAGGCCCCGTCGTGTGTGTCTGCGTCGCCTCCCAGCACGCCCGACAGAGCCCCGACGCGGTGTACCTCGGGTTCCCGCAGGCGCAGGGTGTTTCCACGGCCTCCTGGAGCGCGCACATCTCGTGATAGCCCCCCATCCGATCTTCATTCCGGATGTGCTCGGGCGCGTCCTTGTAGAGCCAGTCCGCGAACTTCTGTGCGAGCGCCCCCGTGTAGGAAAGCTGAACCCGAACGTTCCCCGACTGGGGAACCACCGTCCGGTTGAGCTTCGGAACTGGGATCCCAAGCGCCTTCTCGATCTCCAACCCCAGGCGCTCCACGAAGGGCACGGCAATGGAGGTGTAGACCAAGGACCGCTGCTTGTTCCCCCGCGTCCTGGTCTTCTGGACGTAAATGCACCCGTCTGAGTCCCAGAGCCCCCGAATGAAGTGCGGTAGACACGCCTTCGGAAGATCCTCCGGCCACCGGAGCTTGTCTGACTTCTTCCCCCTGTACCCGTGGACCTGGAGCATCCAGTCAGACAGCGCCCGGGACCGCACAACCGCCACGAAGGCCCCCGGCGCGTGTTTGTGCTCGTAGAACGGGCGAGTGTCGTCCGTGATGAGTGCCCGCCACCGCGTGATGGTGGAGATAGCACCCGTGCACTGGAGAAGATACCCCGAAGAGGGAGCACACCCGTCGCCCAAGAAGATGCCGTGCCACCACGCCCGCTCGGGAGACCACGTTTGTAGGAGCTTCCAGTTGATGTTTGCCATGCCACACAGCATAGCAGGTGCGACTAATTAGTGCGAATTCTCGCACTAATTTTCACAAGTTGAGCAAACGCAGCTGGGCGTAGTACGAGCTGCGCACCAACTTCTGCGCGTACCGAGTGCGGACGCCCTTGCGGAGCGACTGGTCGCTCGGGTCGTAGAAGGTGGGGGTGAACTGGATGGGGATGTACGGGGCGTAGACGAAGCCCGCGTCGAGGAAGTCGGGGCCCTTGAGGCCGAGGACCATGAAGTCCCTGGAGAAGAAGGGGTCCTCGTAGAGGGACCACTTGTTCTTGAGGAGGCCGAGGCGGGCGATGCCGAACTGGCCGTGCTGGGTGATGGGGCGCCCCATGTCCATCGGGGTCGAGAGGAGGGGCTGCCCGTCGGGGACGAAGACGCCGCGGTAGTCCGCGTGGCTGGCGAACTGGTCGACGAGGGCACCGACCTCCACGGAGGTGATGGCGAAGTTCGCCGGGGCGCGCAGGGTCTTCTTGTGCACCTGCCCGGAGAGGGAGCTCATCACGGTGAAGATGGAGCGCAGGTGGTCGATCTCGGGGACGCCGCCCGGAGGCGCGCGGTCCCACACGTCCGCCGTCTCCACGCTGGCCTTGAAGATCTCGTTGATGATGCCGCGGTCGATCTCCAGCCCGAACTGGAGGGCGAGGTTGGACACCACGGTGGCGTCGGCGTCGAGGCCGTGGAGCGCCTTGAGGTCCTCCACCGCGTCCTGGGAGGTGAGGGCCTTCGCGCGCCGCGCCTTCGGCGTCACCGGGGCGCTCTTGATGTCGAAGTTCATCTCCGGGATCGCGGTGTTGAGCTCGGAGTCGTAGTAGTAGAACGCCCGGATGGGGTTCCCGTTGGCGGGGATGTTCTGGAACTTGAAGCCCGTGAGCCCGCCGTTGGAGTAGTTGATCGTGCCCGCCACGGAACCGCCCGTGGGCACGAAGGTGAAGCCGCCCACGCCGTCGTCCGTGGCCTCCTGCACCACGGCGCCCGTGGTGGCGTTGATCTCCCGGATGAGGACCTTGTAGCCCTCCCCGGCGTTGAGCGGACGGACCGGCGCCCAGGCAAGCATTCCGGCCAGCGCCGTGCCGCCACCACCGAAGGCGGCCCCATCCCCGACGTTGAGGATCTCGCCGTTGATGTACTCAGACGTGTAGTCCGGGTCGAAGTCCTTGGGGAAGATGTTCCCGCGGGTGGTCGGGCCCTTGGTGGAGCCGTACTGCCAGTCGTAGTAGAACACCGCGCCCACGGGCCCGGTGAGCGGCTGCACGCTCACGACCTCCGGGGCGATGAGGTTCGGCACCATGCGCAGGAGCAGCGGGAAGAGGCTCTTGGTGTACGGGCCGACGTTGATCGCCCGGACCTCCTCCGAGAGGCTCCGCAGGTAGCGGGCCTGATTCTCAACGAGCATGGCCGTGACGGCCACCCGGTACCGATCCGCCTCGGTGCGCATCGGGAGCCCGCTCAGGAGCTCGCTCCACTTCTCCACCACCCGCTCTACCAGGGTCGCGTTCCCGATCCCCGAGAGGCCCTCGATCATCTGTCGTGCTTCCATGTCCTTGTCCTCGTCCGGCTTGTGCCTGTGTACCCGCGCCCGTGCGCTGTGTCCCTGCTACTTCATACCCGCCATGCGGCGAACATCCGTGAGCGAAATCCCCAGCCCGTTGTAGTCCCCGCGGCTCCCGTTGGCGCTGGAACTGTCCCCGCGGACCACGCCGCGCCCGATGGTCTGGCGCATACGCTCCGTGAGGTCCGAGGAGAGCGCGGGCTGGCCTGCGTCGAACTCCTCCACGATGGCGTCCACCGCCTCCACCGTCTGTGGATCGGCGGCCTGAAGCACCCTCCGCAGACGCTCCTCCCTCGGATGCCGCCCGAGAACCCGCTCCATGTGGATCTCCACCTGGGACCGCGACCGCTCCGTCCGAGTAGAGGAGAGCTTCGCACGGAGGGTCTTGTTCTCCTCCTCCAGCGTCCGCTCCCGCTCCACCCTGGCGGCCTCCACGATCTCGTGCCGAAGCTCATCGAAGCGCGCCCGGAAGTCGTCCGCCGTGGGGAACTGCGCAAGATCCCCCAGCGCCTCGAAGACCGCAGCACGCTCCGCCTCGGGCACCGAAGTCACCACGAAGTGCTCGTAGACCAACGTCCGGTAGCTGTCCGACACCGCCCGAAGCTCCCGCTCCGTGGTCTGGAGCTTCTCCGTGACCTGAAGCGCCTCGGCCTGCTTGGTATCCACCACCCGCTGATAGTCCGTCGGGAGGAAGGTTGGGGCGAGAAGCTGCCGGAAGGACGTGAGCGTCGCCAACGCCTCGAAGGCGAGCTTCGCCTCCCCACGGACCCGCTCCGTGACCTCATGGTCCACCCGCTCCACCAACTCGGTGAGCTCTTCGGTGAGCTTCGCGCGGAGAACCGCCTCCGTCTCCGCCGCACCCCTCGCCGCGCCCCGACGCTCCGCTTCCTCCAGGAGAGAAGCCTCCAGCGGCCCCTCGTTCGGGGTGCCCGCCCGCTGCACGCTCTCCTGAACCATCTGGGGGTAGGCGTTCTTGTCCGCCGGATCGATCACGAAGTCGAATGTCACGAGTCGGTAGTCGTCCGACACCTTCTCGTTCACGTCCCCCTCGATGGCCATGGTGGTCCCGTACCCCCGGGAGGACACCCCGACCTCGCAGCCAGCCTTGAGGATCTCCGCGAGGTTGCGCCCGCAGTCGGTGTTGAGGATCTCTGCCTCCCCCTCCACCACCCCGTCCTCCCGGAGCCGGAGCCCCGTGACGACGTGGGAGACGTGCTTCAGGGAGCCCTCCCCGTCCTTGGGATGGTCGGCCTCACCCAGGACCCGGCGACGCTTCACGTCCTCCTGGATCTTGGACACCTCCCGCTTGAGGAGCGCACGCTCGTAGACGCGCTTGTTCCCCGTTGGACGGTCCGCCGCGGCAAACTCCCCACGGACGACCAGCCGCCCGTTGCGAGACTGCTTCTCGTCAATGGTCAGCTTCGTGTTGATCCGCTCCGTGAGTAGCTTCAGTACCGTCGCCATGATTTCCCCTTGAACGGGCTCGCCGTGCCCAGCACGGATACCGACTTCTTCTTGACCTTTCGGGTGGGCTTGCCGAATCGAAAATCCCGCTTGTCCCACCCGATCATCTCCTTACGCCCGGAAGCGTAGGCCGTGCGCCGGTACCGCCACGCTTCCGCGGCGACCGGCGCCGTCATTCCCCCGGCTCGTCCTCGTCACCCTCCTCGTCGTCCTCGTCGTCCTCGTCGTCCTCGCCCTCGTCGTCCTCGCCCTCGCCCTCGCCCTCGCCCTCGCCCTCGGCCAGCGGGTCCGCGGCGTCGGCATCCTCATCCTCGGAGCACTCGGAGCACTCCTCCGCGAGGATCGTGTCCAGCTCGCCCATGGCCTCCACGCAGGCGTTGATGAGCGCGACGTGCTTGAGGAGCTCCTCGTGGATCTCCGAAGGATCCACCTTCTCGTTCGGACGCTTGAGCGCCTCGGTCATCCCCTTGGCGATGATCGCGGCGTCATCGTTGGCGCCCAGGAGCGTCTCCTCCATCTCCTCGAAGATGTTGGTGTCCCAGGCTGCCCCGAGCGCCCCGAGGTGGTTGGCGAGCAGCCCCTCGACCAAGGCGATGTTGGCGAAGGCCACCACCGTGTCCTTGGAGTTGAGGTCCACCGCACCCGCCCCCGCGAGGGCGCGCATCTCCAGCACGGAGGCTCCCACCTGCGTCTGCCCCTCGGCGTGCGCAGCGTGCCCCGCCGCCCTCGACATGGCGCCCCGGAAAGCGCCCTTGGTGCGGTGCAGGGCCCTGGCGATCTTCTGAGAGTGCTTCGCCAGCCGCCGCTGCACCTTGGCGCTGCGCGACCGCTTCCGGAGGTAGCTCTTGCGCTTCTTGTTGCGGCGCCTGTCCTCCGCCTTGTCGGCGCTGGACTCCCGATGCTGCTTGGTCCGGTGGACCTTCCCGTGGGCGTCCACCGTCCCCTTCACCTTCGTGAACTTCCTCTCCAGAAGCTCCGGGAGGCCGAGGGCCTTGGCATCCTCCGCCAGCGTCGTCAGTCCGAACTCGTTCATGTCTCCACTCCTCGGCTCCGGCTCACCAGCCGCGCGACGAAATCCTCTACCACAGATCGGTGCCTGGAGGGGGGCGCCCCCTCCGAAAGCGGCAACGGAACATGCACGGGCGCCCCAAGATGAATGCCCGTCGGGCTCAACACCACAGGGAGCTCCACACACACACCCGCGGAGGAAAGCACGCGCACACGGTCCGGCCACGTCGCCAGCACCGAGAAGCTCACGCTCTCCCCGAACAGCTTGAGCGCCCCGAGCGCCTGCACAGCCTCGGACACCCGCACAAGCCGGTGCTCCAGACTCCCCTCGCAGAGAGAACGAAGCTCCTTGGTGGTGGTGCCCTTGCCCATCGCAGAAACGCTACGCCGCCCACGCGGGGTGTGTCAAGCGCCGAACACACAGGAAACACCGGACCGTACGGTCCAGTGTCTCGAAACCCGTACAGCGGTTCCGATGGACTCTCACGCGGGGGGCCTCGCCCGCAGATCATGGAGGAGGCTGCGAAGATGCTCCATCCGCGCCAGGAGCGCGGCATCCCCCCGAAGGAGCTTCTCCAGCTTGGCCTCCGCCCGGCGCTCCGCGTCTCGGCTGCCCTGGAGGAGCTCCCGCTCCGTGATGCGGCGAGGGACAGGCCGCAGACGCCCGGCAAAAGAACGCCTGGGAGCACTCTCCTGGGACGCACCCCCCTTCGGAGGCTCATCAATCCCCTCGGGGCCCGGCACGAAGTCCGTCGGCGCCTCCTGCGGAGGCCCCTCATCCTCGTCCCCACCTCCACCCCCCGGGGGCCCCGCACCCCCCTCCCGCTGGAGGTCATCCCCCCTCTCGGTGAAGATCGTCTTGATCTCTTGATCCGTGAGGTTGAAGATGTGCGAGAGGACCCACCGCATCGAGACGTGCTCTCGCATCCTGGTTGCGAGATCCGCTCTGGCGTTGCGGACCTCTAGCTGCGCGAGCTCGAAGATCGCGCTGGGCGCCGTCAACGAGACACTAAAATCCACCGAGTAGGGATCAATCCCCAGGGCGGCGAAGTGCACCTGCGCGAGCTGCTTCAGCACACGCGCCTCCTCCCGTTGCACACGAAGAATGACACGGGCGAAACGCACGTCCTGCGAGGAAAGCGTTGCGCGCACAACCCCCGTCTCATCTCCCATGTACGCCCGCGGAACCTTCGCGGCAGCATAGAAAAGTGTACGGAAGTAGTCGGCGTCGTCCACCGACTGCCATACCGGGGAGGCGAGGGTCTCCACTCTCGTTTCATCCCCGTTACGGATCGGGATGAACACGTCCTCGTCCTGTGCGACCGGATCGAACTTCAACCCCAGACGCCCGGAGGAATCCACATAGCGCCGTTTACGAACCTGCTGCCGGAAACGGTTGACGTAGGCCCATGCCTCCTGGTCGGTCTTGTTCCCGACGTTCAGGTAGTAGGCGTACCGCTCCGGCGCCCTGTCCAGACGGAAACGTAGAACCGCATCGTCCATGAGGAGCATCCTGCGCCAGACCCACCGGGCGGGCTCCAGGAACGGAGAGCCATACAGAGAGTACGGGTTGCGCCCCATGAGGCGCGCATGGATCACCTGCCACGGCTCGAAGGGGATGGGTCCCTCGGATCCCAACAGCTCCCGTCCGCGGGCAACAGCCTGCTTCCGACGCGCCGCGTCACGCTCGTACTTCTGTACGATCTCCTTGAACTCGTTTTCGGAAAATCCCCTCCCCCCGGAGAGGTCCTGCACGAAGCCCAGAAGATCCCCCCTTGAGTCCTCTACCCGACGCATGGACGCCGGAGGAAGCTGGTTCACACGAACCACCCCCACCTTGTCCGCGAGGATGGGTTCCGCATAGCCGTTGCCGTACTTGATTAGGGAACGAACGTCCCCCCAGAGGCGGTCCTCGACGGCGAGATCCTTGTAGAGATCCTCCACGATCTTCTGGTATTTGCGCGTCTTGGCCGTCACCGTGAGGACGCGCCCTGTCTGCCAGTCGGTCTGTGTGGTGTCGTCCGCCACGATGTCGAGGACCGCCGCCGCGAGGGGGTACTCATCCATGCACTCGGCGTCCCCGAAGATGGAGAGGAAGTCCCGCTCCATGCGCAGGTAGGACGCCACAGCGTCCGGCATGACGGAGTAGGAGGCGTCGGGCCCCACAACCCCCACCGGAACCCCGCGGGTGGTGTCCTCCCCTGCGCCCCCGTCCAGCGCATCGGTCACCGTCCGTACGAGATCGTCCAAAACGCCCATCTAGCGGCCTCGCGGATACGATCCGTCCGTCACCCAGGCGGAGTCAAGCTCATCCACGCCGCCGACCATGATCGGAGGAAGCGCCGCGCCCCCGCGGGAAAGATACCCCTGCGCATCGATGTCCAACGGAATGTCTCCTCCGGGTGTGATGATCGGGAGCGGCTCCTGCTGGAGCCCGAAAGCCTCGGTGAGGGTGTGTACCACCCCCGCCAGGGCGTCCGCAACGTCCTTCCGGAACCCCTTGGGGTGGTCCACCTTCCCCGTGCGCCCATCTCGCTCCAGCCGCCGGAGCTCCTCGATGAGAGGCGCGTAGTTGTAGAAGAAGATGCGGTTCTCGTAGAGCGCCGTCTTGAGCGTGTCGTACGGGTCCGCCGTGCGATCCACGGAGAGAATCTCCGCGTCGTAGCCCTTCGCGCGGAGTTGCTGCAAACCATCCCGACTCTGGTAGGTATCTGACGTAACCTTCGTAATTCTGAAGCCCTTGCTCGACATGAGATATAGAAGACGACGCACGTCCCCCATGACGATCTCGTCCCCGAGGGGAGGGACGATCTGGAGGAGGAAGTCCACGATGATGACGGGGGCCCGCTCCAGAACACGCGCCTGCTCCACCTTCGAGGACCGAAGGACGTTGCGGTACCCAGCAACGTGTGCAACCACAAGCCCCGTGGCGTCCCCCGTAAGCGAGGGATCAATGTGAGCGTGGCGAGGACGCTGGGGATTGATGCGCGGGACGGAGACGGTCTCGGTCCCGTAGGTATCCCGGCGCTCCACGTCGCGCACGAGAAGCTCCCAGAGGAAGTCCCCGCGCTGTGTCGGATCGTAGGACTCCACAGAGAACGGATGCTTCAGCTTCGGGTGGATGGCCTGCTCGATGGCGCTCCGGCGCTGAATGTACGGGCTCATGGCCACCGTGGAGATCCCCGCGATGTCCCGGATGGCCTGCTCCAGGTCTTGCTCGAAATCCCGGCGATAGTCCTCCGGTACGTCAATCATCACCACGTCGGCGGGGAGCTCCGCCCGGATGGCATCCCGCTCCCCAGGCTTGAGAATCCTGGAGGGGATCTGCTCGTTGCCCACGAGAACCTGGAAGGTCTCGTCCGAGGAGTACCTGGACTTCGGAACCGTCTCCCAAATCGCGTAGTCTCGCACGAACAGGTGAGGATCCTCCCTGGAGGTGCGAACCAGCTTCTCCGTGAAATCCGCACGGGTGCGCTTGGAGGAGACGATGAACAAGATGCCAGGGAGCTTCCCCTGCCGCGCGAAGCGCGACTTCAACCGGCGCTTGAGCGTGTAGTAGATGGACTCCGCGCGCCCCACAACGCCGTGACGCTTTTGGTCCTTGGATGCATCGGGCATGAAGTTGCCTTCGTCCATGAAGGCCGAGATGCAGTTCAGGCCGAGCGCCGATGTGTCCGTAGAAGCACGCGCCGCCACCCACACGGAGCGCGGAAAGCGAAGCTCCTTCTTCGTCGCCGTGAACGGAAAGTGCTCCTTGAAGTACGGGCTGGCCTGGATCTTCGTGACGATGTTCTCGAAGACCACCTTCACGGCCAGGGCCTCAGACACGGAAAGACACACCACGGAGATGTTGGTCCCCGGCGCCAGCCCGTAGGACTTGTGCGGGTCTTTCAGGCACGAGATCTCGTAGAGAACACGGCAAACGCCTACGCTCGCGGCAAAGCTCTTGCCGCTCCCGATGGAGCCTGTGAAGAGACACTCTGTGTAATCTCCCTCAAATAGCTCCTTGAGATCCGCCAGCCAAACGTCATAGAGAGCGTCGCACGTCTCCCCGAGGTAGTAGGGATCGCGGACGAACGTCTCCATGTCTACAGGGGTACGGGCGTACTCCATCCGCGATGCCCGCGCGAAGAGAAGATCCTCTGTAGGATCCCCCTCCTCGTTGGCAGCCATCTCTGCGAGCATCTGCCGCAGAGCCTCCTGCTCTGCGGGGGTCATGCCCTTCATGTCCTGGAGAAGAAGACTCAGCTCCTCATCGTAGGTACGAACAGAGCGCGCCTTCCCGGAGTTCTCAACGATCACCCGAGCCCCCCACAGCCTTTGTAGGAGACTCCGTGGGGGAGTCTCCCGTGGGGAGCTGGGTCTGGAGCTTCGCCGCGAAGTCCGCGCGGGTGCGCTGGAGGGTCAAGAGGCGCTCCGCGATCTGAATGACTTTCCGCCGCGCCTCCGGGGCGTCCATCACCTGCTGCACTTCCGGAGAGCCGAAGGTCTGCCCGCTGTCCGACTCCGCATCCTGCGCCGGATCATGGACGCCCTGGCGCTGGTAGATCCCCATGGACAGCTTGAGCTCCACCGACCGGGCGAGGATCTCCGCGGTGGTCACGATCTCCCGGTTCATCTGGGGCGAGAGAATCTGGAGCTTCTGCTCGTAGGCCAGCCCGATACGGAGGCGGTCCTGCTGCTTGCGGTAGAGCGCTTCGAGCTCCTGGAGCTCATCGAGGCGCTGAATCACCTCGGCCTTGACCGCCATCTGGGGGAGCCGCCCCCTGGCGGCGGCGAACTCCCACCGCGGGATGCCCTGCTTGTACTCCTTGAGTACCTCCCGGACGACGTATTTGTTGACGTCCTCCGCCCCGCGGACATTGGTCTGCACGAAGGTGCACACGTCATCCAGGGAGCGCCCCTCGACGAACAGCCGCCGAACCTCCTCCACCTGCACCGAAGCCAGGAGAGTAGACCGGAACCGAAGGTGCGCCTGGGGGCGCGCGGCTACAGGCTGCGGCGCCTGCTTGCTCTGCGCGGCCTTCACCCGTCCGGTCGGTGTCTGGGGATCGCGGGACACACCGAAACCATAGCAGACATTACGGAATGGGCGCAACCTCCGCGGGGATCCACCCGTGCGCCCAACCCGCGGCCACTGCCGCCGCCTTGGATAGGCCGCCGAAGTCCCCGTCCCGCGCCACTCCAAGCCGAGCCTGCGCGGCCTTCACGATGCACTCATCCTCGGACCGCGCATAGTCCACGCCCCGAAAGCCCCGCGCCTTCAGGGTGTGGAAGATGGCGTCCCCGGGATCCCCGGGCCCCCGCTGCACGGTCTGGTTCCTGTGCCCGAAGACCCCCGGAGGCCGCACAGCCCCCGTCAGACGGTCCAGGACCCCCACCACAGGCTCGCTCCCCACCCACGGAATCCACGGCTGAATCTGGTAGTGCTGGCAGAGCACCTCCACCAAGAGGCCGGTGGCGTTGAGCGTGGCCTCGTAGATCTCCCCCTTCTCCGTCTGCACCATCTCGATCCCGACGGTGTAGGCGTTCACCCCGCCCGCGTGCCACGTATACCGCTGGGTGGGGTCGTTCTGCTGGTAGACCACCCCCGCCCTGTCCACCGTGAAATCCCAGGAGGCGATGGCTGCGTGCCCCACCGTACGAAGATTCGCGCGGGTCCACCCCCTCGCTCCGAGCGGCCCGGCTCCAGGAAGCGTCGGGCCCCGCTTCCCGTACACGGTGTGAAGGATGACGGCCCCCACCTTGCGCGGTCGAGGATTGGTCTTCCCCGCGGGAAGCCAGCCCACGCCCTCCAGATCCCCCACCTCGCCCCCAAACTCTACAACCTGCCCGCTCAGAACGAGTGCGCTCACCCCCAGAGAGAACCACAACCGGACCGTACGGTCCAGTCCGAAGGAAGCCTACTTCTCCGCCCAGGAGTCTCCAACAGCAGCGGGGGCCCGCACAGGCACCGAAGGCAAGAGCGGCTGCATCCCCTCCACCATGGCCTGTGACAGCGCCTTGGACCACTCTCGCAGAAGCTCAGGCTCCTCCGGGCACTCCGTAGCGATCTCGTCATGGACGTGGTGAACCATCCGCACCCCAGGGAACTTCCTGGCGGCCTCGTAGACACGCCGGAGCGCTCGCTTCAGCCCATCGGCAGCGGTCCCCTGCACCTCCAGGTTGAAGCACGCCGCGTACTCCTTCTCGGGGTCAATGAACCGCCGCCGCCCCGACAGGGTACGCAGCGCGCCGTCTCGCTCCGCCTTGGCGATCACCTTCCTGTGCCACGTCCGCACCCCAGGGAAGGACTCGAAGTAGGTATCGCGGATCCTCTCGGCGTCCTTCAGCGAGAACACAACACCGTACCCTACCAGCGCGTAGGACACGAACTTCTCCGCACCCAAAGCGAAAGCAAACCCGAAATTTGCTGGTTTGGCCTGCTGGCGCTGCTCCTTCGTGACCTCGCTCTCGGGCACCCCGGAGATCTTCGATGCGGTGAAGCGGTGAATGTCCCCGTCGCTGCGGATGATTTGCAGAAGATTTCGGTCCTGCGTGACCTCCGCGAGCACCACCATCTCAATCGCAGAGTAGTCCGCGATGACGAGTTTCCTCCCAGCCTCAGGACGGAAACACGCCCGGTAGTTCTTGCCCCTCGGGATCTGTCCCAGGTTGGGCTTGGAGTGTGCGAAACGCCCGGTCGCCAGCATCGGATAGTAGGATGCGTGAATGCGGAGCGTAGCGGGATTCAGGAACTTCAGGTAGTCCGGCCCGAAGGCCGTGGTGGCCTTGGCATACCCGTTGTACTCGATGACGTCCTTGATGATAGGATCCTTCTGCGCGAACACCGCGAGTGTAGCCTCCTTGGTGTCCTCAATAGGGATCCACGCATCACGGCCTACGCGGGTCTTGAGCCCGTACTTCCGGAGGCTCTGCAAGAGCTGCGTACGCGAGTCAATCGAGAACTTCGGATCGTAGCCGAACAGCCCTAGCTGATTGGAGGGGCTTGGAAGGACACGCTCCAGCTTCTCCCGCAGCTGCGTGGCCTTCTGCTTGTTCGTCTCGTAGAGCGTCAGCCACGCCTCGGCGTCCAGACGGAAGCCGTTGCGCTCCACGCTCGCCTCCGGGGTGATGGACTCGAACTCAAGGAGTGCGGTCTTGTGGAGCCCCTCCTCCCGGATCTTCGGCCTGAGCTTCTCGTACACTTTCGGAAGCCAGATCACGTCGTCCGCGGCGTAGTCTAGCTGCTCCCTGGTGAGGTCAGACCGGGACCAATCGGAGCCGCCTAGCTCCTCCACCTGCGGCGCCATCTTGAGCTCCCGCAGATAGATCGAGAACAGGTCGTGGCTCATACCCCGCTCGCCCCCGAGCCCGTTGTAGAGCATCGCGGAGGCGCGGAAGGTATCGAAGATCGGCCAGAGCTCCACCCCGTAGTGGTGCAGGAGGAACAGGGCATCGAACTTGAGGTTCTGCCCCACCACGATAGGGCGCCCCTCCCCCACACACATCCCAGGGTTGTTGAGCACCTCCATGATCGGCGCCAACGTGCCCGTCTTGAAGGCGTCCACCACGTAGACATTCCGCCCCGTGTTCAGGGACAGGAGCCGAACGCGGCAGGTGTGGGGGTCAAACCCCGTCGTCTCCGTGTCCAGCGCGAGGAGCTGCGCCCCTCGGACCTCCTGGGCGATGAACGGAAGCTCCCCCGCGTCCGTGACGTACTGGTAGGTGTACCCGGCGTGTGTGAGCTTCTCCGCCACGCTCGAATCCTACAGCCCCCGCCGCCCCCCGCAAGCCGTCAGAGAAGAGACTGGACCGTACGGTCCAGTGCGGGCCGAAGGGCATCCCTGAGTACGGTCACCAGCTCCTCATCATCTTCGGCCATTTCCTGCCAGAAGAGGAGCCACGGATGATCCTCCACCTCGCGCTCCATGAGCGCGTGCGTCGCCGGAACGAACAGGAAGTCCTCTCCCCCGCCCCTGGGATGCACCACATGGCGGTCATGCCCGAGGTCCTCGTAGCGTCCGATGGCCCCGAACCCGTCGTAGAACGTGTTGGCGTAGAGACGAAGCTGCACCTCGTCATCCTCCCCACCCCCCATGGGGGGCACGAACACGTCCCGGAGCATACAGAAGGCCGTCGCTCCCCCAGGAAGCCGCGCGTAATAGGGTGTCTCGGGCGTCAGCATCTCAGAACCCGCTCGCCTTCAGGTGCTTCTCGTAGATGTCCTTGGTGCTGTCCCCCACCACCACGAAGTCCTCGATCTTCTGCCCGTTGAACTCCGTAATGCCGTTGCTCTTGAGGTTGTCGATCACTTGAGTCCTGACGTATGCACTCCCGCACGCGATCTTCACGATGTACTTGGGATCAATCCCGCGTCGCCAGTTCTGCTCGTTCCCCCCGGAAGCCGTACCCGTACCCACAATATCCCCCAGCGTATCGCTCAAGGATTGACGGTTTTTATAGGTCGGATGGTTTGGTTTGTTGACGCCAAACGAATCCCCGTTATAGGCGTACGAGTCCAACCTATCCGCCACGGACGGATGAACAATGTAGTTGATAGGCCCTGTAATGGAACCCGCGTACTGGCACGTCTGCCCCGCGTTCATGGTCCCCTCGGTCGCAACCCGCGTCAGGAACCCGTCCCCGCTACCGCTGTTGACATCCAACTCGTAGGACTTGCCGTTTTCCTGTGTGCCCGGTAGCCCCGGAGGAATCCCCGTCTGGTTGCGCGCCACGATACCAAGCAACCCCTTCGTAAGAATGCTGGTAGCGAGCTCCGGCTGACTACTACCCGCGAAAAAGAACTTGAGGCCCGTGGCTTGCTGGATCTTCTTGTATCTCCCTGGGAGAACCGTAGCGAAGTACCCCGGACTGACCTCCCGAGACTCCAGCTTGTCCATGTCCGCCTCGGACACGCCCGCATCCTTCAGTTTTTGACGCATAGACGCAGGTGTCTCGTTCTTGAGAGACTTCACCTGCGCATCGAACGTCTGGGGCGCAACGTCGAACAGGAGATCTGCGAGGCGTCCTACTTCCTTCTCCTGGGGTGTCGGATCCCGCAGCATATCCGCGGCAAAATCCGTCCCGCACAGAGACAACGCCCGATAGACCCCCGCGTCGAGAGACTCCCCTGGCTTCAGGTAGACCTTCGCAGCCACTTGGTGATTGTATCCGTACTGCTCCGAATCCACCCCCAGGAGCACCGACGTGTCCCCGTCCGCCCACCGCTTCCCCTTGACCCCAACACGCTGCCACGTCTTGTCCTTGTCTACGTACAGATCCTTGTCTGCGTTGTAGAATCCGTCTGAGAACAGCTGCGCGTCGGGGTTAGGCATCGTGCCCCCCGAGGGCGGAGGTTTCGGCACTGTCGGACTCACGTTCGTACCCCCCGCCATGGAGGGGAGCGCCACCTGGGGTCGCAGACGGAAGAAGACCCGGTAGTATTCCTTCCCCTGGGGATCATTGTGCTTCTGGATGGTCATGGCCTGCCCCATGACCGACAGCCCGTCGTGCTGCACCATCGTGTTGCTCCCGAGAGAGCCGCCCAGCCCCACCTCGTGCATCACCTGGGTGTAGCCCTTCGGAGAGAGAGAGGGCGTGAGCGCCGCCACCTGCGAGGTAGATGTCGCGGTGGGCGCCGGGGGCGGAGGAATCGGGACTTGCTGCCACCCATGCTGCGCGGTCAGAGACGCCCATTGGTCCTGGGTCAGCGTGATCCCGTACTTCTGCGACCCGTGGGGCTTGGCCTCCGCCGTGATCCCGAGCTTCTTGAGCTTGTCTACGACTGCCTGCGCCTTTGCGGGCCCGTCCGGCTGCGCGTAGAACGCCTGGAGCTTGAGCGTGATCTTGCTCGCGTCCGAAACCTGACCCACTCCCTCCCCGGGCTTCAAGGCGTAGAACTCGGGCATCTTCTGAATGATGGCCTGCCCCGTGTGGGGCACGAACATCATCCCCGGCTCCGCAGCCTCCCCGGTGGGGAGCACCGTAAGCGGGGGAGGTGGTGGTGGCGTGTAGACGGGGAGGTTCCCTGCGCCCACAGCGCTCTTCGGGTACTGGAAGGTCTCCCCCGCCCCCAGCTCCCCGCGCGCCTGCTTGAACGCCGTCCACATCGCCTCGAAGTCGCTGCGCAGCGACTTCTTGCGCGCGAGAGCGTTCTTCGTTACCGCCTCGCGGTTCTCCTTCGGGAGCGTTAGGAGATACGGCTGGAGGATGGCCTTGTAGTCCGCGTCGGAGATGGCCTCGGCGGCCTCAATCGCCGGAAGCATGTCCGCGGGGTTGAGCTCGGCCTTGCCCTCCTTGTACGCCGCGAACAGGTCGCTGTAGAGAGAACTTCCCCCCTCGGCCCCCTTGTAGGAGAGGTCGAGGAGAGCGTTGGCGTCCGATGCCGTCGTGCCAGCGAAATGCCGGAAAGCTCGGCTCTTGCCCTTGCTGACAGGAACCCCCGTCTCGCCCACGAGGAACCGAGAGGCCTGCGCGTCGTGGTTGCCGATCAACCAGTCGAGGACGCGCTCCTTGAGGAGCTGCGCCTTGGCTTCGGGCGCGAACTTCGCCGGGTCTGTGTCGGAACTGGCCGACAGCTCCGTGTGCCCCTTCGGCACCGCTTGGATCACCCCGTCCTTGAAGGGAGTTACCGAGACGAAAGCGTCCCCGAGCACCAACGACGCCAGCTTCGCGCCCGTCACCCCCGCGGCGACTCGCGGGGCTGGAATGTCCCCCGCCGGGTGATACTTCCACTCGTTTCCGGAGGCGTCCGCGTAGAGCCCGCCCCCCTTGTCCGTCAGACTGGCCGCCACAGGCCCCACCAACGGCGCGGCCTTCGGAGACGTGTGCTGGAGTGAGAACCCCGCCGCATCCCCGGGTGGCTTGTTCTTGGTAGGCGGCGGAGGTGCTGGAATTGCCGGAGGAGCCGGGGGAGCCGGGGGAGCCGGTGAAGGTGACCCCACGCCCCCCGCTCCGACACCGGCACCGGCACCGGCACCGGCACCGGCACCGGCACCCGCACCGGCACCCGCTCCGGCACCCGCTCCGGCTCCCGCTCCGGCTCCCGCTCCCGCTCCCGCACCCGCACCGGCACCACCCCCGCTCGCTCCAGCGCCTCCAGACACCTTTGGAGGTGGGGGCTGCTGGAGCACGGACACCGCATTGGCGGCCAACGTCTCCTGCGCCATCGTGGCAGGCCACGCGACCCCGAACACCGCCTCAAGATGCGCGACGTGTTCGGGGTTTTTGATGCTGCTCTGGAACTTGTCCGCGAGCTTCTTCAGACTGCTGGGAGTTGGAGGCTTCTTCGTGAGCGCCGCAGGAAAAGACTTGTGAGCATGGCCCACCACGCCAGTCACGAGATCCTCCCCTAAGAGATCCATGACGGTCTTACCCTCGGCAACCCACGCATCCCCCTTGGAAATTGCGGTGTCCACAGACGGAGCACTCGTGCCCTTGGCTGCCTGCCCGGCGGCGCAGAGCTGCGCGATGTACTTCTTCGCCGCGTCTTGATCCCCGAGGTACGTCCCGATTTGCAGGACATACTTTCCGCTGACCTTGTTTTTGGCCAGCGCGGTGATCTTCTTCTCCCACCACTCGGGGGTGTGCAACGCGCCCAGACCATAGGCCCCCACAATACGCCTCGCCACCCTCAACGAGGCCATGTGCAGCCAGCCAGGGCCACTCTCCCCCACCAACCCCGGTGTCAACGGCATGGTCCAGGGCCAGCCCGCCTTGGAAAGCCATGACCACCCAGGCCATGTAAGCCCTCCCTCGGCACTGAACGCCGATACCTGCGCTTCCCCCTTCGAGGGCTCGGACTTCGGTTCGGGCTTCGGCTCTGACTTCGGCTCTAACTTCGCAGGAGCACCCCCGATGCCCATGTGCTTCTTGACCTGAGCGAGGAAGTCCGCGGGATCGGACCCCCCATAGCCTAGCGCCACAAGGGTACTAGTGGCGGGTGTAAGTGGAGGGAACTGCGCCAAAAACGTCGCCGCCCACAACGTCGCCGCGTCCGGTCCGAGAGCCGCTTTTACCCCCGCGACACTCTTACCCGCGAGATCCTGAGCAAGGGCCGCGAGCCCCGCCTTCGTAAACCCCTTGAGAGGACCCGTCATCACCGGCCCTGAGCCGGTTGGTGTGATAACCGCCTGAAGGTACCCGTGGAGCTTCGCCTTGAGAACCGGCCATGGCGTGCCGGTCATGGCCTCAATGTCCGCCTCGGGAATACCGAAATTACTAGGAAGAGTAGCGAGCGCGGACGCCACGGTCTGACCGGAGGCGTGAACCTTGACGGACGCCGCGCCCCCTAGAATCTTCTCCGCCCAGAAGTCCCCGTAGAGATCCTTGAGCTTCTTCTCCTCGCCAGACAAAAACCCCGGCGTACTGGGAGAATTCGACCACGCCTGGAAATCGCTCGCCAAGCTGGCGATGGACTTCCCCGCGAAAGGCCCCGCAGCGTCCCACATTGCGACTGAAGGCTGCACATCCGCCACGCCCCCCGCACCCGCCATGTACCCCTTGATCTTCTCGACGTACTCCCCCGAAGGATAGGGAATACCCATCGCACCCGCCCATGCCGGGCCGTCAGGGTCCGCACTCGGACCGCCTACAGCCCCCGCCTCCTTCGCAATGATGAACCCGGCGGTGAGGAACGTGGCGTAGTCCGGGCCGTAATCCTTCTCCAGATCCACCGCGGAGCTTGTGTTGTACTGGAGGAAAAGCTCCTCAAGCCCTCCCTTGGTCCAGCCCTTGAGGGGCCCCGTCATCTTGGGCTCCTGCTCCGCCGGACCCGCCATCAAAAACCCGTGAGTCTGCGCCGCGAGAAGAGGCAGTGTGGTGCCCGCCGCCGCCGCCACACCCTTCCACATATCCTGCACGCTGGGCTGACTCAGCAAATCCGAGAGCTTCGTGGCTACAAACCCGGCCCCCGAACTGTCTGCGGCGTGCGCGGCGAGAAGAAGAGGCGCCCACTGCTCGCCGTACGCCTTCTTCAGGAGAGCAACAGCGCTGGGCTCCTGGACACTCGTAAGCGCAGGATGAGTGTCCACGGGCGCGGCGTTATACGCCGTCCACATCGCCGCCAACGCCGCTTGATCCTTGCCCGCCAGAGGCCCTGCCGAACTCCACATCTCTACGGCGGAGCCCGTGTCAGACTTGGAGGGGGAAGCGCCACTCCCCGCAGGCCCACCGGAAGAGCTCCCCGTGGAGGCCGCGGCCTCCTTCTTCTTCAGCGCGGCTACGTACCCCTCGATCTTGGCCTGGAACGCCTGCTTGTCGGCATCGGAGCCGGGGTAACTGTAACCGAAGGACGCAAGGTCCATGCCGGATGCGTAGGCCCCCCCGAGGAGCAACTCCTTCCAATCGGGTCCGTAAAGCGCCTGGAGCTTACCCGCACTCGCGCTTGTGGGGACTAACAAAGCCAGAGACAGCCCAGGATGCGTCGTGGCGGGCGCATTCGAGTATTCCACCCACAGGGCCTTCAGCCCATCCACCGTGTAACCCTTCAACGGTCCAAGCGCTGCGTCCCCAGGGTTATCCACAACCGGCTTGTCTGCGACAGGCTTGTCTACCGTAGGTGTGCCTGCGGGATTGTCCTTGAGGGCTGGGACTACGTGGGCACCCTTCGGAGCCCAGCCTCCGGCGAAGGTGAAGGCGCCATCCTGCCCGAGACGCTTCTTGTAGAGCTTGGTGAGGAACGCCTCGAAGTCCTTCCGGACGTTCTTCTTTCGCTCCAGCGCCGCCTGGACAAACGCATCCGTACTGTTCTCGTGCCCCGGAGGCAGGGATGCCGCGTAGTCCTTGAGGAGCTTCGTGTACGCGGCATCGTCAAATTCCTCGACGGACTCAATCGCGGGAAGCATGGACTTCGGATCGAAGTCCATGGTGTTGTCCTTGAAGGCGTTCCAGAAGGTGTTGTAGTAGGGCGGGATGGGGTTGGGGTTGTAGTCCGCGGAGAGATCGTCCTCCCCGAAGTTCTTGAACCCCTGCTCCTTGTCGATCCCGAGTACGCGGGTGACCCCGCCCACCTTCGCCCGCACGAAGTTGTCGAAGTAGCTGTCGTGGTTGGAGGTCACCCAGTCCACGATGTGCTCCATGGCCACGTCCAGCTTGGATGTGTCCGAGAGCTTCTCCGGCGCGTTCGCCCACTGCTGGAGCGTCGCGCGCGGAGTGGCCTCAATCCACGGACGCAGAAGCCCCGGCATCCCGTTGATGGTCTCCATCCGCACGGGAGGCGAAAAGGGCTTCACGACCTGCTGAAGCGCCGTACAGATCTCGTGAGACTTAGGACGCCACGGCTCCTTCTTGCTAGTGTTCCCCTTCTGCACAGCCCACTGGAAAAAGAAAAGGCTCCCCCCGTGCTTCGGGGCCTCCTGAACGTGCTGGAGCCAGGCGCCCCCATACTTTGCCTGGAGCCCCGCCGCCGCGACGTTGGAGATGTAAATGTCCTTCTTCCCCGCGCCCCCCAACGCAATCGTCCCTGGGGGGAGCTTCGTCAGCTCCGACACCGGAGGGATCGTGGAGACGAAGGGGAGGTCCTCCACCCCCGTGTCGTTCTCCGGGGGAACCGCCGAGGTGTCGAGCGCCGCCGGGGCCGCCGAAGCCCCCTCTGTAGGCGCAAGGATCGGCGCCGTGAACGGAACCTTCAGCGAGAGCGCGCCCTCGGCCCCCGGAGCGGCGGTCAGCGCCAGCACGGCCTCGTTCTTCCAGGGCCCCCCAGAAAACAGATCGCTCAGGAGCTCAGACTCATCGGGAGAAAGTCCCGCCGCCAGCGCGTCCATCTTCGCGCCCGCGCCCCCAGGAGGATACGGGGCCGTCGCATCGGGCGAAGAGAGGAGCATCCCGAGGGCCGCCGCCTGCGCCCAGTCGGAGCCGACATCCTTGGCCACGGAAGCCATGACCTCGGGGTCTTCGAGGATCGCGGTGACCGCCTTGGGTACGGACCCGTAGAGCTCCTTGAGCTTCTTGGCGTAGGTCTGAAGACCCCCCACCGTCGCGGAGGCAAGCTGCACCGGAGAAGCCGCGGGCTCCTTCGGCTGGGGTACGTCAATCTCCGGCTCGGGCTCCGACGGGGGTTCGGGTGGCAGCACCGGATCCGACGCAGCCGGGTTTACGGGAGCGGACCCGTACTTTTGCATCATCCCCCAGAGCGCCGTGACCTTCTCCGCACCGCCTAGCAGTGCGACCGATGTGGGGAAGTTTGTAAGAAACGCCCCCAACCCCCCAGCGAGCAGCACCGTCTGCTTGAAGGTGCCCAGCATCGCCTTCCCCGTAGTAATAGCGGCGAGAACAGTATCGAAGCTCCCGTAGTACCCCGTCAAGAGCTTCTGGATATCAGCGCTCATCCCGCCGTACCCCGCGGGGTTGTGCGCGGAGGCTAGCTGTAGCAGGGCGAGCTCCTTGGAGCTCGTGAGATCAAAGGTGTCCCCGAGGAAGGTGAACGCCTGGACGGTCTGCGCGGGAGGAGAAGACTTCGCCGTACCGCCGTCCGGCGACGCCGCCAGATCAATGCTGGGCTCGGAGGGCTTGACCTTCGGCTTCGTGGACGCCTCGTAGGCACCCTTCCAGTCCGCAAAGCCCGCGCCCTGAACATACCCGTTCAGTTTCGCCATGAACTCGGCGGAGAACAGATCCTCGGGGAAATTGTCGGCGCCCCCGAAGCCATGAACCAGCGCAGCTACGTCCGCCATCGCATTTGTGGAGGTGGGGAGCGCGCCTCCCCAAGCCCACCCGCTCTCCTCCTTCTGGATGTCCTTGACGAGCTTGACGTGATCGTCGTAGTCCGCGGCCCACCCGGAGGGAAGGAGGAGCTCCGTGTCGTGCACAAAGGACGGCCAGTCCGCCTTGAGCTCCGCTGTGGTCGCACCCCCAAAAAGCGCGTGCAGGGCCTTGAGCACCCCCACGGAGAGCGGCTCCTCAGGAACGACCGCGTGATCTGCGAGGATCGCAACGATCCCGTCGTACTTCTTGTTCCACTCTACCTGCTTCGCCACCGCCGCCTTCAACGGACCGATGTGCTGCTTGGCAATAGCAAGCCAGCCGTCCCCAGAAATCTGCCCCACCGTATTCACCGTCCCGGGGGACAGCGCGTCCAAATCATCCACCGCACCGGCAGGTGCGAAGTTTGTCAGGAGGGCCGCGGTCTGCGTGAACCACGACTCCGCAGGGAGCGGATAGACCACCGGAGCGGCCTTGACCTCGGGAGGCGTGTCGGCCTTCGGCATCGCGCCGGTCCCCCCGTCCGCGGCGGGCGGCGGAGGGGGCTCATGCCACGGATCCTCCGGCTCGGGCTCTGGAGGAAGAACAGGCGGAGCATCCTTCGCTTCCGGAGGGGGCGCGGGCGGTGGCGTGGGCTCCGGCTCCGCCTTCAGAGCCGGGGGCTCGGGTTCCGGCTCGGGTTCCGGCTCGGGTTCTGAGGGCTCCGTAGGCTCCGCGGACGGGGCGGGCGTAGCCGGTTCGGGTGCTGCGGAAGGCTCCGGCTCGGGTACCGTACCCTTCGGGAGCTTCGAGACAACCAGGGCTTGCCAGCCAGCCTTCATGTCCGGGTGCGTGAGCGCCACGGTGAGCTTCGGCTTCCAGTCGGCGCCCAGCCACTTCGTGAGCTGCTTCACCAGCCCCGCATGGACAGCATCCACCGCCGCCTTCTGCGCCTCGGGCGTCGCCGCGTTTACAACCGCGCCCAGCGCCTTGACGTTCTCGCCCGAGGGCGTGGCGAGATACTTCCAGTTGGCCGCACCCGCCCCCGGCTTGTCATCGTATTTGATGTAGAGAAGCTGCTTCGGCGGCTTCCCGTAGAGCTGCACCGTCCCCTTGGGCCAGTTGTCGCTCGCCTTGGCTTCCTCCAGGGCAAACGCCTCGGGGGAGAGCGTGTCCGCGTCCCCGTGGAGCGTGTCCCACAGATGGTCTGCGGACCACCAATCGGAGGCGCCCCCGTCGTGCCCAGGCGCCCTCACGGCCCCTCCCAGATACGACCCTTCGAGTCCTTCCGCGCGACGATGAAGAAGCTCAGGTTCTTCCGGGCATGGAGCTGCCGCACACAGCGGGAAACCCCTGCTTTGGCGGCCCGGACCAACATGAAGAGATCCTCTACCACAAAACCTGCGGCCTCATAATGCCGGATGAGCTCTACGTGCGTCAAGCGCTGCCTGTTCGCGCAGACCTCATCCTGGCACTTCACCACGTAGACCCCGTTGTCACACAAAACCCGCGCGTGCTCCTTGAATCCCTCGAAGTAGAAGGACAGAAGCGCCTCGTGCCACTTCCCCTCTGGCGTCTCCTCTGGGGGCGCCCCCTCCCCGACCTTGTAGTACGACCTGAAGGCTTGGTGTTCTGAGGTCTGGTAGGTGGAGTCCCCCGAAGGCCGAAGGTACGGAGGATCGAAGACGAGAAGCTCCAGGGAGCCGGAGGAGTAGGGGAGGTGCCGGGCGTCCGTGCCCGTCTGAATGTCCGATAGGTAGCGGGTCTTGTATTGGTCGTCCGGGATTCGCCGCCAGAAGACCCCCGTCCCGTAGGTCACGTCCGCAATGCGGGAATCCTGCCGCGCGTAGAGCTGGAGGATCGTGGGGAAAATGTCGGAGGAGTCCCCCACCACGGCGGCCTGCACAAGATCCGTGCGTGCGCTACCCCTCGGGGACTTCCGAGACTTCGCGGGCTGGATCTCCGTGGTCATTCTGAGGGAGGATCGCCGTTCTCGTCCTGTACATCCTCGCGGCCTTCGCCCTTGGCCCACATGATCACAAGCTCCGCGAGTTCCTTGTGGATGCCGAGGAGCATCGAGAGCTCGTGCGGGGAGTGAGCCTCCAGAGGCTTCGCCAGCGGGGGCGGTGTGTGTTCGTTGGCGGTCTCGGTCATTTGACCCATCCTAGCTTCTTGAAGAGCCCGTCCATGGCCTCCCCGATGGGCTTGAAGTCCTCGTCCGACCACTGCATCGGGACAGAGCTGGACTGGTACCTCTTGAGCTGCTGGAGGAGCAGCGGATTCTGTGAGCGCGTGGCGATGTACTGCGCGTACGCCCGCGCGAACATCTCGTACCGCTTGAGGAGGTAGGTCCGCAACGGCGCGGGAACGACGGGGGATGGCTTGTTCAAGGTCTGGATGGCCTGAGAGTCGTCCATCGCCTTCATCACCGCGTGGTACTCAGGCATCTTCGAGTGCTTGCTCCCCGAGTGTTGAGGAGTACCCGTGGCGTTGTAGTCCAGGTAGTGCCCGAACTCGTGCACGAAGGTGAGCTCCGGGCTCTTGTTGGACGGGGACTTCGACACCACAATCTCGTTGGGGATGTTCCCCGCGTAGCTTAGGTATGCCCCTGAAACTTTTTTGAGATCCACGGACGACCGTACGGGGATGTTGGGGAGCGCTTTGGGGGGGAGCCCGAGGCCGTGCACCGACGCAATGATCTTGAACGCATCCTTGATCGCCTGCGCATGAACGTGCTCCGGCCCGTCCTTCACCGTCACGGCCTTCGAGGGATCCATCCCCTGCGGCTGGAGCTTCACGGGAGGGGTGGGGACCGGCGGCTGGGTTTCCGGATGGACCGCCGGAACCACCGGGGGCTGGACATGCGCCGGAGGTACCTCGGGGGTGTGCTTCGTGACGGGCACGGTCACGATGCCCCCGCCATCCACAGGATGCGGCTTGCCGTGCTCGCCCCCCAGGACCGCGTTGGCCTTGGGAGTGCCCACCGTGGCGTAGTATTTCCAGTTCTTGCCCCCGGCGCCCACGGTGTCCGCGATCTTGACGTAAATGTGCTTCCCGTAGGTCTTGTAGGTGCCCACAGGCAGCGCGTCCGTCTCCCCCTCCTGGAGGGGCACGATGAGGGTGTCCAGGGCAACCCACTCGCCGCAGAGGGAAAAGATCCGTTCACCGAGGGAGGACATGCGGGGCATCCTTGGAGAAGTGGTCTGCGACATGGAGAAGCGCGGCCCTCATGGCTAGGTCTACATCCCCAGGCGGCTCCTTGTCCACCACGGCGCGGAGGAACCTGTCGAGCGCGCCCTTGGAGGCTTTGGACAGGGGGATGTAGACATGCTCGCGCCCCCCGAGGGTGAGCACCATGTAGGAGTGCTGGAGCGTGCTGCCGTGATCCTCCTGGAGGCGCTTCACGATGGCCGCCAGCTCGTCGGTGGTCCGGGCCTGCTTCGCCTGCTTGTCGTACTTCGCCAGCGCATCCTCGGGGGTGCCGTGGGACTGGAGGGCCTTCCGGGTCGTCTCCACCATGGCCCGCCATTGGTCGTCCTCCGTCACGGCGAAGAGCTTGCGGACTTCCTGGGCACTCCGTTTGGCCACGAATTCGTGGAGGAGCCGCGCGAGTTTCTCAGGATTGGGCTTCCCCCGGATGTTGTTCAGCCGGAAGGACAGCGCCTTCTGCACGTCCTCGTCCTCGAAGTCCTCTACGGGCAGGATGATCGCGGATACCTCGGGGAGATGCAGGTGCTCCGCAGCCCGCCACCGATACTCCCCCCCAAGGATCCGGTATTCGAGGTGCCCGATGGGCACGAGGATGAGGGCCTCCAGGAACCCTACGGTCTGGATCTCCTCTACCAGCGCCGCGAAGGTCGCCGGAGTCTGCTCGTTGACGTTCCACCCCGTCGGCACACAGGCCGACGTGGGCACCAGCTCCGGCATGAGCACCCGGACAGGACCCCCAGGTCCCAGACCCGCACCCTCCGGGGCATCGGACCGTACGGTCCGGTTTCGAGGACGACCCATGACCCGTAGCCTACTCCGGTTTGGTCAGCTCGGACAGAGCCTCCAGCTTGACCGCCAGGAGATGAAGGGTAGCCGAGACCTCTTCGTCCGAAGAGGCCACCGACTCACACCGCCGCGCCACCGCCGCGAGGCTACGCTGGGCCGACGCCAGCTCGTCCAGGAGCACCACCAACGCTAAAGATTCCACGGGGACCTACTGATTAGGTGAGGGTGAGGGTGAGGGGGTGTACTGCGAGTCGAAGATCACGTTGTCACTGCTCTCCAGCGCAATGATACGCAGCCCCAGCGCGTCCGCGAGAGAGCGTAGGAGGAGCGCGCGGGAATGCTCGGACACCGTGAAGGCGTTGGATGCGAGGAACTGCGTGCAGACGAGGGAGAGGTTGTGGGACGGCACCTCGCTCCCAGAGGCCTCCTGCGCCCGGTCGAGGGCCTGCTGAACCACCTGGAGCTGTCCGGGGTGCAGCATGAAGACCTTGCGCGTGAGCACGTCCGACGGCGACACCTGAATCGCAGGAAGCTCCGCCTCGGGACTTCCTGGGCTCGCGGCTTCGTAGGGCGCGGAGGAACCCGCCCCCTGTGTGGGACTGCTGGCGCTCTGGGCCTTGGTGAGCTGCGCCTTGACGGTGACCTCCAGGTCCGCGAAGGACTTCTTCTCCGCGTAGTCCACCCACTGCGGGAGCGTGTCCTTCGCCGCGACCCGAAGGATCTCCCGAGCCTTGGTCCACCCCACGGCCTCCAGCCGTGGCCGGAGCTCCGGTTGCCCTTCGAGCACGCTCTCCGCCCTGTCCGCGATGAGCCGGAGAGCATTGGCCTTGTGCGGGTTGAGCCCGAGGTCCTGGTACACCCACTCGTTCCAGGACTTGTAGCCCCAGGTCGTGCAAACCAGCGGTTTCGAGGGATCGTCCTCGACGTGCGTGCGGTAGACGATGGATAGGATCATCGCCAAGTCCATGTAGGACTGCTCCAGCACCTTCACCGCGGTACGCGCCCGGGTGCGGATCATCACCCCCCACGCCTTCGTCCCCGGTGCCTTGTCCTTCGCCGTCGTCATTGCCGTATGTTCAGCCACCGTCGGCCTCCTCGAAACAGGGGGTTACAAGGTCGCAACGCTGCGCGAAGGCATCCGTGGCCGCCCCACACACCCGCGCGGGCAACGCGCCGCCATCGAGCCCTTCCCGAAGGATTCGTACTTCCTCCCGCAGCGCCACCACAATCTCGGGGTCGAAATCCACCGTGTGCTCCACCAAAGCGTCCACCCCCTTCCCCGCCTTGTGCCAGTAGAGGATCGTCCCCCACCGCAGCCCCGTCAGGTGCATATAAACGTGTACCTGTAGGACATGCGCATACAGGGGGGCCTCCTCGATCTGAGGCCGGTACCCGACGGACTTGGCCTCGAAGATCCCCAGGTCCTCCCGCCACGGAACCCGGAGGAACCCGTCGGGGTGGCCCTGGAGGCCGTCGCCCTGGAGAAACATCTCCTGGTAGCCGAACTCCCGCGAGCCGCACGGACACTGCCGCGGACGCAGGACGAGCTGGGCGGGATCGAAGTCCCCCATGCACACGCTGGCCGGTCCCCCTACAGAATCACCGCACCCCAGACACCCCCAGCGCCCCACCAGCACCTCCAGCTCCGGGAGGAGTCTGTTCTGGACCGCCCAATGGATCGCGTCCCCGTGGAGGAAAGTCATGCGCGCGTCTGCGGTGTCCTGCCGAAGGAGCGGGAGGCGCCGCCGAGCGCGAAGAACCTCGAACCGCGGGCACAGCGCGTGGATTCCGGAGGCCCGAACACCCTCGGAGCCGATGCCCGTCAGCGGAGCCTGCGTGCTCTCGCGGGTGAACCGGGCGTCTACCAGTGCCTTGAGGGTGTTCACGCCGCCTCCAGAAGAGTGCGCGCCTCCAGGAAAGACAGTCCGAGCCAGCGCCCGTGTTCCGGGTCGGACGCCCGGAAGCTCAAGAAGATGGCGCCGACCTTGGGGGGCTCCGTCTGAAACGCCGCGCGCACAGCCTCGCTGTGCAACGGGATGGAGTGATGGGTGGTCTCGTAGCCGGTGACCTTCAAGGTCTGGAGCTCCCGCCGGAAGAGGACGTAGCGCGCGGGGAGGAACAGCATCTCCAGGTCTGCGTTGGAGAACCGCACAGCCAGCGCCGGGGCCTTGCCTACGCGCAGCGCCGCGATGCGTACGACCTCCAGCCACCGAAGCTGGAGCTGGAGCACGTCCTTCTCCGTGCGCTTGTGCTCGATGAGGGCCTTGGGGTGTACAAGGTCCGCCCCTGCGGTCTGCGCCCCGGCGTAGGGCTTGGAGCCCGAGGCGGGAAGGCGCCGCGCGCCGAGAGCCTGCGCCGCCGCGTTCTCCACCCGCTTTGTCTCGCGGCTGCGACGGCGACGTTCGTCCACGGGGCTACTTGAGAAGCACGGCCAGGAGCGCGTCCCGGACCTGCGCCTTGTAGTCCGCGCTCTCCATGAGCCCCGTCTCGACGTGGCTTCGAGTGGGGAACTCCTTATCCAAAAGGAGGTACCGCATCCCCACCTTCGTCAGGAGTCCGGCGTACTCCGCATCGTCCACCATCGCCGTCTCATCTCCCACGTCCCCGCGCTTCTTCAGCCCGGAGTCCGCGAAGAAAAGCCTGTACTCCCCCTGTGTCCGAGGCGCGGCCACCTTGGACTTCACCACCGTCACGGTGTTGGTGGCGTACACGGGAAACTCCTTCCGGGCCTCCTTGTCCTCCACCATCTCCACCTTGCCCCCCGAAGTACGGATCTCCACCGCGTTCAGATACCCCACCGCGAACCCCCCGGCCTGCACGATGGGCGAGCCCCAGACGACCCCGACTTTGGAGCGCTCCTGTGAGACCGTGAGGAGCGTGGGGCGGCGTCCGGTGAGGTTGCCCTGCGCGTTGAGGGCGGCCACGATGCGCCTGGATGCCTCCGTGAGAAGGCGTGCCTGCGCGCCCGGAGTGGGCTGGTTGACCTCCCGGTCGATCTCCTTCGCAGGCTGGAGGAAGGCGATGGAGTCCAGGACCACGAGGTTGCACGTCCCGCTGCGCAGAAGCGTCTCCACGATCTCCACAGCGTCCTCCCCCGTGGAAGGCTGGGTGTAGAGGAGCCGCTCCACCTGCACCCCGAGGTGCGCGAGCCACCGTAGGTCGGTGGTGCCCTCCACGTCCACGTAGGCCGCCAGGAGGTCGTCAGGCTCCTTGCACGCACAGGGACGGCGTTGGTAGCACCGCGCGCAGAGGCGCTGGGCCTGCGCAACCGTCTTGGCGCACAGGGCGCTCTTGGCACTGGACTTCGGCCCCCAGAAGGAGGTCACGAGACCCACGGGGACACCCCCACCCAACCCCACGTCCAGCGGGTATACGCCCGTGGGGATGACCTGCCGGTTCAGGAGCACACGGTTCTCCGAGGCCACGCCGAAGGCGTGCTCCCCAAAGCGCTTGCGGAGCGCCTTCCCGATGCTTCCCTGAAGGAGCCCCTGGAGCTTGTCCTCGGCCATGGGCTCCGGCGGCGCCCCCTTCTTGGCCTTCGGCGTCGGCTCGCTCAAAACGGTGCCTCGTTGAGGTTGGGCTTGGGCTTGGTGTTCGGCTGGGTGTGCCCGTGGAGCGCGCCCAGGTGTGCCTGCACGAACGCCTGCGCCTGCTTGTAGGCCGCCTCGATGGCGATGGACGTGGGCGCACAGGGCAGGGTGACGTGCACCGTCACCCTGAGCGACTCGAAGTTTCCGAGGTTCCGGGTGAAACCCTCCTCGTACCCCACATGCGCGCAGGGGAGGTCCGTGGGCTCTACGGGAATGGGGAGGTCCGCGGCCTCCACGGTCTTGCTCCCGCTGGAGGACTTCTCCGTCGTGATGTTCGCGCTCGCCTTGGCTGTTTGCATCGCTTCCTCGGGGAGAAGTATTGGACCGTACGGTCCAACTGTTAGCCCTTACGAAAGGCTACAGCGCGATGGTGGCGGAGTCCGCGACGGTCACCCCGTCGTACTTCGCCCAAGCTGCGCGGACCTCCTCGTGGAAGGCGCGCTGATTCGCCTCGGAGTGCAGGGTACCCACCCGCTGAATCGCAGCGCGGGCTGCCTCGATCATGTCGAGGGTGTACAGGCGGTGCCGCTTGGAGGTGGGCTTGAACGGCGTCTCGGGGAGGACCCCGGAGCGCTCCATCTGCGACACCGTGGAGATGTTCCGCTCCAACGCGAGGGCCATCGCCCCCACCCGAAGGAGGTAGAGCCGCTGGCGCGTCCCGTCGGGGAAGAGCACGTCGCGCGCGAGGACCGGCACGTCCCGCACCCGCGGCACCGCCCGGTCCAGGTGGATCCGCCCCTTGGCCTGGAGAAGCCCCAGGATCGTCTCCATGTGCTCCACGGTGTACACCCGCTCCCCGGTCGTGCCCCAGAAGGACGGGCCTGGGATCACCCCCCGCTCCTCCCAGCCCCGGAGTGCCTGGAGGGACACCCCCGCCACGAAGGCCAGAGCCGAAATGGGGTAGCCGTAGACCGTCGTCCGACGCTCCACGCCCCCCTCCGTGATGAGCACCTCCACCGCCACAGGATCGTGGTCCCGGCGCAGGAGGTAGTCATTGACCTTCACCGCATCCCTCACCACCTGCTGCGCGGCGAGCTTCTCCTCCTTCATCCGGTTGCGCGCGTCCCGGTTGATCTTGAGAATGTGCGCCCGGTAGGCCGGATCGGTCCAATATCGCTGTGTACGCCGGACGTTACGGTTCTCACCCCCCTCGCCTGCGTTCCACGCCGCATACCGAGTGGACTGCTGTGCTGGATCTGCCATGCCCAGAGCATAGCAACGTTCGGGCGATGGGTCAAGCCCCCGGAGGCGCCTGCAACCACCCCAGGTCCAGGTAGAACCTGTCCCGGTACTCCCCCATCGCCCGAAGCCGCGGAACCCCGTCGTCCCGCACGTCCACCACCACAGGCTCCTTCTTCCCCGGATGAAGCCGGAGGATGCGCCCCACCGCCTGTTCCGGGTCCGAGAAGGGCGTAGCCATCACCAGCACGTCCAGCTCGGGGATGTCCAGCCCCTCCAGCACAAGCTGAAGCGTCGCCGCGACCACCTGAGCCTGCGCCGCCGCCTTCAGCTCCGCGGGCTTCCTCCCCCCGACGAAGTGCCCTACGGTGAAGGGGTGGGTGGGGAGGCGCTTCCGGAGGCCCTCCGTGAGCACGTCCAGGTGCTCCAGACGCTCAGACACCAGAAGGATTTTTCTCCCCCGCTGGACGGCATCTGCCAGCGTCCGCACGAGGAGATCGTTCCGTGTGGTGTTCTTCGCCAACCAGTTGATGAGGAACGGACGCTTCACCAGCCGCGGGTTGATGTTCTCCGACAGCTTGAACCTGGAGTTCACGAAGTGGAGCTTGGGCTTGAGGTACGATTCCTTGTGGGAGAAGAGAACGTCCCCGAAGGTGTCCTTGAACACCGCCTCCGCGCCATCTGCGCGGCGCATCGTACCGGAGAGCCCCAGGAACCACTCCGCCGGGAATCGTCGAGGGATGGGCCCCCAGGTGGGGGCGCCTACACGGTGACACTCGTCCGCGACAACGAGGCCGAAGGTCTTGTAGAAGTTGTTGCAGTAGGTGCGCTCGCGGAAGGACTGGATCATCCCCACCGCGATGTGCACGCCCTCAAACTCGCACTGCGGCCCCTGCACCCGCCCGACCTTCGCGCCGGGGAGGAACTGCGCGATGCGCTCGGACCACTGGTCCATGAGGAACTGCTTGTGAACCAGCACGAGGGTAGGCACCTTGAGCGCCGCCACGATGGCGCATAGGGTAACCGTGTTGTGCGTGACCGTGAAGTCCCCGAGAAGAAACCGCCCATCCCCGTCCAGAGTAAAGCCCGCGTACGCCCCCACCCCCAACGCCTCCACTCGGAATCCGCATCGCGTCACGCACTTGCGGTGCTTCGCCCCCCTCGGGGTCTTCCGCGGAATGCGCAGAGGCAGTTGCGTCAGCTCCCCCGACACATGAACCCGCCAGTACGTCTGGCCCTTTACGATCTTGCTCCCGATGGTGGCCAGCAACCCCAACGAGCGCGCGAGGAACGCAATCCCATCCGCGTACGCCCGCCGCTTCTGAATGATCTCGAATACGTCAGCGCTGGCCGCGTAGTAGCCGTCCGAGTCCAGCAACCCGGCCAAGAACGCAGCCCTGTCCTCTCTGGCTGCCGTCAGATACGAAAACGGGAGATGCTCCGCGCGTCCCACCACGTCGCGCAGCGTCGTCAGCAGAGGATTGCCCCCCGCCCCCCGCCCCGCGGGTCGCGCCAGATGATACGTCGGACACCCCCCCGTCCCGAAGTCCGTGCGCACCCGCACCCCGAACGCCTCTGCCACGGCCTCACAAGCCCTCTGGATCTCAATGTCTGGCTTACTCACCGCCACCTCGGTGAGCACCCCGGACTCGCTCAAGGTCTTGTCGCCGTCTCCGAACCACACGCCGAGGAAATACGGGTCCAGCGGGAGAGGCACCGACGGAGGCGAGAACGCCACCCCCCGCGGCGGCGTGAACTGCTTGTACCTGGACTTCTTCCACGCCCCCCACCGCAGCCATTCCTGGAGCGAAACATCCACCACGGCATCCGTCTCCGTGTGCACGAGCGTCAGGATGTGGGCGTCGTTGCAGACCCAGGACGCACCCTTCACCGGAACAATCCGGTAAAGAGGACCCACCCCCCGCGTCGTGCTCAACACTCGCCGGGGGGTGCTGTCTGACCCCAAGAGGACATCCCCCGCCCGCACGTCCTCCACCCGCACCGTACGCCCGTCATGTAACAGAACCGGGGTACCTAGCCCCAGACACTTACCAAATGCCGGGGCGGCCTCCAGAAGCCCCCCGAGGAAGTTGGGGTCCTGTGTCTTTTCCAGAACGACCTTCAGAGCCTCCGCCTGCTTTGGGTAGAGCTCTCCCTGGAACGTGAGGGGCGAGGGTAGCGGTGCGCCTCGGGTGGTGGACCGTACGGTCCGATGCCTGTCTGGGACGAAGTGCCGCTGGTAGTACCCGCGGGGTAGCCCGAAAGCATCCTCCCTCTCCATGAACAGCTCGACGGGCGTCGCGTCCTTGTCGTCCTGGAAGTCCTTGGGGATTCTGGGGGTGACCGTGAGTGCCGCGCGCAGCCTCTCCAGTTGGAGGGGCGTGAGGGCCCGCTTGGGGAGCCACGCATGGGTATCCACGGTCACGTCAAACAAAGGGAGCCCCGTGTTGCTTCCGCCGATGCGCCTGGAGTTCAGCTTCCACCCCCTTCCACCACTCAGGGAAGGGTGTCCGTAGACTGTCGGGGTGGGCCCAGACCTCCTGATTGATCTGGACCCGCCCCTCCATGTCCTCGACCCACACCACGAGGCGCCGTGTCTGAAAATCCCAGACGACCTGTAGGATCTTCATGGCGCCCCCAGCCCTCAGAAGGGCGAGTCGTCCTGCGCGCCAGCCGCCGCCCCGGGCTTGGAGGACGAGACGATGCCCCCCTCCTCCGCGTCGGGCCGGTTGCGCCGGAAGAACTGCTTCATCACCTTCGGCTCCATGGGCCGCAGGAGGTTCATGTAGTTGAAGGGCAGGATGCCGTACACCGGCTTGCCGTCCTCCCACGAGGGGTTCCAGAGGTGGGCGAGCACGTCCTTCCCGCGTGGCGACTCCATGGCGTCGCGCCAGTAGGCGGCGAGCTTCTTCCCCCGGAGGGTGGCCCAGGCAAACAGCGCCGCGACCTTCTCCGGGGGGCACGGCGCGAGGTACTCGAAGGTCTCGCCGCACTGCGCCTCGCTCTTGTCGTCCCTGGACACCCGGAGCTTGGCATAGGCGAAGCCCCCGTGGGTCGCCTTGATCCGCGCCAGCTTCTTCACGACCGCGGAGGTCGCAGGGAAAAGCTTGAGCTCCCCGCGCCCCTTCGTCTCCCCGCCCCTGGCGATGTAGCCCGTGGCGTCGATCACCGTGTACAGCCCCGTCCACCGAGGATCCCGCTTGAGCACCCGGCAGCACTCCCCGCCGTCGTCCGGGTAGGCGTCCGCGTTGCAGGTGAGGTGGTTGTTCCAGTTGTCGTCCCGCTTGAAGTTGTGCTCCCGGATGCCGATGCACTCGTCATCCACGAAGATCACCTCCTTGGAGGCCCCCACGGGGAGCCAGAAGCGGTCGGGCTTGAGCCGCCGAAGCGTCTCCACCGCGTCCGCGTCCATGATGGACTCCTCACCCCGCGTGTACCACTGCTGCGCTGCGTCTGTCATACATCACCTCAAGGCACATCGTGCCTCGCTCCAGACCGGGACCACCCCCGGCATGTGCGCCCTCAGGCGCGGAGCTTCGTGCGGGACTCGAACCCGCGAGAGACTGTGCCGCGACACAACCCCTGCTCCCTGTGAGCGCCGAAGCCACCCTCCCCGCTAGAGTACCCCCTTCTCCGCGAGGAGATAGAGCGCGTAGGCGATCTTCGCCCGCTGCGCCTTCCTCGCGTCCGTGTAGGCCCCCTTGAGGTCCTTGGCGATCTCCAGTGCCCCCTGGAGCTTCATGTCGCTCTCCTGCGACTTGTCCGTCTCCACCAAGGCTGTCTCCGCCTCGATCACCACGTCCCGGAGAGACGCCGCCCCCATGGCGTCGGCCTCCTCCGCCCAGCCCGTCGGAAGCTGCTTCTTCAGCCGCGTGAGCTTCTTGTGCTCCATGGCGTCGGCTTACGCCCCCACCGACGGATCCACGGGGAGCTCGAAGGCCGCGGGCGCCGCCCCGTCCCCCTTCTCCATGAGCACGGGCGGAAGCTCCCGCCCCCGGCCCTTGCGGGTGAGCTCCACCCGCTGCACCACCTTCTCCAGCGCATCCTGGCAGTCCCCGCAGAGGTCATCGAAGGACACCTCCGTGACCCCCTTCTCGTTGCGGAAGATGAGCTTGAGCGCCGGGTCCTTCGACACCTGCGAAGGGACCGCGCCCGGGTCCAGCGGCTTGTCCTCCGTGACCTTGGCGCAGCGGTCACAGATGCGGGTGATGCGAGCGAGAATCATGGGTACCCCTGGAGCGGTGCGGAGGGGGTGAAAGTACCCCCGCGCCACCCTCAGAGTATAGCTAACTCCCGCTGATTGGCAACAGGCTGACGCGCTAGAAAATCCCGCAGAAACACTTCACCCTCGGGGGCCTCGCGCAGGAGGCGGGCGCGCTCCTCGTCCGGCAGTTCGTCGGGGTCTTTCCCCTCGGGGGTCTGCGCGATGCGCACGGGCATGACCGGACGTAGCGTCTTGTAGAAGTTATGGGCGATGACCCGCCCGGCATGATCCCCGTCGGGGAAGATGGTGATGGCGGAGAAGAGGCGGCGGAGCTGCCGAAGCTGCCACCACGACAGCCAGGAGCCCATGGCGGCCACACAGGGATACCCGGCCTGCGCGACGGCCATGGCGTCGAAGTGCCCCTCGACCAGCACCCCCTCTCCCGAAGCCCCCGCTGCGTGGTCCTCCCCGAACAGCGCGAAGTCCCGTCGGAAACCCGTGGAGTGCAGGTACTTCGGGGGCTGCCCCCGCTCGCACCGTGGACAACGCTTGCGGTCCTTGCCCCCGAGATGGACCGTGAGGTAGGTCACGTTGCACCGCGGACAGAGGAAGTCGTTCGCGCGGCGCCCTGTGATCGCCAGAAGCCCCCCGTGCTCGTTGCGCACAGGGACGGCAAGACGTTGTGCGCGCGGGTGCCACAGAACCCCGAAGCGGTCCAGAGTCTCGCGGGTGATGTACCGCTTCTTGAACTGGTGCCACTCCATCACGTCCTCCGGGAGGAACCGGAAGTGCCACAGCTCGCTCTCGGGGAGAGGCGGGGGCTGCACCTGGGGGTCCGTCGCCACCGGACCGTACGGTCCGGGCTCGGCCTTGAGTCCGAGGCGCTGCGCACGGAGTTCCTGGTAGACGACCTCGGGCTCCTTCGAAAGGCGGTCCAGCCGCGCCTGAAGCGCCGCGAGCGTCTCCCGGTTGTGCGCCTGGATGAACCGCTGCACTTCCGGATGGCGCGTGTTGCTGTGCCCCTCCACCGCCCAGAGAAGCTCGAAGAGGGAGCCTCCGATGCCGCAGCCAAAGCACCGGAAGCGGGACTCTCTGTCCGGGTCTATGGAGATCCCGAAGGACGGGTTGAGGTCGTGCCCGCCTTTGTGCCGCCACCGCGCCAGGGGACAGGTTCCGTTGACGTAGCGATGCCCGCGCTTGAGCTGCCTGGAGCCGAGGGCCCGCAGGACGAAGGACACCTCGTCGGCGTTCACGGAGGAAGTCTACCCAAAGCTACGGACCGCGGGACTACTTCGTGGTCGCCGTATCCTTCGCTGGAGCCTTCGTGCTCGGCGGGTTGGCCGCGAGGAGCTTCCCGTAGAGGAGATCGAAGCGGTAGGTCTTCACCACCCGGTCGTGGTTGGCGTGCTTGAGGTTGCGCTCCCGCCCCTTCGGAGTGAGGCGCACCTCTTCCAGAGGCCCCGTGAGAGACCCGGGCGTGAGATACCCGTACTTCACCAGCTGCGCCCGCGCGATGTCGATGGCGCTCTGAAGCCGGTGGACGCCCTTGTGGTCCAGGTCCGCGTCGGACTCGTGGATCGCCAGCGCCATGTGCTTGAGGAGGGCAGGGATCACCCTCGAAGACTACCGCGGTTGACACTGCCTGAGCAACGCCGGAGACTGCGGAAATGAACACCTCCTATCCCATGCGCCCTGAACCCCGTCCGGGCTTCTACGTCCAGGTATGGCTCGGCGCCATCCGTGGCTCCGAACCCCAACGGGAGAAGCAACTCCTGGAATTCACCCGACGGGCGCGCAACATCGGCGTGGACGGCATCATCCTGCACGCCTTCCCCCGTGGACTGGCGCGGACCTGGGACAAGTGGAGCGCCCTCGTGGCAAGCGAGGGCCTCCCCGCCCTGGCCTCCTGGGGCCTCGATGGGAAGAAGGACGATGACGGCACCCCCCTCACCGCGAAGGAGAAGGGCGAACTCTGCGGGAGCGTCGCCGCGGAGGAGAACTGCCTCGGGTCGTACCTCGACGCCGAGGGACAGTGGGACACTGACCAAGGCGAGGATGACGACATGGACGAGCGGGGGGCGGTGGTCTTCGGGCACGCCTTCCGCAAGGAGGCGCCGTTGGCGTGGGTGGGGGACCAATGCTGGTTCGCCATCGACTCCCACGGAGGGCTACGGCGCAGCGCCTTGCCCCTGGAGGCGGGCAGGGTGTTCCGGGGCTTCCCGGTGGACGAGTTCGCCGCCTCGGTGGTGAACGGCGACCGGGCGCGGCAGGCGTACTGGGCAAACTTCTTCCGGCAGTGGGGCAAGGACGCCTACGAGCGGATCATCGCCTGGATGGAGCGGGACTGGGCTCGGATCCGTCCGACGATGCTGGCTGCGGGCCTCGCACGCACCGAGGCCGTGTCCGTCCAGGGCTACGCGCACCCGGACACCGTGGACTTCGTGGACTGCCTGCTCGACTGGGGCGTCAACCGCCAGACCCGGGTGGTCATCTGGAGCGAGCCCTTCCCCTCCGAGATGGTCCTCGCCGCCATCGCCATTGCCCACCAACTGCGCCATCGGGGCTTCGCCCGCGCCGGGGTGGACCCCAAGACGGCCATCCGGGCCTTCCAGCGGGATGCGGGGATCACCGTGGACGGCTTCGCCTTCCGACAGGTCGCCCAGGCCCTCGGCATCCCCGTCCCCACCTGAACTCAGAGCTGGACCGCACGGTCCAGCTCCTCCTCGGACAGCCCCACCCTGCCAGGGAGGTTGTAGAGCCACTTACCCGGGGGATCGAAACGCAACCGGGAGCCCTGCACGTAGGAAGGCTCCCTCTCGACGGAGAGCCAGTGGCGCTGAAGATCCTCCGCGATACGCCCCGTGGTGTTGGAGCCCGCGAAGATATCCAGCACGCAGTCCCCGGGCTCCGTCAGGAGCTTCACGAAGAACTCAGGGAGTGCTCCTGGAAACCGCGCCGGGTGGGGCTTGAGCCCGACGGCTTTGCAGCGCCGGAGATACTCGGAGGTGGCCTCCGAGTGCGAGAGCGTGAGCATGTTGGAGGGGATCGAGCCACCGAGATCCTGGGCGAACCCCTCCCCTACCACATGCCCCGAAGGGCTGCGCCGAAGACGTCTCCCCGTGGAGATGAGATCGCGCATGGCTTCGGAGTATGGCTGGAGTACGCGGCGGGTGTCGGCCTTTGGCCATGGGGTCTTGGAAAACCAGTAGACAAGCTCCGTAGCGTCCTTGAGGCGGAGCCTTCGCACGGTGACCCACTCCGCGGGCATGGGGAGCTTCGTCGGGGAGTACCAGAAACACTCCTGCGCGAGGTGCCACCCCCACTCCCTGCACATCCTCAAGGGTAACTCCAGGTGTACGAGCGAGCGCGTCGGCGTACCCCGCTGATACGCCCCGCCGATGTTCACCACGAAACTTCCCGTGGACCTGAGCACCCGCTGAACCCCGCGCGCAAAGGGCTCGAACCACCGGAGGTACTTGCTGGAAGATTCGTTGCCGTACGCCTTCTGCGTGAGAAGCGCGTAGGGAGGGGAAGTGAACACGAGGTCCACGCTATCCGGAGGGAGCTGAGAGAGGAGCCAGCGCGCGTCCGCGCAGAACGCCCGCCCCCACGCCGTCTCGTAGGCGGCTGGAACCTGGACCGACGGCAGCACGAGGTCAGGCGCTCGGGTCGTTCCGACGATAGCGGCCCTTGCCGTAGACCGAGATCTGCTTGGACTCCACGAGGCGGGAGAGAATCACGGCTACGCGCGGGAGCGCCTCGGAGAGGAGCTTCAGCTTCTCCGTGAGGGTCACCACCGTGTAGCCCATCCCCGTGTCGTCCCCGTTCAGGGCTTGAAGGATCTGCGCCGTAAGCTCGGGCTCAGGGCCTACGACAGCGGCGGGGGGTAGTCTCGGGCGCTTCGTCTTCGAGGGTGTCTTGCTCATGGAAACCTGTTCTTCTGCGTATGGAGGAGGACTCAGAAAACCCTGGAGTGCGGAAGCCCGTAGAAGGGGTCGTTCGGGTCCTCGTCTACGGGCTGCGGGCGATAGGGCTTGTGCTCCGTGGAAGGCTCCGGGAGGGCTGGGTCGTTGAGCACCCCGATCTCCTGCCCCGGAGTATAGGTCACCCCCGCGCCAGGACGCTCGGAAAAGTCCATGCGGTCGAAGTCCCAGTTCAACTGGATCGCGGGGATGAGCTCCCCCTCCCGGATCTTGAGCGCCTTCAGGGTGAGGCGCCCGTCCGTCACGTCGTCCTCCGTGCGGTAGAGCGCGAACACCGCGTCCGCGTTCCACCCGGCGCGGTCCGTGAGCCCGATGTTCTCTACCAGCGCTTCCTTGGCGCCCTGCCTGTTGAACTGCGTGGTGGTGATGACGGGCTTCTGGACGCGCTGCGCCATGGTCTTCAGGAAGTCGAAGACCCGGGCGGCGCTCTCCGTGGCGGTGTTCCCCTGCATCGCCAGAAGGTAAGCGCCGTCCACGAGGACAAGCTCAGGCTCGTACTGCTCCACCTGGGCCTGGAGGATTTCCGGATTGGCCGAGAAGCCCCCGCCGGAGATGTACAGGTCGGGGAGGCGCTTGAGCGCGTCCAGCGCAGGGAGTTTGCGGAAGAACACCTCCGCGGCCTCGGGGAGCTGCCCCCGGCGGAAGTCCCCGAAAGGAAAGCGGCACGCGGAGGCGATCATGCGCCGGGCGATGGCCAGGGCCCCCATCTCCATCGTGGCGAAGAGCACCTTGTGCCCCTTGAGCCACGCATGGATCGCCATGACCACCGCCGCCTGCGTCTTCCCGGCCCCCAGCCGGGCCACGAAGGTCACGAGGTCCGCGGGCCACCACCCGAGGGTGGCCTTCGTCACCGTAGGCCACGGAGACGGAATCCCGCAGAGCCCCGCCTTCACCTTGTCGTAGTGGGTGAGGAGGTCTGGGAGCATCCCCATGAGCGTCGTGACGGAGGCGCTGGCCTCGCGCCTGCGCGCATCCCGCTGAAGCTGCGAAAGAACCTCCAGCGCCTTGTAGGGATTCTGCGCCTCCAGGTGCCGGAGCACCTGCCGCACACCCTCCGTGATGTGCTGCGCCATCTCGCGCTTGTAGATCTCGTCCAGGAAGAACTCCGCCGTCCCCTTGGGGGTCTCCGCCTGGAACCGAAAACGCTCTGCGAGGATTGCGAGCGTCGGGAACGCCCTGTACTCATCCGCGTAGCTGCGCACGAACACGAATATCTCTCGAAGATCGGGCCGAAGCAGCGAGGGATCGAAACCCTTGCGGAGAACCGCGTTGAGCGCCGTGGTCCCGCCCTGAAGCACCGCGTGGAGAAAATGCCGCTCCAGATCCGAGGCGGGCTCCGGCTCTGTGAAGCTCGGCGCCTCAGACTCCGGGTCCTCCGCCTGCGGCTCTTCCTCTGACTGCTCGAAGGAGAACGGCTCCGCCCCCGCTTCGGGAATGTCTGCGAACGGATCCTCGGAGGAGAGAGGCGCGGGCGGGGGTGTGTTTGAGGGTGTCACGGTGGCTAGAAGTAGAGCTTCGGGGTCTGCGCGCTCCACGCCGCCACGAAGGAGGGGAGGTTGAGCGTGGTCATTAGGGTGATGAGAAGATTGGCCTCCCGCTCCCGTACGAGGGCCTCCCAGCGCGCCTCCCCGAAGAACTTGTCAAGACCTTCGGCGTAGCTGTAGTTGTCGATGAGGAGCGCGGGGACCGTGCGCACCCGGGTCAGGAGGATCGGGAACCGCTCCCGGTCCTTGGAGCCGTCCGTGATCTCCGACGCGGAGAGGAAAAGCGCAGGGATGAGGTGCGCGCGAAGGTGTTTGAGCACCACCGTGGCGGCGCTTGTCTTGCCCGCGCCCCCGAAGAAAAGCATCCCCGTGCCTCCGGCACACACGGTGGGAACGTCGTTCATGTAATGCGCCACGCCCCGCCGAACATGAGAGGGTACGAGGTTCAGGTCCGACGCCCAGAAGCGCCGGGGGATCCGCATGGCGAGGAAGTCCGCGTCCGTGAGCGTCCGCGTCCGAATGTACGCCGTCTTGTCCACCGTATAGCGGTCCAGACAGTCCGCGGGTGTTCTGATTTCCTCCAGCACCGCCATGGTCCTAGCCTACGTACCCCTTCCGTGACCGCAAACAGTCACCGATGCAGCCCTCACTCACTCGCCCACGGATCCCCGGAGACGGGCTCCGGGAGGGCTACGGAGGTGCTCTCCGGGAGCGCTTCTGAGGGCGCGGGGAGAGGCAGCTCCGGGACGGGGGTGTCCCCGACGAAGCGCGGCGCGTGCCAGGGCCCGAACGCCTCCTTGGGCGCAGAAGACCTCTTGGAGGTCCCACCGGGGAGGAACCCGTTGAGCTTCACCCGGGCGGCGTCCAGGATCGGGCCGCGCTTGTCCGCGGGAATCACCTGCACGTCCTGGGTGATGCCGTGGTAGGCGAGGTGGACCTCCGCCTGCGCGTGCGCGAGACCCATCTCCGCGGGGATGGGCTTACCTGAAGCGCGGAGGGTATCCATCGCGCGACAGATCTTCAGGGCCCCGAGCACCTGCACCGCGGTCGGGCAAATGTCCGCGTGGCAGGCGAAGAACAGCTTGAGGGGCGGATGCCCCACAGCCTTGAACCGGGGCCGGTAGAACGTGTCCCACAAGCGCACGAAGAACCGCACCCCCGCGCTCACGACGGAGGTCGCCTTGGCGCCGCCCCCGTAGGCCGCGAAGATCCCCTTGAGCTGGGCGTGCTCCTTCGCACCCCAGAGCGGCAGAAGGAGCGTCGGGTCCAGAGCCTCCATCGCCGTACGCCACGCCGTCTCCACCTGCTGATACCACGCGAGCGCCGCAGGATCCCGCGGCGCGGACATGGATCGCCGCGCCCCCTTCCGCGCCCCAGCCTTCCCAGCCCCCCGGGAGGGAGAACGCTCCGGCGTCACACACGCCGTGGATGCGCGCTTCGCGGCGAGTGTCTTGCGCAACCCGGCCAGCTTGGCGTCGAGCGCCTTCGGCGTGTCCTGCGCTGCGGGGGGCACCACCCGAAGGGAAGGTCGGACCGTACGGTCCAACTTCGAGGACGCCTCGGAAGCGCCAGACACCTCGCAGTCCTCCGGCGGACCCTCATCTTCCTCGGACACCTTCCGGAGCCCCGCGGGCCCAGGCAAACCCCCCTCCCCGAAGGTCGCCTCATCCCCCACCTCGTCCACTCCCAGAAGATCCTCCAGGGACGCATCTCCCCCGGCGCCAAGAAACACCCCCTTGCGGGCGCCCGAGGACCCCGGGACGGGAGAGAGGGCGGGAGCCCCCCCTTCCCGCGACTCTACCCCCCGCCGCGGTCCGGCGACGCCCCCCTCCGTGTTCTTCCCCCCGGGCACCACCCGAAGGGGCCCCTGGGTGATGCGCGCCAGCCGACGTAGAAGGGCGGGGTCTGTCGGATCGGTCATGGAGTCCTCCGTGGGGATGGGGGTGGGGGGTAGGGGGGTAGGGGGGTAGGGGGCACGTCCCGGGGCCGAAGGCGCCGGGACTGTCTCTGCGCCGCAGGTCATAGGATCGGTCTCGGGCTCCTCTTGGGTAGGCTCCTCCAGGAAATCCCAGGAGGTGTCCTTCTCCCCGACCGGGTTACCTCCCGGGGCGACGGCCACGGTGCCATCCTGGGTGCTCAGTGGAACCGCGGCGCTCCCCACGGTCACGGTACCGACGCAAGGTGCCCCCGAGGGGGCCACACCGAGCACGTTCCTCACACCAAGTGGCGCCCCTTGAGCTGCCTGGGGAAGCGAAGCCTGAGAAGCAGCGTCGCCAGGAGGTGTCCCTGGAGTCGAAGTCGGTACCCTGAAGGTTACTGAGGACGAAGACTCCGAAGGAGTCGAGGACTCAGTAACCTGAAAGGGTACTGACTGAGACGTAAGGGATACCTCCTCTCCCTTATCTCTTAGCGTTCCACTCCCTTCTCTCTTCTGGCGCGGCCCTGGGGTGTCCGAACCGCCCGCTGCGGCGCTGCCCCCCGAGGGGACCCCTCCCCCCCTCCCCACCCCTCCCGAACCCCCTGGGGGGTGGAGGTACCAGGGACCCCGGGGAGCCCTCGCCACGAGGGCCGCTACGTCCGGGCAGTCCCTCCCTGCGTAGGGGAGCGCCCGTGGCGGCGGTGGGGGAGACACTGTAGGTGTCTGTGCGGGGGTGTCGGGTTTCGGAGGCCCCGCGGTACGCGGCGGGAGGGGGTTGCCGTCCGGGTCCACGTCGTCCGGGTCCCCGACCTCGGGGGCATCGTCGTAGGGGACGAGGACGGCTTTCGGATCTCCGTCGGCCACGCGGCGCAGGAGGGTCTTGTAGAAGGTGGTGCTCTCGATGAGCCGCCGGGCGGCGGCCTTGTCATGGTCCGCGATGCGCTTGTCCATGAAGGTGTCCAGGAAGAGCTGCTCCTTCCCCTGGGCGTCCAGGTACCCGAGGATGTAGATGTGGTTGCGCCACTTGTCCGCGATCCGGGTGATGACCCCGAGGTCCAGGAGCACCTTCAAGCTCCGCCGAACCTGGGAGGACCCCACGTCCGACATCTCCGCCAGGGTGTCCTGCGTCGCCCGCGCTACCAAAAGCCCTCGCGCCCACCAAAAGGACAGCGCCCCGCGGCGAGCCCTCCAGATGTGGATGAGGAGCGCCTGATAGACGCAGTAGTTCACCGCGCCCCCCAACGCCCCCACTACCCCCGCCCGGATGTTGTCGTGGTACACCTTCGTGAAGTACCCCTTCCTCCGCGGATCCCCCTCCGCCTCCAAAGCCTCGGCTGCACTCACAGCACACCTCCCCTGAAGTCGTGGGAATTCCGCATGGACGCAGCAATACCGCTGTTCCTTGCGCGCGGCTAGTACCGAGACCGACGATTTTCAGGATCCCTCGGGAGTTACCGAGGAATTATTCAGCGGCGGGTGGGCTTCGCCGGACGGAAGCGCGTACAGGAGTCGGCCCCTGATGTGGGGAAGGTGCACGCGGCGTGGGGACCGGCGACTTCGTGGGTACAGGTTCCAGCGCAGCGCTCTGCGATCTGCCCCGGGGGGAGGATGGCGCGGTTGTAGAGGCACCTGTGCTCCGTGGAGAGGAGCGAGACGACGGAAAGCGGACGGTGCCCTTGCGGGGCTGCGCGTTCTCCGAGGTTGCGGGAGACCGCAGGGGGGCGGAAGGCCGTGGGGGTGGGAGGAGGCGGCGGGGGAACATCCCGGTGGCGCACCTCGGTGGGGGGAGGCGCTGCGAGGTGTTGAAGACCGAGGCGCACGAGTTCGGACACGGCCTCGTGGTAGGAGATGCTCCGAGCCTGGGCGAGGTGGAGCGCACCGTCCCGAAGCTCCTTGCGCAAACTCACCGCCGCGGGCCAGGGCTTGTGGGCCGCGTCCTCTTGCGGCGCGGGAGGGGGGGCTTCGGCAGGGGTCATCGTCTCGCTCGCAGGGTTTCTTCGTGCTGACGAAGGTGCGGGGCCAGCACGCCGTATTTGAGATTTCGCAGGTGAGCCTTCACCAGCGCGCACGGCTCATAATGAGCACACTCCGAGCACGCGGACAAGTCGCGCTGGAGCTGGCACGCCTCGACCTTCTTCGCCACAACCAGGGCTTCGTGGAGGGGCGTCCCCGGAGGGTGCCCCTCCAGCTCTACCGCCAGTCGGGTTGTGGCGTCGGCGTTCATGCGCCCGCGGGCGCTCCGGGGACTTCGAGCTTCTCGGCCTCCTGCGCCAGCGCAAGGTCCCTCGCCTTGACAGCCTCGACGCGATTTCGGAGGAGCTCCAGCACGTCCTTGGGGCGCCCCAGGATCTCGGTCACGCAGTCGCCGTGCATCTTCCCCCAACTGGAAGATCCTACGAGCGTCCCCTTCGGGCCGACCACCCCCGTAATGACCTCCGCCGCTTGTGTACCGGGAAGGAGCTTACCACCACACACCACGCACTTTTCCATGCATTCCTCCACGGGAAGCATACGCCCGGGGAACGCAAATGTAAGCCCCGCCTGTCAGAATGGGGGTGCGTCTGGGGGTACGGGCTTCACGGGGACAGGGAGGTTGAGGTGCTGTCGCAGAATGTCCATGTCTGTGAGGAGCTCCCCACGGATGACCTGAATCGTGCGGGCATCCAATCCTGCGAGCATCGCCGGGTGCCACGTCACCCGCGCGGGGATCCCCTCCCACTGAAACCACTGATTCCGTAGGTATCGCAGATCCCGGCGCACCCCGAGGAGCTGAGAAGCCGCGATGCCTCCGAGGAGGAGAATGGCGGCGGGGTGCAGAAGCCGAAGGGCTTGCTCCAGGTGAGGTAGGCACTTGGAGAGCTCCCCGGGGGAGGGCGCTCCGTACCCCTGACAGGCCACGGCATTTCCGATCCAGGTCTGCGCCTCGGGAATCCCCACCTCCTGAAGAACCTCCCGCAGACACAGGGTCTCCCGCTGTCCCAGCGGAGAGGTAGGGCTCTTGCCCACGGGCGCCTCCCCCAGGAGCACCAGAAGAGGCGCCGTCGCGCCGCCCCCGAGGAAGGCCAGCTCGCGAGTCCTGTGCCGCGCACAGAGTACGCAGGACTGGACCGTACGGTCCAACCGCTGAAGCCCCGCCAGGGCATCGCCGTCTCGCAGTACCGATTTGGCCAGGAGCGGGAGCTGGTTGGGATCCCCAGGCTTCTTCGCCTTCACCGAAAACTCAGGGGCGCGGCGGGGAGTAGCCCCGCACGAGGAGGTGCGCGACGTGGGGAACCTCGGAGGCATTCCGGAGCGTCGCCGCGGGGAAGGCATCCCGACCGCACCGCAGACAGCGCGCGGGAGGCGTCGGGCCCAGGTAGAGCCGTCCGCAGCAGAGCGCGGCATGAACCGCAGGACCCCCCTCGAAGGGAACGTAGAGCCCCTCCAACGTGAGCTCCACCTCCCGAAGCGAGGGCGGGGTGCCGCCGAGCGGCGCAATCGGTGGGGGCGATGCCATCCCGCAAAGCCTTGCCTCTGTGCGCCCGAGCGCAAGCCCGAGGGCCCTCGTTCGCACGAAATGCCCTGAATTCAAGGGCTCCGCAGAATTCGTACGGAACCCCCCTTGCCAATCGCAAAGGCGTTGCTATGTTGTTGTTCACGGGGGCAACGAAGCCCCCCGGAAAGGCTCCCATCATGTCCACCGTACGGTCCTGCTCCCACTGTCTGCGGGCCCTCACCGACGCGGCGTCCTTGGACGCGGGCGTCGGCCCGATCTGCCGGGGATTCGAGAACAAGCTGTACGCGAAGGCCCTCGCGGCGGACGCGAGGGCGGCGCGGGACGCCTTCACGGCGGCCCTTCTCCTCGGGGTTGCGCCGGAGACGGCGGAGGTGCTGGAGGCGGTCCACGCGGACGTCCTGGAGACCGTCCTCGGCGGAGGGGAGGAGGACCTCCGCAAGCTGGTGAAGCGGGTGGACTGGGCGCTCTCGTACGCCCACCCCAAGGGTACGCGAACGCTGCTCATCCAGGGCGTGAAGGCCCTGGGATACATCGGGCTCGCGGCGATCCTTGCGCAGTCCGCGGGGACGGGCGCCGCGACGGTGGTGGTGGACGGGACGGTTCTGAGGCTGACAGCGCCTCAGAACAAGGCGGCGTCCTTCGCGTTCAAGAAGATCCCCGGGCGGATCTTCTCCTCCGTCACGAAGCGCTGGACCTTCCCGGTCTGGCAGGTGGCGAAGGTCAAGGCGGTGGTCCAGGAGTTCTATCCGTGCTCCACCGTGGAGTGGGCGACGATTGAGATGGTGGCCGCCATCCTCCAGGCTCCCGTCGCGGAGATCGCGCCTCCCGCGCCTCCCCCGGCGGGCAAGACCTCGGTGACGCGGCACCAGGGCACCCACACGGCGTTCCTTCGGGTGGTGGCGCCGTACAACCCGGCCTTCATCGCCGCGGTGAAGGCGCTCCCGTATCAGGACCGTGCGTGGAACGCCGGGCTCAAGATGTGGGAGGTGCGGGCGAACCAGGAGACGGCGGTGCTCACCCTCATCGCTACCCACTACGGGGAGACGCCCGTGGTGGTGGATGCCGCCGCCGCGGCGGCATGACGGAACAACGTGGAAAGGAGACTCATCATGGACATCTGCACCTGTGGCCGCGAGGCCGATTTCATCACCGTTCTGGGCCCCTGCTGCTGGGCCTGCACCCCGACCCTGGTTGCCGATGTGGAGGCCGTTCGCGCCTTCCGGTCCGTTCGCACGGGGCGGGTGTTCGCCAAGGGCTCCACGATCCCCCTGGCCTTCCTCCTGGACCTGGAGGTGGTGAAGTGAGAACTAACGGAGGGGGAACGTATCCCCTCCAGGATGGCAATGATCCCCACGGACACGGTGGGGGGAGCTCGGAGCCCGGAGGCGACTGGAGATCCAGTAAGGGCAAGTAGCGCGAAACGCCACCTGTGCGGGGGTGGCGGAGGGCAGTCCCGAAAGGGACACTCTTCCCAGGACCGCACGCCTTCGGCCCGGTAGGACACGCGAGAGCGTGAGCCCCGGGCCTGTGGCGGTATGAAGACCACCACATCCCGAACGGAGTTCCTAGCCCGCGACGCGGAGGCCCTCCGCGAACAAACCCTCACTCGAAGCCAGGCAGTCGCAACCTGGAGGTTGGCCCGAGCCTACGGACACCTGTGGGCCGGGGTGGACCTTCCGGAGGAGCGCTATGAGGGAGACATCCGAGTAGGAGACCTTCAGGATCGGTGCCCGCCCTCCGCCCTCGGGGGCATCACGGGCCCGGACGTGGCGCCCGAGACGGGGGAGGTGGCCCACGGCACCGCATCGGGGCGTCTCCGATGGGTAGTGAGTCGAGAGGGGGTATGCACCCTCACGATTCACCGCCCTCCGGCGGACGGGATCGGGCGGGGCCCTGTGTGCCTCGAAGCTACGGTGGACCACGCACGACAGGCGTGGTCCGGCGACGGTGCCGTACGCATCATCGGGGGTGGGGCCCTCGCTCTCCCCCGGCATGTGGTCGCGCTGGAGGAAGCCCTCCGGGCGCTCCTGGGAACGAGGGGGGCGTTGGACGCGGTGCTCGAAGCCCCCGCGTGTCGCGTCCGGGGGGTCGTTCTCGCCCTGGTCTGCGAGGACAGCGGAACTCCCCACCTACGACTGTGGGACGCGGAAACCCCCGCGGGCTCTACGCAGGTGATCCCCCTCCACACGGAGGGGTGCCTCCCCCGGTCCGTCACGGAGGCCATGACCTTCCTCAAAGGGAAGATGTCCCGGTAGTGCGTCCGTCCCCAATCCCGTTCTCGGAAAGGTACTCCCATGTCAGAAATCCTCACCGATGGCGTCCGAACCTATGCATGGCTGACCGTGGAGGGAGCCCGCACCCTCTGCCGGGTGCAGCTCGACCCGGAAAGCACGGCGACCTTCTCCGTGCGCCTCGGGCGCGCGGTGGAGCCCCGACCACGGCTCCAGACAGTGACCCCCACGTCCCGAGCCCCGGCGAGCCTCCAGCCCTACACGGGGGAGCGCCGATGGGCCTTCGAGGTCGCAGTTGCCCACCGAGAGACCGAGGTGTCGCTGTGAGCAAGATCCTCTCCGCCGCCTGCACGGCCTACCTTGCGGAGCGCGCGGCCTACACCCGCGCTGTGGCGCGCTGGCACGCGCTCGGAGTCGCAGTGGGGGCGGAGGTCTGGCTGGCCCCCGGAGAAGCCCCCGTCCCCTCCCCCGAAGTCCGGGCAGAGATGGAAGCGGTGAAGATGGAAGCGGCGAAGACCGCGGAGGCCGCGAACATGGCGCGAGGCGAGCGCTCCCTGCGAGGCCTTGTGGGCTACGCGCGGGAGCTCCACCAGGAAGGCCTCGCACTCCCTGTGAACGGAGAGCGCCCCTGGGCGCCGAAGGAGCGCCTGCTCGGAGCGCCACCAGGACTCCGGGTGGCCCTTCGGCTGGCGGAGGTTCTTCCTTGGGAAGGAAGTCGTCAGGACGCGGTGCTGGTGTCAGCCTGCCTCGTGCAGCGCGCGGAGGCCGCGCTCATGCACGCGGAGACCACCCCCGCAGACGTGTTGGAGGCGGAGGGTGTCGCGTTGGATGCCTACACGGCGCTCTACGCCCTCTGGTCCAAGTAATCCCAGGTCTCCGAGTCGAACGAAACGGCGATGGGCCCATCGCCTACACCACTGTCCCTGGGTGGACAACCTCCCCGGCCTTCTACCGGCTCCGTCAGCTTTTCAGGGCCTTCGGCGGTTCTACCCAGAGGTGGCCACCTCTGAGCTTCCCCGTGGTTGTGAGGGTTGCTCCCCGTGCCGAGTACGCGCGCAAAGCAACGGCCCTCACCGTGCCGCTTGAACTACCCCCGCGCCGCGAGCGGAGCAACGGGGCCGTAGGGGCATCACCCCCTACGGGAGGGGCCGACCGGGCCCCGTATCAGGGTAGGGCGCCCCGGCGAGGACGCTACAGAATTCTGTCTCGACGGACCAGGAGGACCGTCCCCACGATCACGCGGCCTGCGAGCACGCTCGCGCCGGGGTTGAGTTTGGAGTCCTTCTTGAGTCTCCCTTCCTCGTCCACGACAAGGAGGACCTCCTTGTTGCGGACGGGCACCAGCTCGATGTAGCCCCCGACGAAGCCCTGAAGCTCCTCCAGGGTGTAGTCCGTGCCGTTCGCCGGACGGACCTCCCGCACCTCCCCTTCGGGGGTGATGAGCCTGTCCGGAGAGATCTCTGGCTTGGAGGTCATAGTGCGGGCTCCCCCCCACCACGCATCGGGCTCCGCAGACACGAAGGACAACCTCGGGTCCGTGTGCAGCGCAGCGCCCATGGGGATGTGACGGAGGAAGCGCTCCCCGTCCGCGTCGAGCGCGTGGAGGCGGTCCCTGAGCGCGGCGCCCTCGTGTCGCAGGGAGAGCACCCACTGTACGCAGGCCAGATCGTCCCGATGATGAAGGGTGTTCAGGATCTCCTCCGTGGAAATTGAAGTCTCGAAGCGGAGAAGCTCCTCCGTAAGGAGCCCCGCATCTCGCACGGCGATGGCCTCGATGGCCGCCGCGAGCTCCCTCGGGATTTGCTTGACCACCCGGCGTGCCCGCTCCACGGGCGTAATGCCCCCAGACAGGACAAGACGCCGCTCCGTGGGCGTCGTGGGCGCCCACAACCGCAGGATCGCCCCCAGCGCGACAAACCTGTCCAAGGGGAGCGGGGACGCCGCCCGCTCCATCACGAGCGAGAACAGCCAGGGCGCGCAGCCTACGCACTCCTGGCCGCCAAACAGCCCCGGCACGTCCAACGTCAGGAGCCCGGAGCTCCAAGGAGAGGACGAAACCGGACGAACGGAGGGGCTGTTCCGCCGCACCTCGCACACCACCCAGCCGTCCACCTCCATGAAGGCGAGGAACTCGCGGGTGTCGCTGACGACATGCCGCGCGTGGCTGTACCCGGGTCCGTCGGGCAGCTCCCGGGTAGCTCCGCGGAACACCCCGAGGGTGTCCTCCGTCTGAAGCTCCAGGGCGGCGAGAAGAGGCTGGGGGAGGGTGTGTGCCATGGGAGGGAGTGCCCCCGAGAAGAAGCGCCCTGGGTTGGTCTTGTTGACGAAGTAACCCGGGGCCGTACTGCGGGGGCAAGGGGAGTATGGGGACTCGGAGAGGCGCTGCAATCAAGAAGCTACGCCGTGCGTAGCTTCTCTTCCAGGCACTCCAGGGCAGAGACGAGGCGCTCGGAGTCGGACTCGAAGGCGTAGACCACGGGCCCCGTGTACTCCCAGAGGGCCTCGCGGAGGAGCTCCCACTCGGTCGAGGAGGCGTACCCGAGGAGGAGCACGGCCCGGAGCCTCCCCCGGCGCAGCGTGTTCAGGAGGTCCGGGAGCGCGACATAGAACGTGGCCTTCAGGTCCAGGGCGGTCAGCGCATCCCAGACGTACCCGGAGATGGGCGCGCCCCAGAGTCCGAAGCTCGCTGGGGTGGGGCACGCCGCACGGAGGAGGGGGAAGCTCTTGTCCGTGTAGCCCTTGAGGTTTCCGGAGAGCAGCGGAGCCCCCAACCCCTGACGGCCCCCCACGGCGAGGTGCCGTAGTTCTCGGATGGTTCTGGCCTGGGCGATGAGGGCCCGCCAGGGGGCGTCGTCCTCGCGGGAGATGCCCTGGATGTACCCGAGGGAGGGCCGCGCCTCGACCTGCTTTGCCAGGAGCCGGATGGTCTTGCGGACATCTTCGGGAGGGAGGCCCTGCGCCACGAGGAGGCGGGCCCTGGCGGCAAACTCCGTCAGCCACGCGGCGTACGCCTCCCGGTCCTCCGGCGGGGCAGCGGCCACCGCGCGGACCTCCGCGTACAGCACCTCCGCCCCCTCCCTCAGTAGGACCGTACGGTCCAGCCCCTCGGCGGACTCCTCGGGCTCGCCTGTCGC